ATCAGCAGCGGCTTTGGCATCAGCAGCGGCTTTGGCATCAGCAGCGGCTTTGGCATCAGCAGCGGCTTTGGCATCAGCAGCGGCTTTGGCATCAGCAGCGGCTTTGGCATCAGCTGCAGCCTTTGCCTTTGCAGCATCAGCAGCGGCTTTAGCATCAGCAGCAGCCTTTGCCTTTGCAGCATCAGCAGCGACTTTAGCATCAGCTGCAGCCTTTGCCTTTGCAGCATCAGCAGCGACTTTTCCAGGTGCAACTGGTGCAACTGGTGAAACTGGTGTAGTTTTAGGTGCAGGTTTATTAAAAATATATTCTGTTTTATCTGTCTCATAAACATCTAAACTTTCAATGTATGAATTAGCAGCTAGTAAATCAGACAATGTATAACCACTTTTAATTAAATCTTCCATATAATGTTATAGAGAAAAAAAATTTTTTTATTTATTATTATTATTAATTTGTTGTTTGAGAGCTATATATTTAGCTTTATATTTAAGATATTTTTCATAATAATCTTGTTTTCCACCAATATAAACATCATGTGTATCGTTCGTTCTTGTTGATACATCTATATATTGATTTGGATTTTCAAAATAATTATTTAACCATTTCGGTATATCCATTGTTGAAATATTTAATAATAATTCTTTATTTATTCGAATTATATTAACCCAATCAATAGCTTTATATTCAGGAATTAGAATATTATTTATGTTTAATTTTACTGTTTTACAAATATTATTATTTATATGTCCTTTGATTCCTATTCTAAAAGTAGAAAATACTGTTTCATAATTTTTTAAAATATTAGTGGCGGTATGTTTATCTTGATAAGATTTTGTTGTTAAAGCAATATGATTAATATCATCAAATTTAGCTTCATGAATTCTATTGCCATCTTTAGAAGTTTTCTTTAATAAAAAATCTAAATATTCTTTTGCATCAAATTGTTCATTAACATTTATTTTACATTGAGTTTTTGCACTATTAATATTTTCCTTTGTTGGATTATTTATTACATCAGTATAAATTCCATATTCAATATTATCAATTCTTTTTAATAATTGAATAACTGCATTGTTAAAACATGTGTTACCATAATTTAATATTCCATTTTTTTGAATATTAGGTTTATATCTAATATTTTGTTTTTTATATAAAAATATTTGGGGTGTAAATGATGAGTAATTATTCGATTTGTATTTTTCAACAACATCATCATTATAAACATACCATCCATCACCATCATTACTAAAATTAATATAATGACCAGAAGATATTGAACCAGAATGAAGAATAATACTGATAGGAACATAAATCACTGAATTAAATTCAAAATTATTTAGTATATTATTCATGTTAATATTTTTCTTTGTTCTACTATCATAATCAATAATATCAAAAGCAATAATTAAATAATTTGGTTTATTTAAATATTCATAATATGAACAATCAATTATATTATTGGCTTTACCTAAAGGTGCAGGTGCAGGTGTTGGTGCAGGTGCAGGTGTTGGTGCAGGTGCAGGTGCAGGTGCAGGTGCAGATATAGGTGCAGGTGTTGGTGCAGGTGTTGGTGCAGGTGTGGATGCTGGAGCAGGTGTTGGTGCAGGTGTAGGTGCAGGTGTGGATGCTGGAGCAGGTGTTGGTGCAGGTGCAGGTGCAGGTGTGGATGCTGGAGCAGGTGTTGGTGCAGGTGCAGGTGCAGGTGCAGGTGCATGTGTAGGTGTCGCTGCGGGTGTTGCTGCGGGTATTGCCGGAGGTTTTGAACCAGATGATGGCATTGGTATTAATTTTGGTGGTCTAAGTTCAGGATAATCAAAAATATATTCTGTTTTATCGGTTTCATTCACACCTAAACTATCAATATATGACTTAGCAGCTTGTAAATCGGATAAAGTATAACCCATTTTTACTAAATCTTCCATATTGTTTATTAAGAAAAAAATACTATTTTTAGAAATCAATTTGTTTTACTAAAATTATCTCCTCTAACTTTTGCACTATTTGACATTTTTGCGTGCAATTTATTTTTAATCAATGAAACATATTTAGCATCTATTACTTTAATTAAAATATCGGCTTCATCTTTAACTGAATCAATTTCTTCATCAGTTAAACCTGTTTTATCCTGAACCAATTTGTTAATTACACTTATATTTAATGCTTCCTTTTTCATAATACGTAGTCTTTTTTCAATACTTTCTTTCCATTCAGTATTGGCAAATTCTAATAAAACTGAAGGTGAATATTTTTTATTCATACCAGATGTTGTATTCTTACTATTAATATATTTCAATATCAGAATTTGTCTATCAGTTAAAATTTGCATTGTACCTTTTGATTTTGCCCTTTCTTCATCAATTTCATTTTGTATTTGTTCAACTCGAAGATAATCCTCATCAGTTGCTTTAGACCAATCAATCAAAAGACCATCATAAATTTTGGATAATATATCTTTGGTTAATTTACAAGTTGTAAATTTTCTTAAATATCTATCGGTATAAACCTCTGCAAGTTCTGTAAATGTTTTGGCAGGAAAATCTTTTTCTAAATCCTTCTTAATTGTATCAATTAAATCTCCATGGTCTTTAAATATACCATGAGTACCTAATGTTGCTCTTGATATACTTTTCTTATGTTCCTCAGATAAACCTTTCTTATTTGGATTTTTATCCCCTTTCTTTGCTTCAGAAAGTTTTTGTTTTGTTTCTTCGGAAGCTCGATATGGTTCTTTTGGTTTCAATTTTTCTGCTTCTTCTTCGGCTTTTTCATCTTCACGTTTTTTATTTAGAGATACTTCATATAATACTTCTTCCGAAATAATATAATTTCTTTTTTTCAAAATCTTAATTTGATTGTAAATATTTTGAAGTTTTTCAGTTAATTCTTTGGATTGTTTTTGTCTATATTGTGTATTTTTTAAATCTTGAGCTTCTTTAATTAAAATTAACTGGTTCTTTTTAACAATAGTTCTTTTAATCAATGCTTCAAAAATTTCTTTATTTGGGGTAAATCTTAAATCTTTATTTCCTGCATAAAACTTTTCTAATCCATAATTATCTTTTAGATATTTACCAATTCTTTTTAGAATTTCAGGATTATTTGTTTGTGTTATTTCTAAATATGGATATTCAAAATATATTTCACCTTTTTCTTCTACTTTATCTTCTCTATCTTTTTTAATTTCTTCATTAGTTTTTTCATCTATTTCCTTAATTTCTTTTTCTTTTATTTCATTATTAACTTCCTGTCCATTTTCAGAAATTGAGGCTTTACCTTCTTTGCTTCTAAATCCACAACATCCTTCAGCATCAAATATTCCTGCAATATAATCTATATCAATTCTATCATATGGTTTATCATTTATTTTTTGCATTTGAGATTTTACTTTATATTCTTTTATTTTATTAAAAAGATTTTCTCTTTCAGAACTCATTCCAATTTTATTAATATGTTGATAATAATCTATAGCAATTTTAAATTGGGGATATTTTAGAATTGAATTTTGTAATAATTTTTCTACAATTTGTTTTGAATCAAAACTTCCATATTCTAAATTATAATTTTTTCTGTAATTTTCTTTTATTTTTGTTTTTCTTTCATATATATCTTGATAAATATTACCATTATATTTAGATGAAATTGCATATAAAATACGCAAATCCGATTGATTAATTTTTGCATAAATACTATAGCTACCAGATTCTTTTCCACCAGAGTGATAAATGGCAATTGTACCATCTCCATCAAAGAATCCAGCAATATATTTATCTGTTATATTAGAATTTTTTAATTGTTCAAGTTCCTCATTAGTTACAGTATAATCAGTAATTGGTGCAGACATACTTTGTTTCTTTTCCTTTGAACGTAAATATTCAATTTTCCTTTTTTCGCGATATGCTTCTTCACCTATGGTTTCAACCATTTTTTTAAATGATTTAATTTTTCTTAATTGCTCATCACTCTTATAATAATAGAGAGTTGGTTTTTTCATTAATCGTTTTTCAGTTAAAAGGTGATTATATCTTTGTTCTGCCCAACGTTTAACCCAATTATCAAATATTTCTTGAGATGTTTCTTTTTTTTCATTGTAAAATCCAAAATAAATACCTTTTTGTTGGTGTGTTCTTGTGATTGATGTATTCAAATCTAATTGTTTTATCAATTCATTAATTACATGAAGTCCACGATATTTTTCAGCATTAAATCCAAGTTTTTTAAGATATTTTCTACCTTCAGAAACTAACTTAGTGTCTATATGACTAACTGTAAAACCTTTAGTTTTACCAATTAATTTTAGATATTTATTACGGTCGTATTGAATAGATTTACCATATAAACCCATGGTACTAAAACCAATTAATTCACTATTATATTTTTTAGTATAATAATCATGTATTTCTTTGCAAAATGCAATTGTTGCTAAGAGTTTTCCTCCATTAAAATTATAACTAAATGGTGGAATTGATATACAACATCTAATATTCATAATTTTATTAATATTATTATGATAATCTTCTTTTAATTTTTCTTGAAGATGAGAATTAATATCCGCAATACTTAATAATTCAGAACCAAAGGTTAATAGACCCAAATATTTATTTGTGATAGAATCTTTAACTAATATTTTAATTTTTCTACCAACACTTTCTGAATATTTATAACTTGCTATTTTTGTATGAAAATATTTGAATAAATCTTTTTGTTCTTGTGTTTCAACAAATTCTAAACCTATTTTTATTTTTTTTATATCGTCAATATTTCCTGTGAAAAATTTATCTTTGTGAGTCTCATCTAATTGGTCTGCCCAAATTAGATTTTCATTCTTTTGTTTATGAATAAACGTTTTGTCTTCTGGATCAATTTTTAAATACTTGGTTAATTCCTTTGTTAAATAATCCCTAAGTTTATTTAATCGTGACATAGATAATTTATAATATCATTTATTTCTTAAATCAATTTGCATTTGGGCAGAAAAATAATAATACTTTTAATTTTTTTGTGTGACATTTTTTATAAGGTTAAATATAAAATATAGAAAAAACTGAGCAAAGAGTGCGATAAAACACTTTAGTTGCTGTAAGCTATACCTCCCATCCCCGATGTTATGCGTAGGACGTTATAATTGACGGCCCAGATGTAGAGGTTTGCCTCAGTGGTATCAACGTTAACGGTGATCTGGAGGGTTGCATTGTCGATACGGGACATGTTGCAAGTACCAGAAGGCTGGTGTTCGACGGGGTTAAGACCGAATGAGTAGACATTGACACCAGTTACGGGGACACGAGGGAAGTGCTGGTAAGGCTGGACAAGAGAGAAGTAGTTGCCTTCACGGATATCGAAACGGTCATGACCGTTGAGCTGGATGAGGGCAGCGACGAATGGGTTGGGTGCAGGGACACCAGCTGCGGAGACAGGGAGGGACTTGCCGAACCAGTTACCGTAGTAGAGAGTGGAGTTAACACCAGATGTGTAAACTGCTTCACCAACAGTTTCAATTGTGTTGAAACCAGTGTAGTTGTTCCAGAGGTTCTCATCCTCGTAGCAACGGACGTTCCATGCAAGGAACTTGCAAGGATGGTTGAAGTCCATGCGGGCACGGAAGGAAGAGTTAGAGCCAGCAGTAGTTGAGATAGTCTGGGCACCAGTGAACTGGAGCTGATCAATAAGGTATTCGTGGGAGGTCTGTGCGAAACGGCGGCGTTCGTCAGTATCGAGATAGATGTAATCAATCCAGATTGAGCAATCCTGCATGTTAAGGACTGCAACATCACCAGGGAGAACGTTGGCGTTAAGAGTTAAGTCAGATGAAGGACGGAACTCAACGATGAACTTGACTTCGTGGTACTGTAAGGCAATGAGGGGGAGAGCAAGACCTGCATTGCGGTTGAACCAGAAGATGAAGGGAACATAGTAGATACGGCTTGAACCGGCAGCGGCAACAACAGTGCCGTTGGAGGCTTCACCGACCATCTTCTCATAACCATACCACTTCTCCTCGGCCTGGGTGAGCTCGTTCCAGATGTCGAGCCAGTCACCGTAGTGCTTGTCGATCTGCTGACCACCGATCTGGAGCTCAACAGATGAGACCATGAAGTGACCAAAGTGATCAACAGGGAGGATATCGCTACCAGAAGTGGTAGAGACGAAGGAAACGTTGGCGATGAGGTAAGTCTTCCAGATTAAGTCACCGTTACGTGAAACAGTGCAGGTGACACGGTTGCCGAAGTTTGCCTGGCCGTTGAAAGTCTGTTCGATAGACTCAATGGCGAAGTTAGTATGGCGACGATAAATTGTCTTGAAGAAAGTGATCTGAGGAGAACCGGTAAGGTAAACATCCTGAGCACCATAAGCTACTAATTGCATTAATCCACCACCCATATATAATATACGTAGAGAAATTTTTTTTGGAAATAAACTTAAAAATATTAAATTAATTGGCTAAATAAAACCTTTTTATTTTTCAGGCTATTTCATTCAGGCAATGTTAAAACTTGCCTTATATTATTCGCGTCCAAGCAAATTATTTATAAAATCCTCTAAAGAAATATTATCGACAACTTTATCCCTGGGTTTAATAAGCTGATATTCGTTGTGATTCTTTACCTTAATTACCCAACCGTTACGAACAGCATTAATTATCATTAATACTTTAGTCATTTCTTTTTCATCCATAAATTACCTTTTGTTTTTTATTTAAAAAATTAAATTTTTAAATTAATTTCCGCACTGCTATTGTCATTCCACCTAACAATATAATATTTTGTACGATATTATAATATTTCGAATCTTTTATACCCAATAAATATAAAAAGTCGTGCATATATTCATTTTCATCATTTCCACAAATATCATTTGCATGCTGAGTTATTGCACACTTACCTGAATTTGTCTTCCAATGAAGCAGAACAATTAATGGTGTTACAAGATAAATTTTCAAAATTACTGGATTATCACTTATCCAACCAAAATTAATAAACATGTTTATTAAATGATGTATATATAAATTAATATATATCATTTTTGAGCTATATCTCTTCTCAATAATGCAGGTATTTGTTTTGATATCTAAAATAAATGCTATTAATGCAAGGATGATAAATTCATACATACTTAATATAAGGGATAAAATTTATTAAAATTATATGAGCAAAATTAAGAAAAATGAGAATAACATCACTCTGGATTCAAAACATAATGAAATTGTAAAAAATTTTAAGAATGAGAAAAAAAGTTTACCACATAAGAAAGATGAATTAGCCTCAGTTATTTCACGTCTTGATTATTATAAGAATAAAGAAGAACAAACACCTGAAATTTATGAGGAAATTATCGCCCTGGATTTCAGACGTGAGGAACTTGAGGCTGAAATTGCGGAATTAGAAGAAGGCACTAAAGAACGTGACTACTTTCTTCGTACAAATAATATTTTGCTTGATTATTATCAAAAGAATCATCAAATTAAAAATAATTCTGAAGATACAGACTCTGATAATGAGGAAATAGAAATTAAAGATAAAAAAACAGTTGATGACTTTCTAAATATTAAAGGTAGGCATGACCGAGCAACTATATTAAATAATTATTTATCAATTGTTGATCCAAGTATGGTAGCACCACAATATTTAACTTATTATACATGCGATTCTTGTGGTTGTGATTTAGACCTTAATGCAAATGACGGTTATGCAGTATGTGAGTCCTGCGGATACACCATGACTTACCTTTATTCATCGGATAAACCAACTTATAAAGATTCACAACCTGAAATTGCAAGTTATTCATATAAGCGTATTAATCATTTTGTTGAATGGCTAAACCAATTCCAAGCAAAAGAAAGTACAAGTATTCCTGATGAAGTATTTGACCAGATATACGATGAAATTAAGAAACATCGTATTAAGAATCTAAATGAATTAACACATAAAACAATTCGTGAATTCCTTAAGAAATTGAAACTTAATAAATATTATGAACATACGACTTATATTATTAACCGTCTTAATGGTAAAGGTGCGCCATGTATCTCGCGAGATGTCGAAGAAAAATTAAAGAGTATGTTCCGTGAAATTCAGGCACCATTTATGCGCCATTGCCCTGAGAATAGAAAGAATTTCCTCAGTTATTCTTACGTATTACATAAATTTGTTGAATTACTTAGTATTCCAGACTTAAAACAATATTTCCCACTTCTTAAAAGTAGACAAAAACTTATTGAACAAGACAAAATTTGGTGTTTAATTTGCGAGGACCTTGAATGGCAATTTATTCCAAGTATTTAATTTAAGAATAAGATTAATATAATTTATTATGAGTATGGATTTCCTACGTGTTGACCAAAAGATTCCCGGACAAAATTACTGTTGTATGTCTTTCGTTTCTCCTGCAGAAGACACACTTGAAAAAAAGGAAACTTTTTATTTTAATAAGTTCCTCAAGAGTGCTGCTGAAAAATATAAATTAAATTTCAATGAAATTTTCTCTGATTATATGAATTTCAAGCGTAAGTATTCTGAGCGTCTCCAGGAAGATTTTAATAAGTTAATTAATAACAAGACTAATGTACGTGGTATCAAAGTTCGTGGTGTCTTTGATACTGTAGAAGAGGCAAGTGAAATGGCAAAGAGGCTCCGTGAGAATGACAAGCATTTCCATGTGTTTGTTGGACAGGTTGGATATTGGTTACCATTTGACCCTGACCCAGATATGATTAAGGACCAGAAGTATCTTGAGGAGCAATTAAATGATTTAGTTTACAATTACGAAAAGAATCAAGTTTTAGCTCAGCAGTACTTTGAGGACCGTAAGCGTGATATGGTAGAAAAGGCAATGAAGGAAGGACGTCGTATTGACCCTAAGGAAGTTGAGAAGGGTGGTATTGAGGTTATCGACCTTCGTAGTGATGCTGAGCGTTTAGCTGAGATGATGGATAATAACAACATCCATCCATCTGAGATTCGCAACTAAAGAAAATTAGAATTTTCTTAAAAAATTGATTTTTTCCTTTTTTTCTAAATATATAGTATATGAGACTATTCACTGCACTTATAGGTTTAGCAACAATTGTTGGGACAGTATTAGGATTGTCTGGTACCCAGACAACAAAGACACATCAAATCAGTTACAACGTTAATATCCCAGAAAACTTGAACTTTATCCAAGTTGATGACGCTATGATTTCTGGTAGTTCAATTTATACCCCAAATGAAGGTCATCAAATTGGAGATATCATTACTAATGGCAAATTTATTGGACGTGTTGTTGATTTTAAGGATAATTATACAATTGCAAATCAGATTGGTATTCATGAAGTTATTCAGAATGGTACTATTAGTGTTCAACCACTCCGTAGAATCAAATTATTCAGATTAATTGGAGGAACAGCTGAGAAAGATATTCCATTCTGTTATGGGTTTAATACAAAAGATTGCAAGACTCCTTCGGGTGATATCCCATTATTCCAAAATAAGTATTTGGACTTAACTTGTGATAATTGCTTTGTTGGATTTGCAGGCGATGCATTTGCTGAAATCGAAATTGATTGGTTCAAGATTAAGAATGTTGCTGGTGGATTTAAGAATTTAGATTTGGAAGGTGGTCTTGGTGTTAATTTACAAGCAAGTGCAGCCCCAAGCTATGCATTTGATAAAACCTATCCTGTAATTTCTAAATTTACTATTGCATCATTCAATATTGGTCCAGTACCAGTTAATCTTTGGTTAGAATTACCCGTTGAATTAAGTCTTGGTGCTGGTTTAGATGCTGGTGCAGATTTACGTCTTGGTGCAAATCTTGATTTTAATATTGGAAATACATATTTTGAATGGTCCGATGGTTCTGGATTCCAATTCTTTGGTCCGAGTGACAATCTTGATACAAAGCCTTACTTAACACACTCTGAGTCTATTAATGGACAAGCTAATTTTAAGATATTAGGTTCATTGAAACTTCATTTAGATAATGTATTTGAAGTTCAAGCTGACTTTACACCTGAAATTGATGCAACACTTAATGATAAATGTCTTGATGGTACTTATCGTATAAATGTTGATTATCAGGGCTATGTTATGAAAGATACCTTTGGTCCAAAGACAATCTTTGACTCTGGAAATAGGGAGTTAGTACATATTTGTGTCTAAAAATTTTTTTTCTTTTGAGATTTTAATGATTAGTCCTTCAAATGTATTACTTATTTTAGCAATAATTATGATTACAGTAGGATATATGAAAAGTACTATATACAAACAGGAAAAAAATATTGAATATCGTGTAGTTGATAGTTACATTGTTGATGAAAATGCAGGAAAGATATTCCAAAAGATGTTCTTACAGAGTGACCCATGGGTTAATAGATTCAGTGTTGATCAAGCACTCAAAACAGTGAGTTAATTATCTGCATTTTTCTTTTTATTATATTTCCATAATTTTTCAGCACCCATCTTCCAATTATGATATCTTGGATGTTCATCTGGTTCAGCACGATACCAAAAGATTTGGTCTTCTAACTTGCTCGATAAACTTGTATTATCGATAACTAAACATCCTCTGTCAGCAGTACATTGATCCAAAACTTGTTTAAATTCATCATAGGTTAAATTTGCTCTACAAAAATTATCATAAATACGTTTCAAATTTTGTGGAGCTGTTTCTCGTAAAATAAATGTGTAATCTATATTTGCACGAAACGCAGGTGGTAAACCTAAAGGATATTGCATAGTAATAATATAGCAAAGCTTGTAATGACGACCATTAAAGAATATGGTTTTAATTGCTTCATCTGTTTTCCAGGAATCATCTCCAAAACAATCATCCATTAATAAAAATGCATGCGGATCTATTGGTTCCACTTTTTTACCTGTTTTTTTTAAATTGTATTTAATAATTTTTTCTTGAGAATCCAATACTTGTTTTAATAATTGGGGTGTCCACTTGTCAAAAATAAATAAATCTGGATAAAAAAATCCAAAATATTTATTCATTTTTTCAGTTCCAGAAATTATTGTACCTGCTTTAAATTTATCCTGATTATGAAAGAAGAAATCTTTAACTAATGTTGATTTTCCTGCGCGACGTTTTCCAATAAATGCAATTACTGCATCAGGTGGTAATTTTGACATATCGAATCTTTTAATCACAAATTCTTCCTTTTGATTCATATTATAAAAAAAGATTTGAAAAAAATAAAAAAAACCGCAAACAAACTTTAATCAGAACCTTCCATCATTGGCTTAGTATTAAAGGTAATAGAACCACCTAAAATTGAAGTTCCTGAACTTGTTGCTGATTTAGCTATTTCGGCTGCGATTTCATCTACAACACCTCCACCTTCAATAATTGATGTTCCAGATGTCATTAATTCTTCTAATAAAACTTTCTTTGGTTCTACTGATAAATCAAATCCTCCCTTGCTTCCGCCTCCAATCATCTCAGGAGCTGGAACAGTATTGTAATTAACAATACAATATCCAATAATTCCAACTAATACACCTCCGATTATACTCTTAGTCATAATCTTCTTATTACCCTCAGTGTTCTTTCCAGCATACTTGAGTACGATGTATATTAAAACAAATGTAATTAATCCCAATATTAAAGGATTCTTAAAATATTCTTCCATCATATTATAAATAAATAGAAAAATTATTCTGAAACAAACTAAATCTTAATTTTTACCTTCCAAAATGAACTTTTTGACTGGTCCGATTGGTACATCTACTGAAAGATTATCATCTGAATCACTCATTTCAGGCTCAGATGCTTTATCAATATGTTCATCCTTATAATCATTTTCATCTAATTTATCATCATCTAAATCATAAAGTCTTAAAATATTACCACCTTTAATTTTTACATCATCATCGTCGTCATCTGAATCGCTATCTGAATCTTTCTTTTCCTTCTTATCTTTCTTGTCTTCCTTCTCTTCTTTTTCATCCTTTTCTTCCTTGTCGTCCTTGTCGTCCTTGTCGTCCTCTTCGCCCTTTTCGTCCTTTTCATCCTTTTCGTCCTTGTCTTCCTTGTCGTCTTTGTCTTCCTTTTCGTCCTTGTCTTCCTTGTCGTCCTTGTCTTCTTTGTCGTCCTTTTCTTCTTTTTCTTCCTTTACGTCCTTTTCTTCCTTTTCATCCTTTTCTTCCTTTTCATCATTATCTTTCTTATCTTTCTTTTCTTTTTCCTTTTTCTTTTCATCGTCGTCTTTCTTTTCATCGTCGTCTTTCTTTTCATCTTCTTCTTTTTCTTTTTCTTCCTTTTCGTCGTCGTCTTCCTTTTCGTCGTCGTCTTCCTTTTCGTCATCACTCTCAGAACCAGAAGAAGATTCTGAGTCTGAGTCTGATTCTGAGTCTGATTCTGATTCTGATTCTTTTTCGCTTTCAGAATCCATGCTTCTCTTTTCTAAAAGTTCATCTTCACTATCAATATCTAAATCACCACCTACTTCTTTATAATCATCAATCTTTGAATGATAAAGTACATGGTCAATTGCTTCTTTAATTTGTAATGATTTTCTAATACTACGTAAAATAGAAGAATTAATACAAGAATAAACCTCCTTTCTATTATTTACAATTTCAACTGGTTTTAGGCCATCTAAATATAAAAATGGACGTTCATAAATTATTTTAGCTAATTCCATCAAACACAAATGAATAAAACGCGGGGCTGTAGGAATAGACATTTCAAACTTATTATTTGTTTTAACCAAAGAAATCATAATAGATGTATTAGAAATAATAATTATTTTTACTAAATCTCCTAACCAATCCATTTTATAATCTTTACAAAAATCTAAATAAATATTTTGTATTTTCTCCTGGGAATAATTCTTTATGTCCAAGCATTTTTCTTGGAATTTTTCCAAAGATTTCTTTTCATTCTTTACATTTTGATATAAATCATAAAAATACATGTATAAAAATTTAGAAAGACAGTCATTTAATACTTCAGTATATAATTCCTTAGCATCGGATAGATTTTTAAGATTATCCATAATATAAAAAAATAAATTAATTTTAGTAAAATGAACTCAAACTTTGAGTATAAGGGTTACTTCTAAATGCATCTAATACAACTGGGTCATATTGATTTTCATTAATATTACGATATTCTTTTTTATTTCTGGTATAAAGTTCATCTTCTTTGCCTGAGTAAGTTGGATTAAATATTGATGCACGTAAGTTATTATCATGTTTATATGCATTTTGTCTCTTATTGTGTTGTGTCTTTGCAAAATAGATATCAACACCACTATAAACTTTTGCTTTTTCTTGAGTTGGAGTACGTCCTTGTGCAATAATTTCCTTGCGGTCATTTAAGTCAGCATTATAGTATGAATCATATACAACCTGTCCTGCATCATCATTGTTAGGATGATTAATTAATTCTACATCTGACATTGATTCTCTGATGGTAGGACGTGCATCATAAATATTAGTAATATGTCCTTCACCCTTATCATAACTTGGTGCAGTAACACGTGTTTCGTCTTCCATAGTTTCACGATTAGTTGTATCTGCAGAATCTGTATACGGGGCAATACGTTTACTTGCCTCAACACCTTTAGCTGCTGAAACACGTGTTTCATCTTCACTAATCATACGCATAGTTCCCTTAGCATCATCTGTATAAGGTGCTGTTATCTTATCAGCTTCAACACCTTTGAGCCATCCAGTAGTAGTATTCTTTTCAGTAGTTTCACGAATCGTTGTTTTGCTTGTATCTGTAAAAGGTGCAATATTCTTATCTGCTTCTACACCTTTAACATTTGCTGTAACTGTATGTTTTTCGGTAGATTCTCTGGTAGTTGTACGTGAGATATCAGTAAAAGGTGCAATACTCTTAGGTTCAAATTGACCTGTAAGAGTGGCGGTAATTGTATCTTGACCTAATGTCTGGCGTCCAGTATCACGTGGAGTATCGGTAAATGGTGCAATAGTCTTATTAGCTTGAACACCTTTAAGACCACTTGTAACAGTATTTTGTTCTGTTGACTCACGGGTTGTAGTATTTGCAATAAAATCAGTACTTCTAAAGTATTCTTGTTGAGCTGTGCTGGTGTTTGAACTGGTGATACTTCTCTTGCCTGTAACGTCACGTTCATTAGAATAAATTAAATAATTCTTCTGTCTTGTTTCTAAAGTTGAACCGGTTGTTTTACCAACTGTATTACCAGCATTATGATGATAATCATTTTGGAATGATGTCCTTAATGGACCAGAATACATAGGTTGTAATTTTTGTGGAATAAGTTTATCTACTGGTGCCTTAGCTGGAGTTGCATAATTAAGCTCAGTTCCACCATTTGTATATTTAACAACATATTCAGGACGAACCAAAGATTTAACTTCCTGACCATTAGTTGTAAAAACACGTTCTAAACCGGCATTAGTATAGAAACGGTCTGGTGTATGCTTGCCAAGTTGTCCTTCAACACCGCGCATTGTTGTTAAATTCTTACCTGGGATAAGTCTTCCTTCATAAGAAATCTTAGGTTTAACACGTAATTCATCTACGGTCTTATCTAAAACACGTAACATAGGATGGAATCCATCACCTGCATCTGTTGTTTGTCCCATGCCAATACCAAGATCATTTGGATCACCTAAACGACCTGGACGAATTCTAATTTCAGGGAATGGCTTTTCACCTTGCTTCTTATAACTTGGAATGAAGTATTCACGTAAATCAACATTAGGAGAACCATACACATTACCTACATCAGGCTGTGGTTCAAACATTGCTTTAACTTCGCGTTTCTCACCATTTTGACGGAAATATGGATTTTGTCCTGTAAATGTTTCTAATGTTTGTTGACTAATGAAATCTTTAGTGTTTTGTGTTTGAGAACGTTTAAAAAATGGAACCATATTCTTGTGAGGTTGAACTGCTCCACCTATCAAAGATTCCCCAGAAAATAATGCATCATAATCTACATTGTTTAGTGCATCCATTGGAATTACTTCTGTCATATTATTATTAGAGAAACTTTCCTTTAAAACTTGACCTTCTAATTCAACTTCTCCACTTGGAACTAATGAATCTGGTTCTCTAAGTAATGGGAAACCTGGATTATTTGGCATTGGTGTTGATTCAGTTGGAAAATATCCTGAAAATTCTGATAAAGGCTGTCCTACTTTATCACTATCTTTTTCAAAATTAATTATATTATCACTAACAAAATAAGATGAAACACCATTTTTTTGGTTTTTGGCTAAGTAATCCTTTGAACCTAACTGAATTAAATTATCAGATTCCGGACGGAATGGTGTTGGATAATTTACTTTCTTTTTAACTGGTCGAGCCATTAACTTTTCATCTCTCTTTTCTAAATCTTTTGCATCTTTTTGTTCAAATGCAACTCCTGCAAAAATATCATCAGACAATTCCCTACGAAGATCTTTATTTACAATTCTTGAATCTGGATCTAAACTTGGTAAATATTTTAGAGTTGACAGAATATATTCCTGTTTATTGACGTCATCAAATACACCATTATCATAAATATTATTTCCACTTCTTGTGCTAAATGCCGAACTGGTTCCTTGAATTAAATTGTTATCATCTTCTACCATCTTTCCGACAGTAGAAAATCCTAGTGTTGATAATAAATCCATACTAAGAAATGGGAAAAAAATATATTAGAATACAACCTTCGAATCAGTTGGATAATTTGATAAATTAACATTGCTTTCAATTACGCTTGCAACTGTATTCAAATCAATAGGCTGGCGATAGTTCTGCTTACGGCTATAAGCATCCTTTGCATCGTTTCTGGTAAATGCACCTTGGTTAAGGTTGAATTCATTTACATAACCCTGGTAATGAAGAGGAGTTTGAGGATTACGGATTGGCTCCTGTAAAATTAAAGGTAACCAAGTTGTGTCACGGAAATCAAGTTTGTTAAAGTTTAAGCGTGAATAATCAGTTAGTTTGTCAGTAAAAGGTTCGCAATCTGTCCAGTTAGAAAGCTTAGGACCAGGCTTAGGTAAATACTTTCCGTAGGGGTCACGAGTAAGAGGATAGTTAAGTAAGAATAATTCTGATTCCTCATCAACAACACGAGCTTTGCGTCCCATCTTCCATGGGTCATTCTGAATGTCGCTTGTAGAAGTATAATTATTAACATTTGGGTTGAAAGCTGTGCAGCGTTTATCGTTTTCAAAGCGTCCGACATCAGTTGTATAGTTCAAGGGCTGAACTGATTCACCTAAATCATATTCGTATGCATTGAGATCATAACGTGTTCTTGTAAAAGAAGGAGTATCCATTATAATATAGTACCATATTTTTTTAAGAAAAAACTGAAATAAATATTTTTTATTTAAGTGTTGGTAAACCAGAATTACCGAATGGTTTGGGAAGATTTGTAATCTTCTGGGAGCAAACCTTAATATCGAGGTCCTTAATTGGATAGCAATTACCATCAAGGGTTCCTTTGTCTGAACACTTACTGTTGCCCTTACCAGGAATATACTTTTCCTCTGGAGCATCAGATAATTTACGGAATAAACCAAATAATTCAGACTCAACATTTACAAGAGTTCCAGGATTCTGAGGAACTGCTGAATTTTGTCTAACAAAATAACCGGGCTGAGACTGGGCACAATCTGTTTCATTTTCATAAGGAGCACTATTAGTGACGTACCCCAAAGGAGTTACAGACTGTCTTAAGAAAGCCTTGTATGCCAAAGGGTCATAACGAGGGCGATTTTGAAATCTTAAATAATTGTCTTCCATATAATAAGAAATTAGAAAAAAAATGAAGCTAAGCTTCTAAAAAATATATTACGCTTTATCTTGTAGAAAAACCACCACGAGTAAAAGGTTCTACTACATGAACTGTTGCCTGAGGATTCCATAACATATTTGTTGCCAAATTATTTACACGCTCATATTCTACTGTTGAACCTGATAAAACATTAGCTGCTTTTCCATAGGAATGAGTATTAGGTGGTGTGTAAAGAATTGTTTCTTTATCAATGTTTCTAATTCCTGCAAAATTTGGTGTTGTATTTACCCAATTATATGTCCATAACTGTCTCTCAGTTGGATATAAATTAGTAAATCCAAAATTTTTAAGTTCCTCCTCACTTAATCCCATATTCTGGAATTTTTCAACAGGTTTACTTTCAATAGGATATCCTAAATTTTTTAAACTTGAATCATCATTAATATTTTGAGCTGGTACATTAGGACCCTCCTTGTATGTTACATTAGCATAGGTAAATTCAGGGTTTGTGTAGTACTGAAGACGCGATTGTTCGATGTTTTCCATAATATCTTTTGCGAAAAAAAATAAAAAAAATCTGTTTTTTATTTATAAACCGTAAAATCCAATTGGCTGAACATATTTCAAGCACTTGGATTGGTCGTTCTTGCAGCTTCCACCATCATTATATAACCATTCACCCAATACTTTTTGTCCGGCGTAATCCATTGTGGATGGCATTGCAAAGAACTGGCGTTCATTATTATTTCTATTATAAATGTCATCTACATCCTGATACATATCGCTGTAGAACTCCTGTTCAACTTTCTTAGCTACCTCTGGATTTGATATAAAGCATGGATCCAAATGAGGAGTATTAAATTCAGTTACTGGTGTATTTCCAAAGACATTGTCCTTGCTTGGCATTCTGCATCCTGGAGGATTGAGGTCCTCAAAGAATTTTTCTGTTGTGTTTTCCTTATTCTCCTCAATTGAATACTTATAAAGAACAATATTCAAAAGTAATCCAAGAATTGCAATCCACATGTAATTATTATCTGGCTTCAAGAAATATAAAAATAATGTTAAGTAAATTGTATATCTTGCTAATGCGTTCAATTTTTGAGTACGAGACATCTTCTTAGTTGGAATAAATCTTGTCCAAGTATCTGCATTAAATAAAATATAAGGGTTATTCACCCAATAGTCCTTATTCTCAGGATCCCGAGGTAGTTCCATACCTTTCAATTAGAAAAAAATCGCTCGCGATTTTTTGCAGACCCTTTAGGCTCTTAAAAAAGAAAAAAGTTCTAAAATTTTTATTTAAAAATCTATGATTTTTTCTTCTTTAGTTGTTTAGCTGCATTCTTCTTAGCTTGACGGGTTGGATTAATACGAGGCTCCTGTTTAGGCATCATTCCTTTAGCCATCTCCTGCATCTGTTTCATCTGTCCCGGTGACATGCTTGCAAACATTTTTTGAATATCCATTCCTCCAAATAATTTCTTTTGGATGTCATCTGAATTTAATACACCAGCTACCTTTTCAGCACTGTTTGCCATTTCATCCTCCTTGATTTCACCCTTAGCTATCTTATCATCCACTGTCTTCTTTACATTATCAACTATACGCTGAATTGCACTCTTGTCTTTAATAATTAATTGGGCTAAGTTAATGTTTTTCTTGTCACCAAATTCCTTTCCAATCTCTTTGGTTATATCTTCGACTAACGAACTAACTACATTATCCTCATTTCCAAATAATTCCTTTACCTTTGCGCCGGCATCCATTAACTTCTGAGGGTCAAATCCGGCAGATTCTGGATTTTCTCCTTCCTTATTCTCCTCTGCAATTTTCTTCAATTGTTCATGAAGTTCATTCATTGTGTCATTTTCAGCATTTTCACCTGTCATCTTTCCTAAAAAGAATAAGAGCTTGAGATAATCCCAAATAGACTTCTTTGTTGCATCTGTAATGTGTTTATCATTCCATAAAACACGGAAGTTAATACCACGAAGCAAGAAAACATCCTTTTCAAATAATGATTCATCATTATCCATTATTTTTTGCTTGTATTTACCTAAGTGCTTAGTAAATTCTGCTATTAATTCATTTTGATCCTTTTCTGCTACATACAAACTGTATGCATCAAATAACTTTCTATTCTCAGGGAAAACCTCTGTTAATGAATCCACAAAATTTTGAAGGTATGCTAAAAATGTTAAATTCTTGTTGCTCATATAACATATATTGAAAAAATATCTTTAAGCCAAATTTAATGCCTTCTCTCCTAATAAAATTAAGACCTTGAAGTATTTCTTAATTGCTTCCTTATTGGAGTCACTTGACTCACGATATAATGTTTTGAAATGCATTGCCCTCATAAATCCTTTATCACCATCTAATCTTGCATCCTTTAATTCATCCTCAAAGCCATGATTAAAAAAGAAATCTTCATCACCCTGGACAATTTGGTTTTTATATGGATAAATATAATACATTACGTTTTCTACCACTTTCTTCTGATTTATACGTCTCATAATACTGATAGCTGTACGAAAATTACGAATATCAGACATAACATTTGACTTGTCAGAATAACTTGTCTCTAAATCACGAATAAATGAATCCATCTGATTATTAAAGGCTTCAATATAACTCATATTTATATTAAAACATTAATTCTTAAATCATTTAAAATCTACGAAGTTGTTGTGGCATTCCAGCATTTCTTTCCTGCTGGAAACGTTCTAATTTATCCTGGAAATCCCCACCACTCTTTCCTTTCTTAATATCTACAGGCTGAAGTTCAGGTGGAAGTTCCATAAAATTAGGTTGTCCTTGTTGGGCTCGTCCCTGCTGGCGTCCTTGTGGTGCTTGCTTTGGTTTCATTGGGTCAACTGAAAATTTCATTGCTTGTTCAGGATTTAGGAATTCATAATTACGCTCAAGGGGATTTTCTTGACCAATAAATGAATAACATTCTTCTCCTGAACACATTTCGCTGGAAAATGGTAAAATATCATCATCCAGTTCCTGTTTTGTTTTTTGTGGTTGCTGAGGAAGCGCATTTTGAGGAATTCTGGAGGGTAACTTGGGATTATCTTGTCTTTGTTGTGGTTGGGATTGTTGGGGGTGTTCTTGCATTGATTTTCTTATTTGACTGGCAAAATAATGTTCAATTAATTTAAATGCACTTGCCCCTGAATAAGTTTCATTAGTCTGTGGATTAAAAATTGTTGGAACAGTTTTTACAGTTGGTGGTAAACTACGTCTAACATTTGGATCATCAATACATGCATATTTTAGAAGGTTTCCAGCATTAGATTGTACTATATATTTGGCTAACTTCTCGCAATTTTGACACTTCTTAGAATAGAATAATATTAAACTCATACAATCCTTTTAGCTTTTTTATTTCTACCGCAAACTAATTAAAATTAATAAAAAAAAACTAAATTAAGAGCCAAATAAATAGCTTGCTTTTTTGCAAGGCAAATTGATTTCAAAAAAAAGTTGCAAGGCAAATTGATTTTTTAATTTAAAAACATAATATTTTTATAATATATGAGCATTAAGAACATCAAGAAATCTGACAATTCTATCTCACTTGAAATCAAAGATTTTGATATCTCCTACGGTAATGGTATTCGTAGAACTTTGATGTCTAAAATACCTACTTATGCAATTTCATCTGTAAATGTTATTAGTAATACTACAAGCTATAATAATGATTACATCAAAAATCGTTTAGAATTGGTTCCATTAAAATCAGACACTGAGATGGATGATATAATATTTACTCTAAAAGCATCTACTGAGGATGAACTTTTAGATGTATTTTCAGATTCCCTATTTAGTTCTAATGGTAAAAAATATTTTCCAGGTGATATTCTTCTTTTAACACTAAAACCAGGTCAGGCTATCCAGCTTGAATGTGAAGTCGAGAAAAACATAGGAAGTTATCACGCAAAGCATTCTCCTATTTGTGGAATGCAATTTGAAATGATGCCTAAAGACTCAAAAGAAAAAGATTATATCTATCGTCAACGTAATTTTGTACCCAATCATGTTATAATGTCTTATGAAAGTATTGGTATGTTCCCAGCTGATAAATTATTTGTCATGGCTGTTGATTTAATCATTGACAAATTAGCTTTCATTAAAAAATCTATTGAAGAAGAAAATCCTGAGAAAATCCAAATTATTAAATATAATCCTATGGATGATACATATGAATATATTATTGATAATGAAGACCACACAATTGGCTGCTTAATTAACAATGCTAATTTAGAAAATAAAGAATGCGGATTTACTGGTATTATTAAACCACATCCCTCATTTGATAAAATTACTATGCGTGTTAAAGGTACCCCTAAGACACATCCTAATAAAATTATGCTTAATAGTATCTCTGAAATTACTAAAAATTTAGAAAAAATTAAGAAAGATTTTAAGTAAAAAAAATTTGTTTTTTTTGTTTTTTTTTGTTTTTTTTTGTTTTTTTATTTAAAATCTATTTTACTTTAAAATAGATTTCCTTATTTAGAGAGAATTAATTAGAAACATCACACGCTCAGGTGCTGAATTTGAGACAATCTTATACACATTCTCCTTAGAAGTTGGCATCTTTGTCTCACGATGCTTCTTATGGATTTCCTTAATCACCGATGTAAAGCGTGGATTGATAGGATTTCCATTCTTAAGAATATGCTGCCCACAGTATTGATAATGAATCTTCTCTGAAACTGTGGTTATCTTCTTCTCAATCTCGTCGATTTTTTCCTGAAGACTTGGGAAGAACTCCATAAATAGAGCCTTCTTGTCTGGGTCAGTTCGAATCTGAAGATATTGGAAGACAATATTCGGTGTGTTACCCTTTAGTTCCTTCATCTTACGGAATCGGTCAGACTCAATCTTATACTTCTGTCCATCAGTACCAGACATAATGAAACCCATAACATCAGGATTTTCCTCTAAGAATCCGAGATAATCCATGATACTTGAAAGACCTTCAAAGACACGAGGACGAGGAAGCACGAAATGTTCAACCTCCTTAAGCGTCTCTAAGTCTCGTGTGCAAAGCTGATAAATCTCTGGCTTCTGAGTCTTGCTAATAGACAAGTTCTTTGGATGGCGAATAACAAAGGTATATGCATACTTCTGATTCAGTTGTCCGAAATCAAAATCTGCAAAGCACTCCTTTGCCATATCACCAAATGACATATTTCGGTCATGCCAGAATGATTCAAATGCATTAATCATACGATTGGTGGCAAATCGCCACTCACCTTCCTTATAAAAGACACCAATCTTTGTACCCTCAATAAGCTCCTCAACACGAGTAGTCTTAACACCTGGAGAATACTCCTTGAGAGTAGTTAAGCCTACGTAATAAACCTTCTTGTTTGAATCCACAATTAGACCCTCCATCAAGGTAGTCTCTGGGTCATAAGTACCATAATTGGTCTTAATAATCCAGAGGTCATTGGTCCAATCATCTGTCTTGCCCTGGTTAACAGTGCAGTTCTTGGTAGTATAGGTAATAGGATCGTTCATTTCCATAATAGTATAATTTATATCATTCAGCCCTTCCATAATCAATTTTTATTAATTTAGTCTTAAATTGAAAAATGAACCCTTTTTCGCAAAATCAATTAAATTCCTATAAGTATTTAGAAATAATTTTTTCATAAGGAAAAGAACCAAAGGTTCTTTTCCGAAGTTAATTTTTAGAACTATTTTCTGATTAATTAGTAATGAGCATTGAGCGTAAAAAACTAAAGACAAGTATCAAAGTAAAAAATGAGCGTTTTACACAGGATACCCAATCAGGAGAGTATATCCCATGGGACCAATTAAATGATGATGAATTATATAAAATATTAAATGAACAATTACAACCAATCTACAAACAATCCTTTATTAGAAGTCAGGTAATTAATGATATCATAAAGCTTCATAATGTTATTTCGACAGCTGAAATCTTGGAGGCACAAAATATCATTAATAACATGAAAAAAGGGTTATTTAATGTAAATTGGATTATTCCAATTACTGATGACTTTAAGATTGTTTTTAACAAAGTTGATCAACCTGGAGTTTTAGTCCAAAAACAATCTGATTTTGACCAAAATGTTGTTGATTATAAGAAAAGTGTTTCTGGGCAAAATGATACAGAAAATATCATAAAAGCTTTCAGTGGATATAAAAATAATCTCGAATCAAAGAAGGGTGTTAATGTTACTCTTCGTAATACCAGAATGGTTTATTCTATCAATACATCTGAATATCGTATAGCTTATGAAGAAGAGGACATTAAACTTGTTGGTATCAGAATTTCTCCTGATAATTTCTATAATTCTATGTTGCTTAACAATTCTTATCCAGATACTAATGTACCCCAAATTAAAATTGACCTAAAAATAAAAGAAGATGACTCAAAAAATAGCAAAGCTATTTTTATCGATGAAAAGGCTATGCCATTCCAAGACCATATTTTTGAAGACCAAGAATCTTTCTTAAAAATTATTGAAAAGGTAGCAAATGTTTATAAAGAATTCACAATTAAGAAAAATGAGGTTTATAAAAAGTTCGAAGAAGAACTTGGTAAAGTCACCTTCTTTTCAGAGGATAAAACAAAAGCAAAAATTGAACCTATGAATGATTACAAAAATGATATTTTTAATAAGAAAGACTTCAAAGATGCCTATGGTGATTATTTATATACCGGTTCAAAAGATTCAAATATGCAACGTAATATTTGGTTATTCCAAAAATCAGATACTGGTGCCCTTTATTATCTTCTTGAAAATCCTAAAGAAAATCAAAAAGTCCTTGATAATTTAATTGATTATGTTGTGCGTAATAATAATTTGAAGATGTACTATCAAAATATTGCTAATAGTAATAGAAATACTAAAATTGAAGTAATTCGTTTCCACTGGGAAATTATTAATACTTTAGGTGAAAATAGATTTAAAAAGTTGATGGAGGAAAGTAAATATAAAAATATTGCCATTAGTAATTTACTAACTAAGAATGAAAAAGAAATCGTTGATTCTTTTACCAAGAATTATGAAAAGAAAATCTCTGCCGTAACAAAAGTCTGTGAATTTGACAGGCTTCGCTTTGCGTTTGATGAAACTTATGAATTAGAGAGAAAGGCTAACTTATTACAAAAATTACTCGATAAATATGCCAAACGTGATAAATCTGGCGAAATTATAATTCCTGAACCAAAAGATAAAGACCTTTTAATTTATTCTAATTTATCTGAACCGGGTTGTAATAAAGATATCGCTTGCTTACACGAGATTATTCAATTCATTCAACTCCCTAAAGCACAAAATGAAGATGAAAAGGAAAAACTCCAGACAATTATGGAACAAAAATTTGAGATTTTAACTGATGATGAAGGTGCCACAGTTTGTAAGGTTTGTGGTCGTCTCATTCGTACTGAACTTGGTGTAATTGAAGATATAGAATATGATTCTAAAGACACTGGAAAAGTACGCGAAGGTTTGAATACTAAGACGGAAACTTCAATTGTTAATAAAATCAATGATATACTTTTTGCTATTGGTAGACAAGATTTTGATTCCCGTCAAATGGCTGAAGTTGTAATGCCTTTTATTAATAGTAACTTGAAGAAAGAAGCTGGAACTAAAAACTTCGACCTTAAAAAACAAATTATTGAATTATCTTATATCTATGTTATTCTTATTCATTCAATTATGGATTCACCTAATAAATTCATTAATACACAAATTGCACCTGTAGTTAATTATACTCTTGATGAGTTAATTAAGTACTTCCTTGCACTTACTAAGAAATTATTTGGTGGTTTGAATAGTAAGATTGAATCTTACAAATTAAACTTATATGGTGCTATTAAAACACGTTTTGAAAATCTTTATCAATCTGCTAATTTTATTATTGAAAAGAATAAACGTAAAATTAGATTAGATGAATCTATTGATTATGCGCATATTATTGAGGATTACAAACCAATTAATAAATTTGAAGATATCCTTAAGAGTAAAGAGAATAGAGGAATAAGACAAAGCCAAGCATTTAATTTCCTTTATTATCTTTCATCTAAATATCTTAATAAATACCAAAACCAATTCTTCAAACGTAAGATGACCGAAGTTGATTTAATCTCCCTTGGACGTATTAAAGTTGAAGAACTTGAAGTTATTAAAGACAAAGAAATTAAGAATCAATTGAAGGATTATCAAGAAATTTTACGTAAGGTTTATTCTATGGCTTATCCCAAAAAGAAATTAACACCTCTTGGATCCAGAGAATCATTAGACATCGTTGCATCAAAGAATTACAAGAGTGATTTTGATGAGCGTTCAACAATTATTCAATTCTTTATTAAACGTGCTTTAGATGGTACAACACAGGAATTTACAATTAATGGTTACTCTTTAATTGATGGACGTAATATTGAAAATATTACTAATCCAGATGAATCAGAATTTACTGAATTAAAGAAGAACTATTATAAGATTAAAAAAGAAGATAAAGGAGCTGTATCAAAGATTCAAGATGAATTTAAATTTGAGAAACTTCAATTACCAAAAGAATACAATAAATTTATAGAAATAGATGAAAAAATGATTAAAAATTATGCAGAAAAAGTTTTGTTGAAATCTTTATTAATGAATTTAGCTAAATCTGGTTCATCTGAAAGTAGCATTGAGGAAGTAGAAAATATTTCAAAAGACACATTATCAAACTTCTTGCTTGAACTTGGTTCATATGAAAAACCAAAAGAAGAAGAGTTCTCACGTGCTAAAGATGACAAAGAAAAAATCCGTATTGAAAGAAAATATGAGAAGCTAAGGAAAGACAATATTCGTCAATATTTAATTGATTTATTAGTTTCTACTGAAATATTAAAGAATAAACAAAATGCAATTAATGTTAAAAATTTAGCTGGATTAAAGTATCTTGAAAAATTCCTACAATTTGATGAATCATTCAAAAAAGTTAAACTTGATTATTCTATTGAACACATTGATAAGATTTCAAGAATTCAAGATTTATCTGATAAGAAGAAAGGTAATGTACTATTAAATATCTTTATTCATGCTTTGATGTTAAATTCCGGAATAGACTCTAATATCAATACATTCTTTGCTGAATTTGTAATGAAGCTTTACGAGATGAGTCGTGTTTTCAATATGACACAAGCCGAAAAAGATGATAAGAACCGTAAAGATGAAGACGATATCTTCAATACCATCAAGAACATTACTTATATCACCGACGAAGAACGTGTTGAAAATGATATTTCATTCATTGACCTTAGAAAGATTACTGACCCACAAGACTTCCAGGATATCATTAAACGTGTTGAGGACCATCGTACCAGAATTCAAAATGAACAAGACTACGAAGAGGTTGACTTCTTTGATGAAGAATTTGAAAATGTTGATTTCGAAATCTAAAAGGAAAAAATGAATAGGTTGATTCCACCTACTCAAATTCCACGATTTTTACGTCGTGGTCCAATGTTTTTGCCGTATCCAGAAAAGGGCTTTTGGTAATAGTACTCTTCTGGATACTCAAGCAAAAGACGCCTCATCTTCTTGCAACGTTCTGGATCATCAGAAGAAGGAACCTGCAGAGCTTTTGCCCTGCATGCCGCCTCCAAGCTTTTGACACAAAATTCGGCAAGATTCTGGCGAATACGGTTCCGAGGGGTAAGGTCAGAAGGGAAGGTAAATTCACCCCGGAGAGCCATCGCGTTGAGAGCCATTGGGGAAAGGCTCTTAACACGCTTGAGACGCCTTTGTTGAATGTTGGTAGAAGTGGTGGTAGAAGGGGTGGTAGAAGTGTTGTTGACGTGCTTGGTCATGGTAGAAGGACTTGTGCTTGATTGTATGTAGCTATTTGTCCTATTATAAAAAATTAAAACAATATCCTAAAAATCAATTTTCTTTAAAAATTATTTTTCTTCCTAATTATTAACTTTTTTTCTTTAATTACAATAATGAATAACTTATTATTAATTTTATTTATAACAATTATTATTTATTCTCTATGTATAAAACGTGAAAATTTTGAACCTTTAGGCTACAATGTTACAGACAAAAAATCCTGGGATAATCAAAAAATGAATACCATTAAAAATGATATTGTTGGTACTTTAGGAAAAGTTAAAGAACAAAATATTCATCCTGATAAATTTGTACAATTTTTCATAGACTCAATGCCTAAAAGAAAAATAGAATTAGAATTAAATAATATTGTTGTTGATGACAAAGATGTTTTCCATACAAATTTTTATTATGACTACTTTTTTAATATTGATGGAATAAGATTTTTAATTACTATTTTATATAATTTTGACAAAACAAAAGTTTTACAAATTATATATAAAAATCTTGATAAACCACTTATGTATTATATAGCTCCAACAGATTATCTTGAATTTGATGAATTAAGATGAAATAGAAAAAATCTTTTTTTAAAAAGCATTCTGTACGTTTTGAGGTTGCTGAGTACGCTGGCTTCTCTGTTGAGCAAGCTGATAAGGTATTTGGGCTGGGGCTTGCTTATTGCAAGAGCTAAGAGGATTATTGCTAAAATCGCTGCAATCACAGTAGTTCTTATATAAATAAAGCTTGTTATAATCACCCATTAAGCCTGTTGCTTTCTCAGTAGCTAAAGTACGGAATTGGGTTGAGCTTGTTGTATTAAAGTACTTTGCAGTAGATAAATAGATGTCTCCTCTTGGGCGATAGTCGGTTAAACCACGTCCATCTTGCATCCATTCAGGGCAAATTGTTGAATTACTGATACCACCTGTTAACATATCCATTATATATTATTTAGAGAAAAAAATAAATTAGCTCAAAAGTTTAATTAATTCTTTTTTAGTTTTTTTTCCATATGAAATTCCCCTTGAGGCTGCTTCTTTCTGTAATTCACGTAAAGTCAATTCATTCAAATCTTTTTTACTTTGAAAATCGCTATCATCTGAATTTGACTCTTGTTCAACTTCTGGTTCAACTTCTTGTTCAACTTCTGGTTCAACTTCAGGTTCAACTTCTTGTTCAACTTCTTGTTCAACTTCTTGTTCAACTTCTTGTTCAACTTCTGGTTCAACTTCTGGTTCTCCTTCAGATTCAACTTCTGGTTCTCCTTCAGATTCAACTTCTGGTTCTCCACTTACTTTTAATCCTAAATTATTAGGATTTAATCCTGGAAATAGTCCACTGATTAAACCAAAAATATTTTGTGAATCAATAATTTCACCACTATCACTATCACTATCTGATGTTGTATCTGAATAAGAATCTGATGATTCTTCTTCTTCTTTTGAATCAACAATTTCTTGAGATAGTTGGATTGGTTGGGCTGATTGTACTGGTTGTGTAAATTGAATTGGTTGTTGTGGTTGTTGTGGCTGTTGTGGTTGTTGAGTAGGTTGTCTTGGTTGTGTTAAAATTTCTGAAGTTATTTTCCCAGCCATTAATAATTCTAACTTTTCAACCCTGCGGAATATATGATAAATCATAAATCCTAATATTAATAAAATAAAATAAATCGAAAATGTCTTAAAGTCAAAATCAATATTAAACATTAATAATAAATTCCATTTTAATATATAAAAATAAACTTAGAAAAAATTTGAAAATTGATTTATTTAAAGATTAAATTAATATAATAATTATGGCAATTACAACATTTGATAAGTTTGGAAAATTATTTATCTTTAAAAAAAAAGAATATTCAACTGAACAAGAATTTATTTTTAAAAATAGATTTTTAGCTACAAATATGAAATCACCTGAAGATTTAAATGACCTATTATTCTGTCAGGCTAATAAATTATACAATGAATCACAAAAGGGTATGGTTTATAAGTAATCTGTAGTTATTTTTTCTCTTGGTAAATTAGCACCAACACGGGTGTTATCAAAGGCAGTTAAAAACTCTGTATAATCAGTTGGGGTATAGTAATCAGTCTTAGTCTCTATAGGATTGCTGCATAATTGGGGCTTAGTTGCACTCTTAACAATATCATTTGGATCAACGTACGACCAACGGGGCATATCCCATTTCCGATCTTCACGTTCTGGACCATCACATTCAGGGCATGGTTCACAAGGTTTTTCTTCAGGACAAGGAGCACAGAAAGGCGACCCAGTATCTACGAAATTCTCAGAAATATGCTCATAAGTATAGGCTGCAACAAATAATACAATTAACATTAAATAGTCTAACATTTCAGAAGGTTTGACCATTCCGATGACCTGTAAAACAATCATTCCTATTAAAAGATTTTGAATTATGTTCATATTAATATATTACATTTTTTATTTTTGGCAATAATGCGTTTAAAAAAAATATGCTATAATTTATATGGAGGAAATGGCAAATTTATATGGTGGTGGTTTTGTTAAAAATTTAAGTACTTACGACTTTGATATTAGTAGTTCTGGAAAAGTATCTCTTAAGCCTCATGTTTATAAAGACTTAACAAACAAAGTTGGATTCATCCAGTTCTATGCACCTTGGTGCGGACATTGCCGCAATTTTGTTGATTCATATGTTTATCTCAGTGAATTGGCAAACAGAAAACTATTTTTAGTTGGTGCTTATAATTCTACTCAAAAAGATAATGAAAAAGTTTTACAAGCCTTAAATGTTGAGGGATTCCCCACAATTAAGTTCTTTTCAATTGGTGGAAATGGTCAAGTTACTTTAACTGATTATACTGAATCTCGTGACCCAGATGCAATGTTGGACTACCTTTGCAAGAATAAAGATGTCTGCGTTGCCAAGAAGGGAGGTAAGAAGAGCCCTAAGAAGATTTCCGGAGGATGCGGATGTGGTTTAACTGGCGGTGCCAAGAAGCGCCGTAGCCCCAAGAAGCGTACCACAAAGAAACGTACTATGAAAAAGAGCAGCCCTAAAAGACGTGGTGGAGCAAAGAAATCACCAAAGCGTTCTCCACGCCGTCGTTAAAATCCTATATTAATCCATGTATGAATCCTACGGAAATTAAGTTTAAAAATACAAAGCAAATTGATTTTTTCATATTAAGAAAATAAGTTATTATTATTTTATGCGTATTGTGATTGATGGAAACATAGGTTCAGGAAAAACAACAGTTATCGAAAAGCTCTACAACCAGTATCCCAAAGTCTACCCAGAGCCAGTCCAGGAATGGAAGGGTTGGCTAAAAAAGTATTATTCAGATATGAATAAAAATGCACTTGGATTCCAGCTCAAAGTTCTAAAAACTCATATTGACCGTAAGAAATTTCCAACTGGAATATTTGAGCGTTCCCCATTAAGTTGTCAAATGGTTTTTGGAAAAATACTTCATCAAGATAATTTAATTGATGACCTTGAGTTTAATCTATGCCAAGAATATTTCCATGATTTTGGCTGGGTACCAAATAAAATTGTTTATTTAAGATGTTCTCCAGAAACTTGCCTAAATCGAATTCGTAATAGAAATCGTGAAAGTGAGGATAAAATTCCCCTTGAATATTTAACTAAAATTCACAATAATTATGAAGAGTTATATTCAACACGCGATAATGTAATAATTATTAATGCTGAAAAAGATGAGAATGAAGTTTATACAGAAATTACTCATTTACTTAACTTGGACTGCCTGAGTGAGTAAAACCGTACTTATTTTATTCATAAAAATAATTACATAAATAAGCATTACAAAAATTATAAATATCAGCACACTTAGTAAAGTAATGAGAGTAAAAATATAAGGTTGTAAACAACTTATTGCAAAAGTAATCATTGGAGAAACTACTAATTCTTTTATTTGTTTCTGATTTTCATCTTTTTTTAATTCATTCAGCCCCATGTTTACCAAATCAGATGCAACTTTTGTTAACATTAATTTAAATTAACAAAATATTATTTTTTTCTAAATTTATTTTTTTTTCTTTATATAAAATATAATGAATGAATTTCTGAAGTCAATTATAAGTTCTATCGATACCTCCAGTAACAGTGCTGTTGGTTTCTATAACGAGATTCTTGGATTAGAATCATCAGTTTTAGCAAACGTTAACCAGATCAACAAAGTTATCCAGACTCTTAGCTTCGTCCAGGGCGTCCAGAATGCTATGCTCAAGGGAGCTATCCTCAAGGTTCAGGATAAATACACTGTAACTACTGCTGTTATTGTTGATCTTACCAACAAGCGTCGTGATTATCTCTCTAAGATGATGAGTGTAGTCGAAAACAAGCAAAAGATTCTTCAGCAGATTGCCATGCACACAATTTCCCAAGCACGTAATCCTTTATCTGGCATCGTTAAGGACCTTACTGGCAACCGCGACCTCCTTGCACTTCTCCGTGCTTACTATCAGCAGTCTGCAAACTTCATGAAGTTCCAGGATGCACGTGAAGTTGTTAACCATCGTCTTAACACTATGTACTCCATGCTCAGCCAGCTCCAGTCTGAGTTCATCCGTGCTGTTCAGGATTACATGGAACATGAAACTGTTGTCCGTGTTGACAACCTTGTAAATGCCAACAGAATGTCATTCAAGCGTATGACTGACCTCGAAGGTAGCTTAGTTAGTACTGAAGAGGCTTTACTTACAGCTGAAACTGACCTTTCAGTCAAGCTTGGCTTCCCAGGTGTTATGGTCGATATGATTGGTGGTTCTGGTTACGTTGACCGCCTTGTTCAGGCATTCACTGAAATTGCTGGTGGTCAGGATGGTGGTGCAATTGACCAAACACGTGTAGCACTCCTCCCTAACGTTGTTCCTCGCTTGAACGATGTTGATATGGTTTCATTCGGTGGTATCATCAATGACCGCCTTGCTCAGTGCCAGCGTGCTTACAGCTTAATGGCTCAGCGTAATGAGAACCAGGGTGACTACAACACTCTTGAGCTTGCTCTCTTGACTGGTAAGGATGCAAATAAAACTTTGGCGGAAATAGTGAATAATACAATAAACTACAGTGTCTCAATGGGAAATATATTTAAATTTAGAGAAACTATTCTTGGAAGTGGTCTTACAGCTACGACAATGGGTACTAAAACACTTGTTGAAGCACGTCTTAAAAGACTATTAAATGCATTAAATAAAACTGATGTAGCAGTTTACACAGGTAGAACAGGAAAAACAGTATATTTGCTCTTTGACCCATTATTCATAGGAATACCACCTGCTACAGGTAGTGGTCTTACTGGTGATACTCAAAATAATAATATTGATGCTAAAATGTTGAAATCTTTCGTTTCAAGCATGCGTGATCGTATCCTTCATGACGGTCGTACAAGTGCAAGCAAAGATGAGAAAGATTATGCCTTTAGTGATTCTGCAAAAGATATTTCCAAGAAAATTGATGAAGCAGTTGACCAATATGTTAAAAATTATGTTGCCCCTACTGTAACCCCACCAATATTAATGACCGGCGGTAAGAAGCGCCGTTCTGCAAAGAAGTCATCTGGCAAGCGCCGTTCTGCAAAGAAGTCATCTGGCAAGCGTCGTGGCGGTGCAGTTGGTGGTAAGAAGAAGCGTTCAGCCAAGAAGTCATCTGGCAAGCGCCGTGGTGGTGCAGTTGGTGGCAAAAAGAAGCGTTCTTCCAAGAAGCGCTCCAGCGGTCGCAAGCACTAAAAAACAAGTATTCTTTAAAATAAATAATTTAATTAATTCTTTTTTCGTTTATTTTTTTTCGTAAAATATAGTATATGGAATTTGTTTCTTCACTTTTAAAGTCTATTAACACTGCCGTACCTTTCTACAATGAAATCCTTGGTTTGGAGGACAAGGTAATCAACGATGGTAAGCAGATTTCCAAAATCATTGCCCAGCTTGATTTTGTCAATGGCGTTCGCAATGCCAAGCTCAGAAATATGCTCCAGAAAGTTCAGGACAAGTATACCGTACTTGTTTCTCTCATTGGTAAGCTCACCGAAGAGAAGCGTAAGTATATGGAGAAGATGATGTACATCGTTTCCAACAAGCAGAAGACACTCCAGGGAATCAGCGAAGCAATTGTCAAGAATGCACGCAATCCTCTTAACAAGATTATCCGTGATCAGCTCCAGGGTCGTGAGCTTGTTTCACTCATGCGTTCTTACTACGAGCAGTCTGTCAGCTTCAACAAGTATGCTGATGCTCGTAGCGTTGTTAACCACCGTCTTAATGCTCTCTACAACAGCCTCAACTCCCTCCAGATGGACATTACCCGTGCTCTCCAGGACTTCATGAACCAGGAGACCTACGTCCGTATTGATCAAACTTCTCAGCAGATGGCACACAACATCCGTCGATTAACTGACCTCGAAGGTAGCCTCATTTCTGCTGAGCAGGCTATACTTACCGCTGATACCAAGCTTAACATGGAGCTTGATGTACCTGACTTTGCTAAGTTAAAGATGGTCGGTGGTGGTTACCTTGAGGACCTCCTTAAGGGCTTCAGTTCTCTCCAGGCTGGACAGACTGGTGGTGTTGTTGACCAATCACGTGTTGCCCTCCTCCCCAATGTTGTTCCTAAGCTCCATGAAGTTGATATGGTTTCATTCGGTGGTATTCTTCAGCAGCGTTTGAATGAGTGCCAAGCCGCATTCTCAAATGTCCGCAACCGCCTCAAGGATTGGGCTGATTTTGACAATATCTTCCTCAGCATTATGAACAAGGGTGAAAAGATGGAAAACATCGCAGCTCAGCTCCAGATTAACAAGAATACTTATCAAAAATTAATTACTATATTAAACTCAAATGTTAAATTATTCGATGTTAATAATGGTACAGATGTTAGTGGTTATGAAAATTCAAATACATTAGAAGTATTAAGTGAAGAAATTCAAAGACTTACTATGAATGTTGGTAACATATCAAATAATTCTGATGATATTATTAAAAATATAATTAATATTAATGTTTTCGAATCATTTATCAAACAATATTGTGAGTGGATTGTAAGTATGTATCGCAATTGGCAATGCGACCCATCTGCAATAACAACATCTGGACTTGCCGGTAAATCAAATGAAGAACTCAAAAAACTCAAGGAAAAAATTTTAGTAAATATTAAAACACAAATTGAAAATATTAATAAAAACTTTAAATTATATACTGAGGCATTGAAGGATAAAAATATTTCTGCAGACCCTAAATTATCGGGAAAGACACCAATGGAAATTTTGATGAATGTTAAACAAAACAATAATTATATAAGTGGTGGTAAGAAGCGTCGTTCTGCCAAGAAGTCTTCCAAGAAGCACCGTGGTGGCAAGAAGAAGTCTTCTAAAAAGAAGTCATCCAAGAAGCACCGTGGCGGCAAGAAGAAGTCATCCAAGCGCCGTTCCTCAAAGAAACGTTCATCCGGACGCCGTTAAATAAAATTTCTTTCTTTCTTTTATGAAACACATATTAAATGATTTATATCTTTCCCAAAAGAATTCGGGAAATCCAGTTATTGATTCTTTGCTCCAGCAGAAACGTAATTTTATTGAAAAAATGCAAGACAAGCCCCAAAATTCCATGAATTACTGGGATTCTATCCAGGTTCTCAACTCAAGGATTGATTATCTATATCAAAAGCTTGGTATTCCTCAGCCCCCAACACCACATTCTGAATCTGTAATTAATACCCAGCTACAAAATGCTCCAGTAAATAAAGATTATATTGAAAAATTATTGAAAGCTTATGCTAATACAACACATTCATTTGTAGGAGGTGGTCCTAAGTATCGTAAATTGATAGATGACTTAGAAAAAATAGATTACCAGGCATTCGGCGGATTAATTCATTCACGCATTAATGGAGTAAAAAATAAAAATGTTCGTCAAAAAGCAGGAAATACAATTGGAATAATTGATAAATTATATAATATTTATAAGTCTGAAGGTAATAGTTCTGAAAAATTAGATAAATTTGAAAATGTATTAAAAGAGTCAAATAATTATCATCGCGATATTGTTTATACAACAGTCCGTGGTTTGTCAAAGAAATTAGGCAACTAATTTTAATTTTTTTCTTTAAAAATAAATTATTTTAATATTTTAATGGAAAATTATTATAATTACTTAAAAAAGAATGGACTACGTAAGGAATACGCTTTTGTAAAAAGATGTAATTTTCTTCCAATTATTGGAGGAAAAATTCCTAATTTAGACTCACCACTTGATTCAACTCATAGCCAATATAGAAATGAATTCTTCTTGTTTCATTCAATACCAGTATCAAATAAGAAAGGTTTATTAAAAGGAGGAAATAATGTTTCTACTGGACCAATAGCAGTTGAAAAAATTCATATCGGTGAAAAACCACCAAGTATGACAAGAGAACAAATAAATACTTCATTAAATAAATTTGGTAAATTTATAGTTGATAAGTTAAATATTGTTCCACCAATGCAAGGATATTACAAAGAAGAAAAAAAAGAACTGTCGCCCGAAAAACAATTAGAAAAAAGATTAAGCGGTAATTATCAAACTACATATAAAGATAATATTCCAATTGGTCCTGGTAAATTAGTTCTTTATTTAGAAAAGAACTTATCATATAAACCAGGTAATGGAATTATTTTTATTAATGAAACTACAAAAATAATTGGAAAAGTAATTGATTATTCTGTTAATACAGGTAAAATTATTATTGAACTTAAAAAGGAAAATTTACCTCCAGGGATAACAAGTGGAACTAACTGGAGTATTGATTTATTTGGTTTATTTGGACCTTTATCCTATGAAAAAACAAGTAAATACTTAGAAAAAGTTAGCGATGAATTAAATATTAAAACCAAAAAATTAATTAAACATGGATTGATTGATTATCATGTTAAGAATCCTAATACTGGTAAAAAAGAAAAAAAACAAAGTAATATAGATATTTTAGATAAAGTATTAGATGGAATTCGTCCAACTATTGCAGATTTAATTAAACATAATATTAAATTTTTACCAATCATTGAACCTGCAGAAGAATATAATAATTTTTGGGAAGTTGTTGCAAGAAGTGGTACATTTGGTGGTAATAGATATACTGGAAAAATGTTAGCTAATAAAGTAGCAACTGAATTGGTAAAAGATTATCCAAATTATACTGAATACATACAAGAAAATATTTATAAAACACTTAATATGAATGTAATATTAACACTTGAAAAGTTATTTAACTTCAAAGTGATATTTATAAGTAAATTTGATGCAAAGGAAGATAAAATAAAAATATATAAACATCCTAAAGAACCTAAAAAAGTGTTTGAAAATACAGGTATTGGTAATCGTGAAAAAACTGATGAATTTGTAGATAAAAATATAAATACAACTATTTTAACAGGAGTTAAAAATAATTATACAGATAAATTAATGGACTATCAATTAATATATTACAATATTCAAGAGTTAAACGAATTAAAACCTTTCAATGACACTAATAAAAATGTTTTAGTTGCCGAAATGAATAAATATTTACCTTATCAAATGATTAGTATTCGTGAAGGAATGATGATGTGCCAAAACTTTATGGAAGAAAGTAATCCATCATTTTATGTATTTTTAGGTTACATCAGAGATGATATTTACCAACTTATTGCAATTGATGGTAAAACACAAATTGAAGCAAAAATTCTTCCCTATGATATTAAAAAATTCATTATAGATTCTTGTGGAATTTATAAGAATGCTCAACTCAAATTCTTAACTTAAGAAGAAAAGTTTATACTTCAAATATGAGCAGTATGTTGATGGAAATAAAGACAGCAAAGAGTAATATTTTCAGATGTCTTATCGAGTCACTCAAAGAATGTTTAACTGATGTTAACTTTGAATTTTCACCTCAAGGTATTCGCGTATTAAATGTTGATAATGCCCGTACAATTGTGGTTCATTTAAAGTTAGAACATGATAAATTTGAGTCATACAAGTGCCCAAAGACAGAAATTGTAGGTGTTAATATGGGTTATTTCTTCAAGATTATGAAGACAGTATCAAATCATGATACCATTACACTTTTTATTGAGAAGAATGACGAGAATAATTTAGGTATCCGTATTGAAAATGCAGATAAGAATACTCGTACAACTTATAAACTTAAGACTCTTGATTTGAATATAGAGAAATTAAAGATACCAGATGTTGTATTTGACAGTAGAATTATGATGCCAAGTGCAGATTTCCAGAAGATTTTACGTGATATGCGTAATTTCTCAGAAAAGGTAGAAATTAAGTGTGCAGGTAAGCAAATATCATTTAAATGCAAGGGTGATTATGCAGACCAAGAAACAGTTATATTCCAGAATACAACATCAGAAACAGTTATTGAAACAACAGATGATGTTATTTTCCAGGGTAAATTCAACTTAGATTCTCTTATTAGCTTCACAAAATGTACTAATTTATGTAACAGTGTAGAATTATTCATGAAGAATGATTATACTTTAATAGTTCGTTATAAGGTTGGAGCATTAGGTGAAATTAAGTTTGCTTTAACCCCAATTGCAGAAGAAAAATAATTTACAATTTTTTCCCTTTTAAAAAATCAAAAAAAGAAATTGATTTTTATTAAATTAAAAATATAATTAGATAATAAATGAACACAATTGAATCGGAGTTAAATTATCTTGCACTCTGCATCACCAAGTGGAATAATGGTGTATGGAAAATGCCTGAGAAAGAATTATATGAAGAATTTCAACAAAAGTATAAAACTTTACTTGAAAATAAAAAAAATGAAAATTTAACAATTAAATCTGTTTGTTAATCAAATAGCTCAAATGCTTCCTTAATAGTCTGATTCTTTTCACCAGTCTTGAGGAAGTTGATGATATCATCCATGGCAAATTTAGCCTTTCTGGATAATCCAGACACATTCTTAATTTTTTCTATTTTTTCAATAAAATGTTCCTTATTGATTCGACTCTTAATTGCAATTAATAAACGTAATGGTCCATCCATCATAATAAATGGATTATACTCTTCTGATATCAGAGAATCTAAATATTCATTCCAATCTATATCCTTTGTAATGTTCTTCTTTGTAATAAAGTTAAACACAAATACTGTATTCTCCTTAGTTCTATTACGTTTCTCAGTATCTGCAATATTATCTTCTATTTCATCAGTCTTTCCTTGACTTTCTAATTCAGCAATATTCTTGGGACTAATATCTTTGTCCCTTGGGATACTTGCAATTGTATCTTTGTAATCCTGTAAAATCTTATCACAAAGATAATTTATAATTTCCTGAGAACATTGCAAATCTGAAATTAATGATAATTTATACTTTGCAAATATATAATCATTTTCATTCTTTCCATTCACAAAGTTATAATTCTTGATGGCTTTATACATAATAAGACGACCAAATAATTCTTCTAACTTCTTTAATTTAAGTTTATAATCTGGTACATTTGATTTAACCATTTTACTAATCATAGCGGATAACTTACGATTGACCATATTAATCTTATCCTCTTCAGATTTATTAGGGTCTGTGTTATCTGTAGCAGTCTTATAACCGGTTTCCTTCTTTCTTGTTTCATCAATCTCATGTGGCTTATACATAACACCCTTATAATTAATCCATTTTACACACTGATTTAAAATATTTACATCCTTCTTTTCTTTATCGTTATTCCAAATCTTAATTGTATTTGTTCTTGGATTAATTGAAATACCAGTTATTGTCTCAGAATCTTCAATATCGTTAATCAAGTAATCACATATTAATGCCCTTGATAACTCCTCCCAAGTATCTTTATAATGGAGTTTATTTACCTTAAAACTAAAACAGCCACCATTACGGTTCTTTGGGTCTTCCCAAATAGGCTCAATGCCCTTACGCATAAGATATAAGATATAATCATCAAATGGTGGGAAATTCTGACATAACCACTCAAATTCTTCATCAAACTTAATTTCACATAAGTTCGCATAAGACCCAATATCCCAAGCTTGTTCAGTAATACTATGAGACCAAAGTACCCAAGTATCACTTAATTTATCATTCTTACTTATTGGAGTCTTTTTAACAACAGTTGAAGGTTTAGTTCTTATAGGTTGTGGAGGATTTGCTCCAGATTGTGCCGCTCTGGCAATATCTGCAAAGCTCCTGGGACGTGCGCTATTGAAGTCTTTAACTACTCTCTCAGCCATGATATTATATATTCATATTATTCTTAAATCGTTTTTTTCAATTTGGTTTAAGATTTAGTTACAATATATTTAATATGGAATTTCAGATATTTTCTCTAATAAACCAAGAAAACCCAATGACTCCTCAAGAAATTCAGATAATATCTACAGTAAAAAATAAGGAAAAAATATTGATTGTTGGTAATACTGACGGACGTCTTGAACTGGCTTTATCTATAGTAAATCCAAATTCAAAAATAGATGTTTATCATAACACCCCCCAAAAATTAGTTCAAATTAAAAATAATATAATTAGATATAATAATACTCCAACACCTGAATCGAACCTATGTAATTCTTCAGATATTTATGATGCTATTATTTTTACTGAAATAAATAATTTAGCTGCTATGAAAGCAGCAAGAAGATTGACTAATTTAGAAACAATAATATTTCCAAAATACTTTGATATAAAAGAATTCCATTCAAGAGAATATCCAACACTTGTTAGTGCAATTTATAATGTTCGTAAGATTGAAGGTAATAGTGACTCTCAAAATAAAAATATAGATTATTATTTAAATATTGGAGAAAAAATAATATCATTTAATTATCCGATGATAATTTTTACAGATGCTGAATTAGAACCGAAAATAAGTAAAATGATAAATGGTAAAGATAATATTAAATGTGTTATTAGAGAATTTAGCGAAACTTATTTTATGAAAGATATTGAACGTTTACGTGAATTACAAAAAACTTATCATATTTGTAATATAAATCCAGGAAAAGACACCCCACATTACATAATAATGAATAATAATAAATTCTATTTCTTAGAAGAAGCAATGAAAATAAAGGAATCTAAAAAGTACATGTGGATTGATTTTGGTTTATGTCATGTTGCAAGAAATCCCGAATTTATTAATATGTGGATTAAAGATATACCGGATAAAGTCCGTCAAATGTTAATTACACCGTATGATTCTGGAAAATCAGCAAATATTGATTATTACCGGACAATTTATCATAATATAGGAGGAGGTTTATTTGGAGGAAGCAAGGAAAATATGACAAAATACATAGAATTATTTAAAACAAAGTATCAAAAAATATTAGATGAGGGTTGGTATCAATTAGATGAAGCTGTGATGCATATGGTATTTCATGAAAACAGTGAATTATTTTCACCATCATTTGGAGATTACCCTAATATGATACAAAATTTTATTTTACCATATTCAGATACTTTGCTAAATAACCATATTCAATTATATATGAATAATAGAATTTGGAATAAAGCAGCTTTACTTCTCGATTATATAAAAGAATATTATACTGTTAATCCAGATAAAATCTGGTTCTATCTACAGTATGGCATAATTAGTTATTATTACATTAATAATGGTATAATTCCTGATGATTTCTTAGAACTTTTGAAAAAAAATCCAGAATTTGTTAAAAGTAATGTAGGTAATTTAAGATATTATTCTAATCATCCTAAACTCTTTCTAACATTTGATTAATCTCATTATTTTGTTCAGAATGTATCATTCCTAATAAAAATTCTTTTCGTGTTCTGATTTTTTCCTTTAATTCAACATTTGAATTTGATAAATTTATCCATTCTTTAATTAAATTAAAAATTTCTGTTTTATTATTTGTAAATTTATTATAAGTTAAAATCATGTTATAATATACTTCATATTGATGATATGTATCTAATTTGGCACCTTGAGGGTGTTTATGACTATCTATTAAATATCTACCTAAATGTATTATATCATTAAATGAATTATTGATAATAGCATATTTAAATGAAGATGCTGCCAACCATAAATTCCTTCTTGAAACATCAAAATTACTTAATGAATCACAATAATCTCCACAATAAATATTAAATAATTCTTTATTTTCAGCATAAATACATCCAAATATCATTTCTTCAGTAACTGACCATTTATTTTTCAAACACCATTCTAATTCTTGTTGACATTTCTTAATAAATTGAAGTAACTCTTTTTTCCCTCCTATCCAAAATGTACCTGCTATTTTTCCTCTCATTATTCTATAATATTCATTTCTATCTCTAACTTCATTTTCAGTGCAAAAAGACATCATGTTAATATGAATTTTTGAATCTTGGTAAAATTCTGGAATTTTATAAAAGAATTCATCATTAACAGGTGATAAATCAAAAGCACGAAAATCTATCCATGCAAATCTATCAGATTTAAATGGGTCTAATGTTATTGCTTCTTCTACAAAATCGACCTTAGAATTAATTATTAGATGATACAAAGGAGTAAATTTTTTAATGTCTAAATTAGAAATGTGATATCTACGGTCACCTTCAATAAAATCATTTAGTCTATTCCACAAACGTAAATCTTCAAAGTTTTTAGTAATAATTAATGTTTTATGCATTAATTTTTCACGATACTTTATAACATGTTCTTTTAAATCTGGCTCAATAAATATTACTAAATTAATATCTTTTTCTAATAAAATTTTACTTGATTCAAGATATTTTTCAACAGTACAAAACCCTTCAGTATATTTATTATTTTCTTTTTCACGAAGTTTAAAAAAGGCGGTAACAAAAGTTACATTATTCATATTTATTATTTTTAATTTTTATTCAGAAATTAAACCCATCTGTTTTGTTAATTCTTCTAAATCCATATCTTTAATATCTGCATCTATTTCTAAACCAATTTCATCTGCTAATTCATTATTGGTCTTGATATTCTCAAATTTTTCTAACTCATCTACAGATAGGTCCTCACCGTTTAATAACTTATCTATCCAAGATATTAATACTGTATTCTTTTCTATTCGTTTGTACCTAACTGAATCAATTGACATTAAATATGATTTAATATTTGATAATTCTTCATTTTTACTTTGAAGAGTTCTAATTTCATCCTTTAAAATATCAATAATAATATTTTCACTTGGTGATATTTTATTCTTAAATACTTCTTCATTTAAATAATTATTTTGCCTTTTTAAATTTTCTATTTCTTTTCTTAAAATTTCATTTTCTTTAGTCAATTTATAATTCTCCATTCCTATATTTGTTTGTAATAATTCAGTGAAGCTATCAACAATTTTCTTTGGACCCATAGGTTCAATAATTATTTCTGGTTCTGGTTCCTTAGAACAACCACTTCTTTTTAGGTAGTGGACCATAAAATGTGAAGACCACTCAATATAACTACCAAAAGATTGAAGACAATTTTTGCATTTGAACATAATTTAAATACAATTTATTCTTTTATATTATGTTTTATATATGTAATGTTTGTAATAAAAAATTTGCCGATTACTTTCAGTTTCTTGGACATCTTAATTTGAAGGGTCATAATGAAAGAGTTATTGATTATTTACAAAATAATAATAATCCAATAGATGTTATTTATGAACAAGATAGACTTTCAATAATTGAGGCAAAGTTGGATAATTTATTAAATACACCAAAAATAAAAAATATACAAAATTCTATTTCTTACGTTATTCCTGATACTGATTTTGAAGAAAAAGAGTATTTTATTGCAAAATGTTTTAAAGATACTGGATACAAACCATTTGATCTTAAAAATAAGATGTATAAAATCGAATTAAATGAAAAAGAAATATATGACTATAATGGATATTATTTTACAAAATCTTATCATAATATTTATTTATCAATCAAAGATAATCTTCCTGAACATTTATTGGAATATTATAAAAAAGCTTTAATTTTGTTTGATATTAATTCAGATTATCAAAACTCAATAATGAAAGCATATCAAGAGATTATTCATAATCGCGAATAACAACACCTCTTGGGAATCTTGGAATTCCTAAATCAGTTAATCCTTGGTATCTAATTGTTAACTTCTTTCCGAGATATTTCTTTCCTTCTTTATATAATTTTGCTCTTTCGTCATGTGTACCCATTGGGCGAACAGTAACATTTGTCTTCTTACCATTTTTATCTGTCCACTCAATAATCCAAAGTACTAAACATTTTTCATTACCTTCACCCTCTGTAAAATCTACAATCTTTGCTTCGGATTCATCAGTTGGCTTAATTTTAATTAAATCGTTGCTTCTTGTTGGACCAAATTTATAAGGTGATTCTGTATTTCGTAACATTGCACCTTCATAACCATTTTCGAGATACTTTTCATACAACTTTTTCATTTCCTCTTCAGATTTAATAACTTTTGTTTCAACTAACTTTACACTCTTTGGTTTTGCAGCTTTATGGAGTTTTGAAAGAAGTTGTGACCTTTCATTAAAAGACATTTCTAAATTGCTTGTATCAATTAGGTCATAAACATGATATTCCATAACCTTTTCTTTTTCAGCCTCAAATTCATCTAATGCTAAGGATTTACGAGTAATACTTGTAATTTCTTGAAATGTAAGAGCTTTTGTAAAAAGTTCTCCATCAATATACAAACCGGGTTTTAACATTTTCTTTAGGTCAGCTCTAATATGATTTAAATGGTGCCATTCTTTGCCTTCACGACTTACTAAATATACTTCTCCATCTGAATTTAGACTTGCTAAACATCTGACACCATCTAATTTAGGTTGAATGTTCGCAGGATATTTAATTTTCTTACCATCTTTTGAAAACTCCTTAGCTAACATTGGAGATACACGAAGCGTGCTTGGTGATTCAGCTTCTTTCTTAGATTCAGTATATCCCTTGTCTTTTTGTCCAGACCATTTAGCATTTGCTTCAACAATAGCTTGTTCAAATGGTGTGGTTTCATTCTTTTTTCCAATATTTTTACCAGTTGTTACTTCCTTAGTTACTGTTGTTTGTTTTCCATCAATTTGTCCATAAACAGTTGTTATTACAGCAGTTGAACCTGCTTCATCTTTGTCAGCAGTAACTGTAATTGTCCATTGGCGTAATTTGTCTTTTACAGCTGTATATAAAGTTGGAAATACCTTCTTAGCAGTCATAATATATAATAATATAGTAGTTTTAAATCAAAATAATCAATTTGCTTTGCAACTTAAGAAATAAATTTTAATAAATAATATGTATAATGAAATTACTATTTTTTGTATAGGATTCTTCGTAGGATACCTATTTAAAAAAAATGAAAAATCATATTTGCTAACAGGTCTTAATATTGCAACAGTAATGAATCAATGGTATAAAGATGTAAAAAACTATTTAACGCCAGACTATTTAATTAAAGGAGTAGTTTATTTTGAAAATGGTTACATTCCATTGAATGAAGATGATTTTGATATTAACGAAACAGGAATAAAATCATATAAAGAACTTTTACCAAAGCCAATTGGAATATCATTCTATTATAAAAAAGTAAATTATATGTTAAAATTAAAGGATGCACGACAAGTTAATGAAATACAATTTAAATCGAATGGTAAAAGTATAAAAAAGTTCTTGTCAGTAATGATTGATGGCAAAGAGATATTGCAAGAACTAAAGGTATATGCAGGTCCATTTGAAAACTTTTATTGTTTATCAGAAGTATTATTTGATGACCTTTATCCCGGTTGTCAAAAGATAGAGATTATCAATGAGTTTGGTGACTTAGAGACATTCAAAGGAAATGTTAATATTATTTCATTGATTTAATTGTGAATTTTTTCTCTCAATATTTTATGAAAAGTAATAGATATATTTTACCAGATTCAACAAACTTTATTGATTACATAAATAAAGAATTCTCTGAATACAAATCAAAATCTGATATCAAGGAAACATGTGATACTTCAGTGATACCAAAAAAACTTGAAGCAACAAAATTCCAGGCTTTATTACAACAATATATAAATGATGAAACCCCATATCGTGGAATACTATTGTACCATGGTTTAGGTGTAGGTAAAACTTTTAGTGCCTTAGGAATAGCTGAGAAGATGAATCGTCAGGTTGTTGTTTTGTTACCTGCTGCCTTGAAATCACGTTGGGTTGAGGAGTTTGCAAAAGTTGATCCGGTTAAATATGGCAAGCCAGACAATTATAAAACTTTGGAAGATTCACAAAAGAAAGTAATAGACAAACGTATTTTTGAATTAATCTCCCAAAAATATACTTTCATTTCACATAATGCCTATAATGTTGCTGACCAATTATTTGCTCTTCGTAAGAAGGAATTCCAAAAAACAAATGAGGAGGGTGAAGGTGAATTTGATTCAGGTTACGTGGTAAAACATATTGGTTCCCTTGATAACAAATTATTGATTGTTGATGAAATACATAATGTTTTAACAAATATTACTTCTGCTGGTTCAAAGAATGGATCCCGTATTTATGAAATGATTATGCGTGCCAAGAATCTTAAAATGTTAGCTTTAACAGGAACCCCAGTAATTAATGACCCTTTTGAATTAGCGGCACTTTTCAATATGCTTCGTGGTCCTATGTATATTGACCGTGAAATGTATACAGCATTCCCAGAAGATTATTCTAAGTTCCGTGAATACTTTGTGGATCCAATTTCTTATAGTATAAAAAATAAGAGTATTTTTGAAGAACGTATTGCTGGTTTAGTATCATATGTACGTGGTTCTAATGATGAAAATTATGATGTTTATCCAAAGAGAATGGACCACTTAGTAGAAGTACCAATGAGTTTGTATCAATGGAAAGTTTATGTTAAAACTCGTCAGAAAGAAATTGAAAAAGAATTACGTTCTAAGTCATTCCTTGGTGTTAAAACTGCAGCACAAAAATTGAAGAGACCATTCCCTGATTCTTCAGTTGATTTTAAGACAGGCTCTCGTTCTGCAAGTAACTTTGTTTTCCCTGAGGAAATCCCCAAACCACCTGCAATTAAACCAAATGAATCAATGAAAGAATTCAAAGACCGTATTGATGAAACAATTAAGCAATTAACTAAGCAAGATTTAGTGGATCGTTTGGATATGTATTCACCCAAATATAAATATATTATTGACTTTCTAAATAAAAATAATAAAGGATTAACTATTGTTTATTCAGATTTCTTAACTTTAGAAGGTATTGGTATCTTGAAAAAAGTATTAGAATATCATGGATATACTAAATACCGCGCAGATACTGGTCGTGATTATCATCGTTTCATTGAATATTCCGGCGACATCGATGAAGTAGAAAGAAATATTAGCAAAGCCGCTTTTGTTGACCCAGATAATAAGGAAGGAAAGAATGTAAGAATACTTCTCGGTACAAGTGCTATGGCAGAAGGTTTAGATTTGAAGAATGTACGTAATGTTATAATTATGGAGCCATATTTCCATAATGTAGTTTTGAAACAAGTTGTTGGTCGTGCAGTAAGAAGATGCTCACATATTCTTTTACCTTATAAAGAGCGTGATGTTAATGTTTATTTATTAGTTTCAACTCGTCCTGAAGGTGGTAATCTTGCATATCCTGGCAATGATAAAATGACTACTGACCAAATGTTACTCCTTCGTGCCAAACAAAAAGAAAAGTTAAATAATTCATTCTTAGAAGCAATGAAGGAAATGGCTATCGATTGCGAACTTAATGAGGAGATTAATAAATCCAAGAAGAATCCTATTAAATGTGCCGTTTGTGAAACTAAGAATACTATTATGTATAAACCAGATATTGAAATACATATGATTAAAGGTAATTCCCATTGCATAAAAGAAAATCTGGTAATTGAAGAAACCATAACAGTTGATAATGTTGAGTATGGAATTGACAATCAAAATAATATTTATGATATATCGGTTTCACCACCAAAGAAAGTTGGACGTTTAATTGATAACAAGCCTGTTATTTCTAAAAAAGGGCAAAATTCCAAAAAAGGTTCTCCTAAGAAAACACATAAGAAAACAATAATTAAAGGTGGAGATTATTTAAATATATTCTTTAAAAAATAATTTTTTCTATTTAACAAAATCAGGTTCTGCTTCAATAGTAGTAATACGTAAAGTTATTAAATGTTGAAGTTCATTATTTGCAGGAACATTAGGTGCATTATCAGCAGGGAAAGTGAAAGGTGTTCCATCTGGATTTAGAATATTGATAGTAAGACGATTGAGATTGCCTAAATTACTACGACGATAAATGATACGATAATGTGGATCAACAGTAAAGAAGTTACCGCGAACCTTATCGGGGAAAATCTTAACTGGACCTTTGTTGAGGAAATTCTTAGGAATTCCTAATTCAAGGTCATTATTGGTACCATCCCAATTACCATTGATTTCTTGGAATTGTATTAAAAAGTAAGGTTGACCATTTATTGGATTAGTTAAACCATCTGGTAATAATGGGAATGTTACTTCTACTACCTCAAAACTAAGTATATCTTTGTATGTATAGTCTAAATATGGTCCTTTAGGAGAACCAGTATTTTTAGAATTATTTTGAACAAAATTAACTACATAATTATTAAGATTGGGATAAACATTTCGGTCACGATCACGAGAATCAATATAAATATTATATTCAATCTTTTTGTCACGAAGGTTATATGCTTTATTATAAAGGTCTGTAACAACGATTTTTGTATCATTATCACTTAAAACCTTTTCTTCTGGTTCGTCTAATAAACGTTTATTCTTAAAACCATTTAGAGAGTAACGCATCATATCTTTACGTGTATCCTGGTCACTTTCAATAGGGATAACAGTATTGCGGTCACTAACGTAACGGTCAATAGTTGATGCATCCGCATAAAGTCTTTGCATAATATCAGGGTTTAATTGAGGGTCAGCAAACTGAATTCTATTAGGAAAAGCTTCCATACTAAGCTGGGTATTTTTACCATTTTCATAAGCAGCAGCATCAATGGCACGCTTTTGATTTTCATTATATCTAATTTTCATATTATCGATTAATAAAGGTAGAAATTCCTCAACAACACGATTGTTCATATTCTTAACAAATTCAGTAGGTGTATATTTAGTATATGTGCTTGCATAGGCATTAAAAACACTTTTCATGCGATTATCCATTAATAAAGAGTAATCCATTTCAGATGAATAATATGTGTTATTTTGAATATTCTTATCAATAAACTCTTTGAGAATATTTTTATTTTGTTCACTAAAGAAGAAATCAGCCATTAATATTCAAAAAGAAAAAAAACCAAAAAATAAACTTTAGAAAAGAACCAAATAGTTCTTGAACTTTTTAATTTAAGAATAAGAAACAATATAAAAATATATGAGTACAACTTGTAATTTTGCATACCCTGAAAATGATACTGAAGACTATAATGTAACTTTTACTAATTTACGTAAAGAATTTATATATGGTGAATATAAGGATTATGAACATCATGTTCAAGTTGGAAAAAATGATGCTAAAGTTATATTAACACCAGAGGAAAATCCAGATCTGAGTAAAGTTAAGAAAACAACTCAATCTACCCTTCCTAAACTCTAAAGAATTCTTTTCTTCTTTCATTCATCTGGTCATCTTTAACAGCATAACCAGTAACTACTTTAAATGGTAATCCTTTTAATCTTTCAAGAATGAAGTTAATACAATAAACACCACATTCTGAATTTTTATATTGATGTTGAACTGTATTATACTTATATTCGAGAGATTCGCCGATATCATTATGGAAATCAGAAGCCATTCTACGCATAAAGATATCTATTTCTTTAGGTGGCTTTCCATCAGTATCATTGGCATTACCTACAGAATCAAAAAATTCGACTGATTTAGTTTTTGCACCACCTTTTTGATAATACTTGTCAACGATACCTTTATCAGACCATTTTTTGATGTCATCATTATCTCTTAGGTCAATTAAAACAGCAACCCAATGGCTACCACCTTGATGATGATAATCCATATTATAAACATTAGCAATTACTCTAATTCCACCCTTGTATAATTTACAAATATCTAATTTTTTATACTCGGGAATATAACTTTCAAAATCAAGTGCTGCTGTGCCTAAATAAATAAAGAAAGGATATTTTTCTTCATATTGAACCATAACATCATCAATATCATAGTTACTTAACCAAGCATGTTTTTTCTTAGGAATTGGTGGTTTAAATACATGTTTTAGGTCATCACTTATCTGTTTACCTTGACGTGTAGTTAACCAGCAAGCTTCATTTGTGCCACAACTTGTTTTAAATTCTTCTTCAATCTGGTCTCTTAATTCCTTTTTACCTTTCCCATTAATATCTATAATAATTTTACCATTTAATTTATTAACTGTTTGAGCTATTTTTTTGAGTTCTTCAAATGTATAACAACTTCCTTGGGTAAATTCACGAGTTGGAGAACACTTTTTAGCATCTGGTTGTTGGTCTTTACGATATTCATCCTCAGTAGGTTGAATAAAATCGAGGGATCTAATTGAACCCAAAACATATTGGATTACTTCTGAATCTGCCATATATATTTAAAAGAAAAAACTTGGGCGGGAGTAATAAAACTTGGGCGTTCAATAAAACTTGGGCGTTCAATAAAACTTGGGCGTTCAATAAAACTTATCTTCAAGTATAAATAACTTTTCATTTTCAAATTTAACAAACATTTCATTTTTTTCCGCCATATTGATTTCATTATCTAAATTATTCTTTCTTTCAAATTCATATTTTCCTAAATTCATAAAGGTTGTTAAGTAGATGTCAAAATAATATTTCTTATTAACATATTTAATTAAATTTACCTTTATAGGAACTTTTACATAAATAGGGTAATCTCTAAAAATTAATAAGGCTTTACCTTCATTATATACCTTATCATTTTTCCATGTATGATATATTTTATAACAAACATCCTTTAATTTTAGGTCATCAAAACTTTTTCTAATTGTATTTAAAATTCTATCTAAAATTTCTTCATTTTTTACACGATTTTTACATTGTTCGATGACATGCTTTGATACGTGAAGATTATTTAATTTTATATCAGCATGCATATAATATTTATTATTATTACTAATACAAAAAAATCAATTTGGAAAGCAAAAAATCCTTTGGCTCTTAATTGATTTTTTAAGAAAAAAAATTAAATTACTCCTCCTCAGACTCACTGGCGACTTCCTTTACAGGCTCACCAAGATGAGGATTTACTAAACTCTGAACTGCAATATATGAACACTTCTTATCCTTGAGAAGTGCCTGCATAGCAGCCTTTGATTCTTCCTTGCTATCAAGGATTTCCTTAATCTTATCCTTGAATAATGCTTCAAGCTTCTTATCAAGCTTGAAGAGGGTCTTATGACCCTTCTCATCCTCACAAGTAAGATTATTCTTCTTTGGGTACTCACATAACATGCGAACTACCTCTGCCTTTAACATAAGATCCCCTTCCTTTCGGTCAAGAATCTTTGCTAAATCCTTAGAAATTGGTCGAGGGAACTCCTTTCGGACATTCTTCTTCTTACTACGGAGATTCTTCTTAAGACTCTCAATTTCCTTAATATTAGCTTCAAGTTGCTTAGTTACATTCTTGTATTGAACAAGTGTTTCATGTAAATGTGCAAGTACCTCAGAAATAGGGTCATCTTCAGCAGGAACTTCTTCCTTAGGTGCTGGTGTCTCCTCCTTTTGAGGTGCCTCCTTTGCTGGAGCCTTCTTGGAAGGCTTAGTTACAGTTGCGGGAACCTCCTTAGTGACTTCGATTTCGCAGTCAGAAGATTCAGGGGTGAGCTCAACATTAGATTGTTTGGTTGCTTGGGACTTCTTAGGCATGATATAGTATAAATTTATCTTTTTAAATACCTTTAAAAATCAATTTTTATTTAAGGAAGAAAATATGGCTATTTTGAGAAAATTGATTTTTTGGGTCTTGAATGAAAAATTATATAGTCGTTTAAATGACCAAGAAGATTACCTCTACTACCAGCGCTTCAAGTTACGATGAAGTTTTCCGTCGGATCCAAGAAATGGAAAGACTACAATTTAAAGAAGAAAATGATCGGGACTTTGACTTCTACATGAAGAATAACAAGTACAATAAAGAACAGTATCATTATAATTCTTTCGAAAGATATGAAACTGAAACCCGAAATACAACAATAAATTGTTGATTCCACAACCTTTTTTTCTTTATATTTATTATGTATGAAATAATAATTATAATACTTATTGCAGCAATAGCATATCTGTTTTATACAAAAGAAAGTAATGAAAAAAAGTATGAAGAAAAAATGAATAAGATAATTGCAAGTTTAGAATCAAAACCATCCCAAATTGGAGGCATAATAGACGATCAAATATTAACAAAACAACTTGCACAAGCCAGAATTGAAGACACCCTTCTTGCCCCAGAAATTCGTGGTCCTTTCCCTATTGCAAACTCAGGAGTTGCAATTAATCAAAATCCCCGTATTTTACCAGGACAATATGTTAATGATCCCGAATATTTATCCTATCAGCAAGTTGGATTCTTAAACAATAATGAAGGAGACAAACCAACTATTCTTCCTCTATTTGGTAAAAAGAAATATCCCCGTAGTGACCAATGGGAATATTACTATCAAACTGATAAATATAATCAGATTAAAATTCCTATTGAATATAAAAAAAATTATGCTTTAATGAGCAAAGATGTTATTAAAATTCCTGAATATAATAAGGATTTTGTAGTAACAATTTATGATTATGACGCTCCTAAATATATTCCTTATGTAGTCTAACTCAATTGTAATTTCTTAGACCCCCAAGCTCCCTTAACAACAGGAACTGTTTGTTCTCCTAATGTCGGAAAGTTGAATGATGGGAATTCATTATTTGGAACTACTTTCTTAGGTTCTTCTTTAGTTGTCATTATACCTTTTTTAGCATCCCACTCCTTCCTTCTTTGCATAATTCTTTTAATTCTGTCTTTTTTCTTATCTTCCTCAATTTGATAAATTGGTTTATACTCTTCGTCCATAATTTATTTATTTCCTATTATTTAAATCAAAATCAATTTGCCTAAAAAATCAATTAACCAGAAATTAATTTACAAAAAAAATTGATTTCCGAAAAAATCAATTAAGCAAAAATTGATTTCCGAAAAAATCAATTAAGCAAAAATTGATTTCCGAAAAAATCAATTAAGCAAAAATTGATTTCCGAAAAAATCAATTAAGCAAAAATTGATTTTTTTAGTTTAAAAGTAAAATATAATAAATATTATGGATAACTGGCGTAACCGTGGAAATGGAAATATTAACAACTGGAGACAGCATCCTTATGAAAAAAATTGGAGAAATCCTCAGCAAAATAAGAAGTGCCCTGATAAGTCAGAAAAAATGAATGAAAAGAAAATAGAAAAAAATGTAGATAAATCTTCAAACAAGAATGAAGAAAATCTTCTTGCAGCCCTTAAAAATATCCTTGATGATGAAGATATTTCTGAGGTAAATTCAATTACAATTACTAAGGTCGAACCTCAAATGATGATGAAAATGGGACCTCGTGGTATGCATGGAATGCCAAAAATCACAGGAATGATGCCTGGATTACCACCCCATATTATGCAGGCAATCTTATCACAGATTAATTCAGATGAAGAATCTGATGATAAAAAAGATACTTCACCAAAAGAAGAAGAATTTAAAATTGATATAGATGCAGAATATGATGAAATTAATTGTACTATTAAAACACTTGATGACCTAATTAAACTTGGTAAAAGTTTTGACCCAGAAACAGCTAAAAAATACCCTTTTAATCTTAAAAAGCTAAATGACGTTGTACCAACTATGGAAAAATTACAAAATGTTATTGGTATGACAGATATTAAAACTAATATTATCAATCAAATATTATACTTCCTTTCAGGTATTGAACCAAATGATAGCATGTTACATACTGTTATTCTTGGTCCACCCGGAGTAGGAAAAACTATGGTTGCACAAATTATTGGTGAAATCTATTTCAAACTTGGTATTATTAAGGGTGATGGGAAGAAATTCCCATTTATAATTGCCAAGCGTGATGACCTTATTGCAGGATATTTAGGTCAAACTGCCGGAAAAACTCAAGCTACTATTAACAAAGCAAAGGGAGGTGTTCTCTTTATTGATGAAGTTTATCAACTTGGTTCTGGAAGTGATGAAAAACGTGATATCTTTAGTAAAGAATGTATTGATACAATTAATCAAAATCTTACTGAAAATAAGCTCAATTTCATTTGCATTATTGCAGGATATCCTGAGCAAGTTCAAAAGTGTTTCTTTGATGTTAATGAAGGATTGAAGCGTCGTTTCCCATTCGTCTATTCAATTGAAAAATATACCGCTATGGAATTAGCAAAGATTCTTGATACTATGGCACAACCTAAAGGTTGGAAGATTGCTGATATTACAGAAGTATCAGACTTTATCAAAGAGAATTATGATTCATTCCCCAACTTTGGTGGTGATATCGAAACCTGGTTCTTCAATATTCGTGTTGCTCATGCTCTTCGTGTCTTTGGTCTTCATCCTCGAAATAGAAAGAACATTACCAAAGAAGACCTTCAAGCAGGATTTAAGTTATTCATGAAGGAAAAGAAGAAAGAAGAACCACTAAATCATATGTATTTATAAAGTACTTTGGATTTTTAAATTTTTTCTTCGTTTTTTGTATGTGTAATCTACTTTTACTATTCTTTTTAATTATTATTTTACTTAATTTTTGTCGGAAAACAACTGAAAATTTTGAAGGTTGGTATGTTAATAGGAGCCCTGTTTGTTATCCAATTTATCAAGAATATCTATTTAATCCTGACAACCAAAACAAAGAAATAGCACGGAAATTAGCTATTCAATCAGGCTGTGTTGATGCAGAATATTGGTGAAAATTGATTTATTTTTAATATTTTTTTATTATTATAATATGCCTAATTTTATTTTAACTGGACATGTTGATCATGGTAAAAGTACTCTGTGTGGAAGGTTGTTAGTTAATTATACAGAACAAGATTCACATTACTTAGATAAATTACGCCAAACTTCCCCGAATAACTGGCTTGGACAAATCTTTGATATTTATGATGAAGAACGTGAAAGAAATAAAACCTTTGAATGGGCAAAAATAGAAGTTTCACAAATAACATTATTTGATACACCCGGACATAAAACCTTTATTCGAGAATTCCTGCAAGCTTTAACAATTGAAAACATTACAGCATGTATTCTTTGTATTTCTGGAAAACCTGATGAATTTGAATCAGGATTTAGATTAGGAGACGTCAAAGAGTATCTTAAACTAATTCGTGCAGCTGGTTTAGCAAATATTTTAATTGTTTGGACTAAGAGCATTCCAACAGATAAAGACAAGAATGAACTCAATAGATTTATTAATCAGCTTGGATTCAAAAATGAATCTTTTAATGTTGATTCAGTAAATAATATTGGTATTAATGAATTATGGAACTGTCTAAAAGACTCCAACTTTCCTGAATCAAAACAAGAAGAAGAAACATTAACAGAAAAAGATAAATTTGTTGGAGAATTAAGATTCTTTGATAATGACAAAATGTACTGTGTTGGTTATAAAGGTATTGCTCACTCTGGTGGTGAAGAAGCAAATTTTGAATTAAAACGATTACGTATTGATTCACGTGAAACTAAATTTATTCAAACATCTAAACATAATCGTGCTGAATGTATTATTACACTTGATAAACCTATTAAAGTAGGAAAAAGAATAATACTAAGAGATGCATCTAATAGCACAATAGGCTTTTTAGTTAGAAAAATGTCCTCAAACTAATTCAAAGTAGTTTGAGGAGGACTTGAAGTGATTAAATCTTTTTTTCTTTTATTATTATATGGGTTGTAATGATATATTTTGTCCAATTTGTGGATTACCTACTGAATTTACGAATTTAATAATAATGTTAATGAGTAATGAAAATGAATTATTAGAATATTTACAACAAAACAATTACAAAAAAATTCAATACTCTGATTTACCAAATTTTCATAAAAAATCAAAATGGTTAAATAAATATTCTTTTCTTACTACTACTAATAATATTATTAAAAATTGTAATCCATATGACACTTGTTTAAATGAATTTATTTGTAAAAATAAAACATATAATGTTAGTTTAACTAAATTAAAAAATAGTTATAATAATTTTGGTTATTTTATACATAATGATTGTTATAATTATGTTAAAAAATATCATAAAATTGATTTAAGATTAGGAGATTTTTATCTTAATATTAATAGTTATAATTCAATTACAAAACATTATATAAAATGTGATGTTTCAAAATACTGGGCACAAGAATTTGATGTACTTGCTATGATTAATGATAATAATTTTTGGATGGCAGAGTCTCCTCTAAAAAATAAAAAAAATGCAAAAAGAATCGATAATATTATTAGACAATTAAAAATTAAATCTGGAAGAATTGGACCTACAATATCGGCATCTTTTTATAAAAATGGTACTATTAAAATCGGTAATGACGGATATTTTTGGGAAATAAAAAATGGAAAATGGATAAAAATATCAAATAAACCTATTGAAGAAGTAGTTGATTTTAATGACAAATTATTTTTAAAGATACCAACTGTTGCTTTTACAAATACCAAACCTATTTTTATAAAAGATTTCGATAATAATAAAATTACAATTATTAAAATAACTAAAATGTCCTCAAACTGATTTACAAGATATTTGTTTCCCTATATAGCTTGAGAAAATAATTTGAGGAGGAGAAGCTGAGATTAAATCCTTTTTTTCTTTTTTTTGGATGTAAAATAAATAATTTATTTTAATTGAAAAAATTACTCGTTTAATTCTATGCTTGAATAATAAATGTACATACCAAACATACCTTTACTTATTATATCTAAAATATTATAGGATAGATTCCTTGTATCTTCATTATTTATTAAATAAATAATTCCATACATTGACCAAACACTAACAAATACCTTAAATAATTTTAAGTTTTCTTTAGTTTTATTCATATTTTTATAAATAATGTTAAATAATAAAATTAAAGGAGCAAAACCAAATAAGCAGCCATTTGTTCTTGTGATTACATTAAATTCACCTAAAATTCCTGTTGTTAACATTGCTGTATTATATGCAACTAATTTAGTAATTGTATTAAAATCTTTTATTCCTACAGTTAAAGCAAAATCTATTAATAATAGTGGAGTTGTAAAGAACCAATCAAAATATCTATAAATTACAAGATTTTCTGGTCTTTGAGTCATCAAATTATAATGAAAAGCTGCAATGCATGTAACAACTGTTGATAATTGTAGTTTTATTCTATTTAAACTATCCTTTACACTTAAACTTTGTAATCCTGTTAATACTGATACACTAACAAAAATAATAAATACAACTTCATAACTTTTATCTAATAACATTATAAAATTAAAAAAGATTTTATTTTAGACCAATTTTTAATCAAATTTATCTTCTAACACTTCGTCGACTGTCTTAGTCTTCTTGGCGTACTTCTCATTGAAGAGTACATCGAATGAGCCAGTACCAACTGGTGGGATTCTTCCCAACATAATGTTAGCTGACACACCTTTGAGTGTATCTACTTCACTCCAGACACTAGCATTAACTAACTGCTCAGTTGTCTCTTCGAATGAAGACCTTGCAATAGGACCGATATCGCTACGATTAATACCATGACGGTCGATACTCATTAAGTATCCACGAGATGTCATTGTATCTACTAATAAACTCAAGTGATGATAGTTTGTTTTAACATCAGCACCAATCAACTCATTAATCAAGAGTGTTCTTGCCGCTTCAACACCTAATACAGCATTAACCTCATGTGGGTCATTACTGTAAGAGTTCTGATAATTAATACCATACTGTCCGAATAATTTCATAAGGTTAAGTCCATTTGTCTTGAGAATCCAAGTATCTTTGGTAATCATGCTACCAGATTCATCAAAGACATTTTCTTTCTGTGCAACTACTTCCACATCGGAAATATTTTCAACACCTTTAATCACTACATTATTTAATAACTCACCTTCGAAATTACGAATAGCTTTGTATAAATCACTTTCTTTTTCTAATAACTTGATAGGATTAATACGAATGCGTATGACTAACTTGTCAGCATTATCATCTGTATAAATCAGGAAGATATTCTTGTTATATTCCTGGATACGTTTCTTAATATCACGCATACGAACCTGCTGATAAATCAGAGCTTCTTTATCAATAGTATATCTGATGACCCAGTTAGCAAGACCTTCAGGAGCTTCCTCCTCAAGATTATACTTCATGAAATCATTGATAAACTTTTGATCTTCAGAAACTACTGTCTTAGAATCATCAGGATCATAATAGATGTCGGATGAACCAACAACCTCAGACAAGATACAGAACTGAATATTAGCACCAATCTTATATGCCTTCTCACGATTATATTTAATATCATCTGTGAGAGCTAAAGTGGTAATCTCTAATTTCAACTTCTTAGACAAACTGAGTAACTCAGAAGTTCTGGGAATACCTTGTGTTGTCTTACTTGCAGATGCTGTACCTGAAAAGTGGAAAGTATTCAATGTACCCTGAGTAATTGGCTCACCAATACTCTGAGCAGCAACTGGACCTGCAGCATAACCCGGAGGTGCTACTGCAAAAGTGAATTTGCGCTTAATATTATCAATAATATAATCAAATGCTTCAGATGTTAAACGATGTTCATAAATAACTGGTTTGACACCTAAGAACATTCTAACTAATGCTTGGAAGAATACGATAGCACTTAACTCAATGTAAGTGACATCTTCCTTATGGCGGAAAGCTTCTGGAATTTCATCAAGTAGCTTCTTGACCTTCTGTTTAACCGCTTCAGGTTTGAGGTCAGTCTTTGTATCCTTTGTAATCTTGAATAATGACTTTGTATTTTCAAGAAGACGACGAATATTGACCGGTAAGTCAACATCCTCTGAATTCTTAATCTTGAGATAAACATTACGGAGTGAATCACGTAATTCAATCATCTCTTCAACTTCTTTCTTAAAATCAAAACCTTTCTTGATTCCGATTTCTTTTAACTCTGAATCAGTCATTGAGTATTTCTTTTCAACAGCTTCATTACTCATAGAGTAGAGGAATAACTGTTGCTTTTCAATATAACGTGGGTCAAGTCCGTCAGCTCCATACAAGAACTGGACAATCTGACCATTAGTATTACGAATTGTGTTATCATAATGAATACGGAGATCCTCCATACCCTTCATCAACTTACGTTGGATATAACCAGATGATGCTGTCTTAATTGATGTATCAATTACACCCTCACGACCTGCTGTCTGTGAGAAGAAGAATTCATAAGGTTCCATACCTTGGATGAATGAATTCGCAATAAAACCACGTGCCTCAGGACCAATATCATACTTTTGGAAATGAGGTAATGCACGATTCTTATAATTCATTGGGATACGCTTGCCTGCTAATGCTTGCTGACCAACTACACCAATAATCTGTTTTAACTTATCAGGTGTTGCATTTGAACCTGATGTAATCATATTTACCACGGCATTTCCATGGTATGACTCCTTCTGTTCCTTATAGGACATTGGAAAATCCTTAATTTTACTATAGGGCTTATCCAGTAGAGGAGTAATGACTTTAAGGATTTGGTCATCAATACCTGTTATACCATAAACCACCTCTTCATACTGTTCTGCTGGTGTATTACCAAGTTTTGACTCGAGTAACCCTCTTGAGACTAAGTCAATCTTTTCCTTAATCTTGGCAAAGGTTGTTTTAAGGATTTCCTTAATAGGTTCATTTGCTTCAGGTAAAGACCTGACATCACGAGCACTAACTGTGAAACCTTGTGTTAAAAGCCAATTATTTGCAATACGATTCATTCTGTCCAAAAAGTTCTTTGATTCTTCTGGAGCATAATCGAGATAAATTAAGTGGTGAATTGAACCTGGCTTACCACCAATTACTGTATTGGCTAATTGACCTGTGATAATCTTTCCATCACGAATCAATACCTTTGTATCTTTTTCATTGGGTGTTATACCCATAATTACTGTATTCTTACCTGTAATATTAATATTAGGTAAAATTAAACTTACTAATTGTCTACCTGACCAGAAATCTTCTGAGTATTCCTTACCTTTTTGATATTCAGGTTCTGGAAGGTTTCCTTGGAAACCATCATGGAACATTAATAAATTCATCATATTCTTTCTATTTATCATGATACCATCACGGGTCATCATATATGCTGCAACTAATGCATCCTGACGGATACCAATAAATGGAGCACTATTTTGACTACTTACTATTAAACGAACTACAGAAGATATCTTCTTTAGCTCTACTTCAGACAAACGTGTCTGCGGGAGATGAGCATTCATCTCGTCACCATCAAACAGGATTCCCAAAGCTTTCGCAAAGGGGTGGACTATATCTTATGCCATCTCAGATTTGCTAAATCTTCATCGATGACCGACACCCGTTTAGTCTCTGAACCTTCTCCTTTTCCTGCAAAACGGATTTAGGAGCTTGGCTGCTGGTTGCCCAATCACAAACATTTTCACTGTAGCTACGCCATTACGCGTAGTTTCTAAATAATGTTTCCATTATTAGATAGTAGTTTGAGCTTTAGGGGGTTCCAGCAATTTGAGTATCTTGCAAAAACTGATTAAGTTTAACTTTATTAGTTAAATTATTTTTTTCTATAAAATCCATGACAAATTTATATGAATCTATTAATAAATGATTTTTACCTCCAACGGTAATTCTTATTTTTTCATTCCATTTTTTGGTTGTATCAGTAGTTATATATAATGATACAATTTCATTTTTAGTATGTTTCATTTTCTTTATTTCAATAAACTTAATATTTGTTATTGAATTAATTTTTTCAAGGGATGAACCAAAATCATTTCTAATGATCTTGATTTTATCTTTATAATCTTCATAAAAACTTAGTGCCCTATTCATTTTTTCATCAAAATTTTGAAATTTTGAATTAAAGATGATAACTTCTTTTTTGTTATCAATCGTATTAATTATACTTTTAATATGACTTGGAAGATTTGATTTATTTATGATATGTAATTCAATACTTTGAATTTCCAAATCTTTTATTTTTTCTTGTTTATTTTTAAGTGAAGAATTAATAATAATCTCAGATTGTCTGATTTTATTTTTTTCTTCACTAAAATATAACTTACCTTTTTCAGATAAATATTCTTTTAATGGTTCACTTGCACCACCATGATGTCCACCTCTTCTGAGATTTAGACCATTTGGTGCTAATGAATTAAATTTTAAAATATATTCATCTTCTTTTTTGTTTAATTCTTCAAGTTCACATTCTTCTATTTTTTCAATAGTAAAATTATCTTTACCATATTTTGTAATTGAATTACATAATAAAGTGCACTTATTTTTATTATCTGAATAGGCTGATTTTATATGATTATTTAATCGTTTTTTTTCATCCCATTTTTGCTTACCATAGTAAGTTCTTGTTTGACCAATATAAATTTTTTGTGTTGGAGTACAAGTAATTTTATAAACTATTCCTTTAATCATGGATAATTATATGATTTTATACTTAAATCAGTTTTCACTAGGTAGTTATATCTAAGACCACAATTACAATGTTTTTCCTAAAAGGTTTTTGTGGTAACCTTTTAAGCATCTACCTGTTGCCGACCTTGATGGTTGGTTAATCGGCGTTATATGGGGTAACAACGTTAGGATTTAACCTGAATGTTGTACCAGACATAATCTTGGCTCTATGAGCCATCATACTTTCTACGTGCAGAGTTGGTTGACGATTGAAGAGAACTGTATCTCCGTCAATCATATGACGTTCAATTACGTCTCCTTCTTCCAACTTTATTTCTGCTACATTAATAAATTTTAAGGTCTTCTTCTGACCTGTGCGTGCAAACTGAATTGTCTTTGCACCCGGCCACTTATTCGGACCATTATAAATATAAGTATATAACTCTTTCTTATTGAACTTTGTTACAGTAACTGGCACTGTTAAGTTCATTGCGATATCCTCGGGAACACCGAGTTCATCAATTGAAATATTAGGGTCTGCTGTAATAACGCTGCGAGCGCTAAAGTTTACACGCTTACCTTGTAAATTACCACGAATACGTCCTTCCTTCTGGGCAAGCTTCTGCTTATATCCCTTCAATGGACGATTTGACATACGATGTGTCGATGTTGGTAACTTTGGAATTGCACTATTGAATAATGTTGCAACATGGAATTGCAATAAATCTAAATTACTCTCAATCTTTTCTACTGTCTTATCCACCTGACGTTTCTTCAATAATGTGTTAAACTTAATAATATCCGCTAACTTAAATGTTGAATCATCATCTGTACGTTGAGACATGTTCTCAACCTTTGATGATGGTCTCACCTGCGGTGGTGGGACTGGTAAAACTGTTATAATCATCCACTCTGGACGACTGAATTTAGCACTGAAACCTAATAACTCACAGTCTTCATCGCTAATACCCTTCAAAATATATAAAGCCATTTCAGGTGTTAACTGCTTTGGCTTATCAATATTTTCATCGTCTTTATAACGATATTCTAATTTAATGTTATTCTTACTAATAGTTGGCTGGGGAGCTCCTGTATAAGGATCCTCAGACTTAATCATCTCAGATATTAACTTTAGTCTGACACTACGAGGCTTCTTTATAATTGCCTTCAATTGCTCTTTAATAGCTGGGTCTTCCTTATTCACTAATAAGCGACTTCCCTTGAAAGAAACACAACCTAAAATGCGGCGAATTAAATCAATGTTGTTAATATTAAATACTGGCTTACCTAACTTGATATGACCAAAATATCCAATATTATCCTCAGCACGTGTGTTATCTGTAGGGCAAATCTCATCAGGATCAATGACACCCATTCGGGTATCAAATAATCCGTCCTTCTTAGGCTTACCTGCCTCAAATGTGTCCGGAAGAGTTATCTCAGCTACTGACATTTTCTCTATCTCACGGGGAGACCATATACCGAACTTGATATAATTAATAGGAGCAAGTAGTGACATTATAATATTAACAAGGTATTTTTTTAAGCCGAAAATCAATTTGCTTGAATTACACCAAGAGCTGAGAAATTTAAAAAAAATATGGAAAATCCTTAATGAATTTCCCAATATATACAAAGAAAAAAAATTTATATATTTTTCCGAAAGGCTGGAAATTATTCCACTTTAACCAATTTTATTTATACGCTTAGCTTTAAGCCTCGATTCAATTATAGAAATCAGCTCTTTTATCTGGTTAAGACGCGATTGAATCTCAGTTATTTCTTGTGTTTCGGGTATTAATCTAAACAAATCGTTTAAAATTTCTCCTTCTATTTCAATCAGTTTTTCATTAAGTAAATACAAATGGTATTCATCGTCAAGCATTAATATATAAATAAAACATTTAATTATAAAAATCAATTTTCTTTTATTATAGTAATGAGTCTTTACAAAATGTCTGTTGAAAAAAGAAATAAATTAGTTGATAAACTTTTGCCTTGTCTAACTATTGAACATCCTAAAGAAAAAGAATATATAGTTAAGCATGGGTCTTTCTTCCGCGATGAGGTATCTTTCTTTAGTGATATAGACATTAGGCAAATATTAACAATAGATTATGATTTTGATTTTCATTCTAAATTTGTTAAATTATTGGAAAAAAAGTGTAAAAATGTTTATTTTATCAATTTGAAAGCTGGTATTAAAAAAGAATATTTTGTTGGATTAGGATATTTCAAAAAAATAAATTCTGAAAATGAAGAAAATAATTTTTTTGTAATAAACTATTACCCAGATGAAATACGAAAGCGTATTCTTCATCTTTATAATAATAAAATGATTTCAAAAGAAGATTATAATAGATATACTGCCTTAGTATTTAATGAACCAACACTTGAACAATATATTTTATTAAACGAGTCGCTTAAAGATATTTATCGTCTTAACTGGAATAAACAAGAAATAATAAATAATCAAAAAGATAAAAATTATAAACTTGATAAAGGAATATTAAAAAATAAATGTATGGCAAACTTTATTATTGAGATTCAACCCAAGTTTTATATGGATGTTTCTAATGCGTTTGGGTTTAAACTTGATGGTGAATTCCATTTAATGAATGAAGAAAAAAATGATAGTATTTTCATATCATATTATAATGAATTAGTTAATAAAGAATATCTTAAAGCAATAAAAAGAATTTATAGTATACTAAAGTTTGAAGCTAAGAAAAATCCAGAACTTAATAAAGAAATGATTGAAAAAATACGTTTGTTTCTTAACTCCGACGTAAATGTACTCAATTTAACCAAAAATTATCTTAAAACATTAATTGTTGTTTATAAAAATGATATTGATTCTTTTAAAACATTTAATAAGTCCAAAGTAGTATTTTTAAAAAATATTAAACCAGTATTAGAAAAAGACACCTATAACAATATACAAGAATTATTAGATGAAATCAAATTAGAAAATCAAATGGGATTAACATATAATGAAATTCAAAAAAGTATTGATATACTTTCTGAAAAATTCATTAAAAAAATAGTACCAGAGTTAGGTGACAACCGTTTCAAATTTGAAGTTCTTAATGGAAAAATAAATAAAATATATAAATAAAAGGAAATGCGTCCAATTCTTTCTTTAGTTTTTTTCTCCTTTTAAGTTATGGATTATACACAACTTTTAGATTATATTGATGAACATACTCCTGAGGATGTATTTTACTTCCTTTGTATTCAAGGAGGTTCAGACTCTCTTGATTACTACTCACATCTTGTAGCACAGACACTTTTAAGTATTCCAAAGTTAAAGCTTGATTATTCACTTTATAGCCCAAGCAATGCATCTATCAAATCACTTTTAGAAAAAACAAAAGATAATGCTAAGTTTTATTCTAAGAGTGAACAGAAAAAATTTGAGGAATATATCCAAAAAATTAAAGAAAATGGAGAACCATTTGACCGCTTAAAAGAAAAACCTGATAATACACTTATTCAATTCTATTTTCGTAGTAATTCAGTTCGTGGATTTACACAGAAAATTAACTTTCAACGTGTTTTCCATGGTAATTTAGATAAAAATGGTCGTACACCCAGTTATATAATTAATGAAAAAGACATTGAATTCTTCTTAAAGTTTATTGAAAATAAGAATTATACTAAACTTTTGAACGTTTATTTCCAAACATTCCAACAAAATCATCCTATTAAGGTATTTAATTACAATCAGGCAGCAGTTTTATATGATAATGCTAAAATTTGCACATTACCAGATATGAAAGGATGTAAAAAGCCAGAAATGGAAGGATTAACAAATCTAATGATGTCTCTTCTTTACGGTGGCGATTCACGTGAACATTCCCTTGTTCTTGCATTAATAAATGAAATACAGGTTTATCAAAAGTTTATGAAAGCCAAAAAACCTGCGGATAAAATTAAATTAATCAGGGAAAATTATCGTATTGTTAACTTTGATTTATATCTTAATAGTCATTTTGAAATGGATGAAGAAAAGAAAGCAATATTACCTACACATAAACCAATTAAAAAGACAGATAACTTAAATCAATTCGAGACACAACATTTATTTGAATTTGATGGTCAAAGGTATATTAATACTAAGAGCCATTCTATGGTTGGTATGTTTGATAAAGCAGGTATTAAATTATTTGACCTATTTTATAATAAGAATGCTAAAAAACTTACTAAAGATTTTCATGGGGAATATATCTTTGATGAACGTAAAGTTAAATTAATTGAACATGAAGGAGCACCATTTTTCCTTGTAAAATCAGAAGGGTTAGGAAAAAATACTATGGTACTTGGTCGTCAAATCTTCCCTATGTTTAATCCAAGTTTAGATTTTAAGATTAAAGAATCTAAGAAACATTTATATCTTGGAAAACAATCTGACTTCCCAGATTACTTCTATGATATAAATATTTTTGTTAGTACCCGTGAAACATATTTATATGACATTAAAAATAAAATATTTGGTAAAGGATACCCTTTATTCAGATATAGTAAGGATTATAAAGGAACTAAAGTAACTTATTATCTTTTTGAAGATATTTAAAGCCAAAAAACATTATTCTGATATGGAAAGAATATCATGGGATGATTATTTTATTAACATTGCACAATTAGCCGCATGTCGAAGTGTTTGTGAAAGACTTCATGTGGGATGCGTATTAGTACGTAACAATATTATATTATCAACTGGATATAATGGACATATTCCAGGAGCACCGCATGTTTCATTAGTTAGAGATAATCATGAACAATCAACTATACATGCAGAAATAAATTGTATTGCAAATTGTGCAAAAAATGGTACATGTACTAAAAACTCTACAGCCTATGTAACACATTATCCATGCATTAATTGTGCAAAAGCTCTTGCTGCAGCAGGTGTTGAAAAAATTGTTTATTTGAAAGATTATAAAAATGATGAACTTGTGCCTATTTTATTAGAAGGTATTCAAATAGAAAAAATAGAGCCTAAATTGTCATTGCATCTAACAGAGAAGCAGTTACCATCTCAATATCACCGTGATATTCATCCAACAGACCGTGCAGCCGACGACTATCAGTAAAACCCATTTCAAACAATGTGTCTAATTCCCTATGATAAGGATATATTTGTTCAACATAACTATTCATCGGGGTATCAGGAATATTTGGGCTACCTACTATAGGAGAATTTAAATGTCGTTCTCTTTCAATCATAAATTGAGCGATGTTTTGAGGTATTAAAATAGTATTTTGGTTATTATTTTTTTTAAAAGAAACACAATAAATTGTTTCATTTGGTTCTACTTCATCCATTATTCTTTCAGTACCAGATAGAATTTTACCACGATGTATTAACTTTATTTCATAGTCTGTCAAATTCATTTGTTCCTTAACTTTTTCAATAACTTCTTTGATTGGAAAATAAGGGTCAACACTAATTGTTTCTGAAAAATTTCTTTTCGCATGCTTAACAGTTATATTCATATATTATATATTTATATTATTTGGTTAATAAAATCAATTTGCAAAGCAAATTGATTTTCTATTAATTTAAGACTAATAAATATAATATAAGCATGAGCATTAAGATTGATAGTAATTATAAAATGATTTCTGGTAAGTATACCAAGTGTCCAAAAGTATATAATATTAAGCAACTTAAATTTGAATCAAATATTAATCAAGATATAACATTAATTGAATTAGCTTTCCCAGTAGAATATGCCAGCCTTGAATATCATATTCATCAGAAGGATGGTCCTTGTGAAGTGCGTACTATTGAACGTCATACTGAAGACCAATCGGATAAAGTGTTTATTCAAATCGAAAAAGATAAAGAATACTTTATCAAGCTTACTTATGACTCTAAAGATACAATTCATGCCTTCGTCAATTTTGATAATGAAAATGAAAATGAAAGCGATTATAGTGAAAGTGAATCAGAAAGTGACTCCAGTGATTCTGAGGATCAAAAAAGTCTTGAAGAAAAAATAAGTAAATTATAAAGTAACTACCGCACCAATACCGCGGATTTTTCCTTCTCGGAATACAATACGCATTCCTTCAGTAATATATTCTGGTTTTTTAATGAAACGTAGCTTTACAAGTGCTTTATCACCTGTTCGTAAAACTTTATCTTCTTCATCTGTTTTATTAATTTTTTCAATATCGATAATCTTTACTGACTGTCGAATGTTATCAGCATGAATAAATGGTTCATAACCTATCCGAATAGTAGTTGAATGTGTTGTAAAGATTTGAACTTGTGCTGTAAATTCTCTTACTGCTAATCGTTCAGCTTTTGAATCGATAATCATCATTCCACGCTTAATCTGATGACGTTGCAAAGTCTTTACTGCAACACAAGTATAATGACCAGGGACAGCCTTATTCACGTTAACTTTTTTAACATGAATACTCTTGATTTGTGATTGGTAATATTCACCTGTGCTGGTAGGTCCAACTAAGATTTTATCACCGACATGCATGGTTCCTGACTTTAAGAATCCACCTAATACTAATCCAACACCTGTTACCATATAAGTTGAATCAATTTCATAATGGATATCTGCATTTGCAAATTTGGAATAGTCCTTACGAACTGGGAGTAAATTGAAGAATTTCTTCAAATACTCCAAACCTGCTCCAGTTACATTAGAAACATGGAAAATTGGCACGATGGTATCTGAGGGCATGTTCTTTGCTGCACCAATTACATCATCTACTGTCTTGATATTATAAGGTACCTTTCGAACACCTGCTGAACGAATAATCTGAGTAATTTTACCTTGTGTTTCTTTATAAACATCTTCTGGAGCAATATCAACCTTGGTGATAATAATGATGAAGGGTATTTTGAGAGATAAACATAGAGCAACATGCTCACGAGTCATATGTGATACACCCATATTTGCACCAACTAAAATGATTGCATAATCAGGATGAGTACAACCCATCCCAGCAATAGTAGTCCTTAAATACTTCTCATGACCAGCCATATCATAGAAGGATACGATTTTAGAAGAATCCTTCACAATATCAGGCCACGCCATTGGACGAGACCTGTCTTTTTCATTAATTACATTGCCTTTGATGTCAAAGCCCATAATTTGGTGTCCAACACTTGTTGTCCTTCCGGTATCTATTTCGTGTTTATAGTTAAATACAAATTTACGATTACCACCGCGACCATCATCAAGGACACCACGTGTTAATGTACCAATAAGAGTGCTCTTTCCGGAATCAACATTGCCAGCAACTGCTAACTTTAGGTCAACATAATTACCTGCTGTATTGGCTTCACGAACTAAATATTCGCCTACCCAACCGCCTTCTTCTGTCTGCTTTTTACAAATTTCATGTACTTCACAGGTGATTCTTGCAGCCATTTTCTTTAGTGTTTCAAGGGTTTCATTGAAGTCACTTAGACTTAATGGAGCAAACGTACCATCATCCATGATACCAATCAAATAGACAGCCTCACCAGAACCTTCAATAATACGATATTTAAGTTGTGTTACAAGATTTTCAAGGCGTTCGTTAGTCATTCCAACAAGTTTCCACTTGTATTCAGTGTTTCCTTCATGGTTCTCTCGAGGTACACTGTTCACTTTTGAAATAATTGAATCCATAAGATTATATTTACCATAAACCTTAAATAATCAATTTTAATGAAAAAAATTATTATTTTTTATTAATAACTTCTAAACTTATAAAAAAGGAATCGCAAAAATCAAAGTATAAATGCGACATAGGATAATTATACTATATAAATATGTTTTAAAATTTAATCTTACATAGGATTTGTTATACCTTGATTTATGCGATTTTCTGTAATATAGGTTTTGAATTTGGAAAAGTATTTTGAAAAAAAATAAAAAATTTTTTTATCTAAAAAGTTAAAAAAAGTTTTCCCAACAAAAAGTTATATTGGAAAAAATCGCATAAATCAAGGTATAATAAAATACCTATTATGTTTTTTATTTATTTTTAATTTTAATGTATTTTACCTGTAAGAAGTATTTTTGCGAATCACCTTGATTTTGGAACAACTAATTTTACATTTTTTTCATTATTTTTTATGAAAGTAAATTTTGCGACTAAATTAGGATTTTTGAGATACAGGATAATTATCCTAATAATTTAATATTTAATTATATGTTTTGATAGGATATATGGACCTTGATTTTTGCGATTTTTTCTAATATCAATTTTGAATTTGGAAAAGTATTTTGAAAAAAACCAAAAAAAATTTTTTTTCTAAAAAGTTAAAAAAAGTTTTCCCAACGAAAAGTTATATTAGAAAAAATCGCAAAAATCAATGTATAATAAAATACCTATTATGTTTTTTAATTATTTTTAATTTTAATGTAATTTACCTATTAAAAGTATTTTTGCGAATCGCCTTGATTTTGGAGTTGATTTAAAGATAAAATATATATTTAATATATATGGAGTTTAAATGTGAGAAATGCAAACAAATCTTTGTAACCAGAAAGGGTTTAAATATTCATTTAAATAAGCAAATACCTTGTGATACAACAAACATTGAAACTGTTAAATGTCAGCATTGTAATAAAGTTATTTTTTGCCCAAGAAATCTGAACCGTCATTTGAAGACATGCAAGGTTTATAACAAACAGCCGCCACCACCAAGTGATGTAGTCCATATCAATTGTTTTGGCAAGGAGAATATGGACTACTTAAAACCTGAGGAATGGAGAAGGATAGTTAATTCAGGGTTCCGTTCTTTAGAGCGTTTGATAGAGGAATTTCATTTTAACAAGGACCATCCAGAGAATATGAACATACATTTGCTAAGCCTAAAGAATCAGGCTTTTATCTTCTATAAGAAGGATGAAGACCTTTGGCATGCTGCACTAACAGATGAATTTATATTAGAGAAATTATTCTATGAAAAAATGAATATGATTTTGGACAAGGTAGAGGAAAAGCCGGTATCAGAAAGGGTCCAGGGATACCTCGATAAGTTGAATGACAATATAGACCGCGGATATGATTCAGAAATGACCAAGGCGGTACGAGATAAAATCAAGGTTTTCCTTATTACATGGAACAACAAAATCAAGGAAAACCGTGAGAAAGAAGAAAAGGAGATGAAGAAGCAAGAAAAGATGAAAAAAAATAAAACTTAATCATCCCAAGGATACAATGCATCAGATAATTCTGCGATATTAATTTTCTTTTTTAATTTGTCAATATAAAATGGTGACAAATAATGCAAATCTATATTTTTTATAAGTTCGGGTAGATAATCTATTTCTAATTTAACAAGATCCCAAGGCTTAATGTCATGTTCATGGTTCTTAAAATAGCTCAGGTAGTCTTCTTTGGATATATACTTAATAAAATTACGATGTAATTTTAGTTTACTTGAGTACTCTGTCTTTTGTCCAGGTGTAAGATATTTAAATACAATATAATATATTTTATCAAGTTTAACAACATCATTGTATAATTTTTCCAAGAACTTAATATTAAATTTAGGCTTTATTTCTTCAAATAGTTTATCAATACCATCATATTTTTTTTTAATGAGGAGTTCAATGATTTGATTGCTATTTTTTCCTTTGGTAAAAGTCAAGATTTTATCAAAGGTGAATACGTCTTCTAATTTATTGCCAAATTTTGGAAAGAAATTTTTCTTCAATACCAAAACAAATTCATCTTCTGTTATGTCGCAGAAATTGATGGGTTTACAATGATATAGTGAGACATGAAGAGGATGAACTTTTCCATAATATTCAAGTTTTTTTTCTGGAGTATTTCGTTCATCGATAGTAAAGAACCAATTTTTAACTAATTGATTATTTTTCAGATCTTGATTCTTTTCAATTAAGGATTGATAAATTTTTTCATTTCCTCTAAAATAATACTGAGATGCAAAATTCCAGAAGTATAAATGATTAGTATAATTAACAATCTTCATCTTTTTTGCAAAAGGACCTATAAATCCTGCAAAAAGATAATCTAAATCATTCTTAGGTATAACAAATGAATTATTTGTAATTGTATAAGTTGTGTTGTCACTAAATTTTATTGTGTCCATAATTTCTTTTTCCTTTTCATTTTAACATTTTTTTCAATTTTCTTAGTTTAAAGGAAAAAATATGTAAAGATATTAATATGTCAAGTAAGGATGAATTAAAGCAACGTATCCAGGTATGGCTCCAATTAGAGAAGGAAAAAACGCGTCTAAGGGAAGAACTCAAGGAACGTGATAAGCAACAGAAAGCCATTGAGCCAACAATTTTGACAGCAATGGAAAAGGCTGGTCATAATGTTGTTGCAACAGGTAATGATGCAATTAAGTATAAGAGTGTTAAGACTTATCAATCAATCAGCAAGGACTTAATTATGAAGACTTTAGCCAAGTTATTGAAGGATGAAAAGAAGGCAGGTGAAATAACACAAGCTATTTATGATTCTCGTACTCAAAGCGAGAAGAAGGTATTGGAACATAAGTCATTGAAAGGAGATAATTAAATTCGTTATAAAAAATCTTATTTTTTCTTTTATTGGTTTAATGACAACAGAAAACCAAAATTCTACGCTTTTTATTGACGAAGAAATACCTGATGAACTTTTAGATATTAATCTTACACTGCCGTTTCCATATGTAGCAGTTGCAAAGATAAAGGATAACGAATGGTTAATTCAATGTGATGCAATAGATTTAATTGAGAATATCCAAGTATGGGACCGCCAAAGAATTATTCAGGAGACCCACGTAAGGGAAATAGTGCAATATCAGGAGGCTTTTCATCGAGAGAATGGCGATTATAACTTTGTGGGTATTTTCTATATTTGTGGTATAAATGATAAGGATTATAGAATTATTGATGGACAACATCGTTTAGCTGCAATGAATCACTTATCAAAGAAGAATCCTGAGAATAGTTTTAGAATAAATGTATGGGTAACGTCAGTAAAGTCTGAAATTGACCGTATTCAATTATTCCAAAATATTAATCTTTCTCGTCCAGTAAGTTTGAGCGACCTTTTACAAGATGAAGAGAGCAATATTATTAATTCAACTGCGGAATATTTTTATAAGAAGTATAAATCATTCTTTTCAGATACTAATTTGGCAAAACCACGTCGTCCAAATATGAAGTTGGATGTATTTAAGAATGAGTTATTACAGCAGGGTGTTGTACATATACTTGGAATTAGGACTCATAAGGAATTAATACGTGCAATACTTGAAACAAATGAGTATTATTCAAGTATGGACCCGGAGTTATTTCCACAGGGTAATACAAATAATAATAAAAAAATGGTATTATTAATACAAAAGAAGGGTGGATTATATTTAGGAATGTATCCTGATTATTCTTGGATAAATAAAATGGTTGAGCAATATAGACTAAAGCAAAAGTTGCAGAATAAGATTGAGGCTCCAGAGGTTAAGGGAGAGGCACAGTTAAAGGATGATAAAATTATTGCATACACTAAAAGTAATGAATCATTCACAGAACAAGATTTACCTGAATTTGATGACATTGAGGAAAAGCCTAAAGAAAAAAAGAAGCAAACAGAACAATTGGTGCGTAAGTTTGTTTTAGCTAATTGATTCTTTAATTTTTTCGGTAACCCACATACCAATCATGAAATGTGGAATACTCCTGGCAATCATGAGGAAGTAACCGCGATAAAGTTCACTGATTCTAATTCTTTCAAAATTGCCAGCCATCCATCTTACTTTGAGATAATCAATTGGTTGAATGATACCACTTACAGTTAGTGTAGTAAGTGGTGCAGCAATAAAGGTTGAACTTGTTTTTTCGCGATAAAAGTCATAAGTAGGAAATAGCATAGTATAAAGGACACTTGTTTTAATTAGACTCTGAGATAATCCTGAATATAATTTTTTAAAATCAAGTGTAAGTTTTTCACCACGTTGTGCATAGTTCTTCCAAACATCGATGGGATGACTGATTAGAGCACCTCCAATACCACCAATGCAACCATTTTGCATTCTTTCAAATTGGTTTTGAGGTGGTCTAATTTGGTTCATTTTTTGATAAAGACTGTATTTTAGTCCAGTAGAGACAATTTGTGAAGCAATACCTGGAAATGATGCACGATAAAATCCCCAAATTCCATTACGTGAATAAATTTGTTTAATATTATCTTTTATACTACCACTATTTACTTGGTAATTTGTTTTAATGGTACAAATTGGAATTGTGCTAATTTCTGCCACAAAAATACCCGTAGTGCTGGCAATAAGATTTTCCATATTATATAATTTTCAAAGTTATTTAATTTAATTCAATTTGGATAAAAAAATTGTTCTTTAAAATTAATGTGGTTACTACTATTAATTATAGGCTTTTTAATTGCAATTTATTTTTTTACAAGGAGAGAAAAAGAAGAAAAACAATTACAAATACTTCCAACAAAGGTTTCAACATTGGAACATAGAATGGAATTAAAAGTGATGTCTTATCAAGAATTTCTTAAAAATAACAAAAAACTATTAGAAACTAAGGTAGTATCAACAGAAGAAAAAATAAAGGCTCATATTGATTTGTATAAGAAGTATTTAGCAGGAGTAGATGAAACATTTGATAATTTAGGAAATGTTATACCAGGAGTTCCACCAGATGTTCCGAAGGCAATTTATCATATGCAGCAGGCGGTATTATTAGGTTTTACAGATGGTCTTTTAGAATTAGCAAGGATATTCCATAGAGGTGCTTTTAATTTTGAGCCAAGCGTACAACAGGCGTTAGAGTTTTATCAGAAGTATCATAATCACCCGTTTGCAAAAACAGCAGGTAAGATAGAGGCACAGTTAGCAATAAATGAGATTAATGGTATTCGTCGCCCAGTATTTAATAGAAATCAAGAGAGAAACCGTCCACCAGAGAGAAGGCGTCAAAGAAGAAATGCTGACCCAGGAATTGGAGGTGCTATTGTAGAATTTGCAATAAGAATGATTGGAGGAGAACCATTAGAAGCGAATGATGACCCTATACCAAGAAGAAGAAATGACACACAAAATGTACATGAACATGCGGTTAATAGGCAATTACAGTTGAATATAGCTGACCTAAGGAAACAAGTAACACCAAATATAAATGTATTAAGAGAAATAAGAAATTATATAACTAAAACTGCTAAGGGCGACCGCCGTAATTTGGCAATACAAACATTAGATGACATAGAGAGAAATGATGAAAAATTCGAATATTATCAAAAATTGACATTAGCAGAAATTTTATCAATGGTTTGGAAAAGAATTAAGAAATTAAAAGACCCCGAAAATGCAAAGGAGATGTTGTTAAATAATTTGGTTGATTGTATACAGCATGGTTTCCCAGTATGTGCAACAGGAAAAATAGCAAGAATAGTTGATACCTTAACGATATTTGATGAATCATTAATTAAATCCAAGCCAACCTGGATGATTAGGGAAGAAATACAAGCCAAGGCAGCAAATATTAGAGAAACAGAATACAATAAATTATCAGCTGCTGCTAAGAAGGAAGTAGAATCCTTGAGTATTAATGCAACTCAAGAGAAGTTTGCAGAGGATGTATTTAATAAGATAGATACTTATGCAAGAGAAATGTATTTAGATAAGGAAATTATCTTGGAGACAGAATATGAAAAAATAATGAGCGATATTAAAGAGGGTTTGAAATAAAAAATCGCAAAGGATTTTTTTCAAAGTAATAAATATGGATATAATACAAAAGCATATTTATAATTTTATTGAATATTTAAATCAAAATAATTTAATTGGAATGACTATATCTTTTGTATTAGCCAGAATGATTACTCAAATGGCAATTTCAATGAGTGAAAATATAATAACACCTATATTAAACTCATTTTATCATACAAAGCCAGATTTTTCTATTCCATTATTTAATGGTAATAAATTAAAAATAGGTGCATTTTTGAGTGATGTAATTGATGTATTATTGACTATAATAATATTTTATTTATTATTTGGTAATTCATTAAAATTACGTTAACCGATTCTCCACGAGTTCCTACAGTTACAGCATTCTAATAATAAAGACATAGGTTCATCCGAACTGCGTAATTGAACTTGATAATAATAGGCTTTATTAGTTTTACATTTGCCACATCGATATGATTCGGTGACAGCTTTATTAGTCATATCATATTTGAGCATTTCCCGTCTTATTTTTTCTTGAATTAGTGGTTCCCATTTAGCAGGATGTAGTTCATCAGGGGACATCTTTGGTAAAATAGTAGTATCAATTTTACCTTCCCAAATATCATTAAGTAATTTAGAATTACCAATGTAACTATTAGGGTCAATATTAGTTAAAATCTTGTTAGAGATGTCTTTATAAATATCCCTGAAATCAGGGTTAGTCCATTGTTTTGCGATACTATATTTATCTGCAAATACCAATGCAGTGTTGAATATATTTCTTTCGATATCATTGATAAATTTCTTTTTCTTTTCTGCATCATTTTCTGAAATGTGTTTTTCTACAATATCTTGTAAATGTTTTCTAACTTTGAGACGAAATTCACCATTAGACATAATGATATAAATAATAATTTGCTTAAATTATAAATTCAATTTGGTTAAAAGTGATTTAAGTAAAAGTTGCTTATATTTCTTATGGAGTACATCAGAATGATAGATATGTCTGAAGAAGCCTTAGGACATTTTGATACTCGTGAAAAATGTCTAAAAAAATTAGATGGTAATAAAAATTCAGCATTACATTATTGTGTTTATCATTTTAATCCAGACTTAGCAGAATATATATTAAATAAATTCCCAGATTTAATAAATATAAAAAATGATGATTTAGAGACACCAATATTTTTAGCAATAAAGCAAAAGAAAATAAAGATGATTAGAATCCTTCAAAAATATTCACCAGATTTAAGTATAAATACGGTTTATTTAGAGAATGGTTATTCACTGTTAATTCGTATTGGTGATATAAATTTAATTAAATTATTAGTTCCTACTTTTGCAAGTTTCCAGCATTATCTTTTTGATACATTACTTCGTAAGAAAAAAATATCAATTTTGCAAGATTTATTAAGTTATTATTCGAAGCTCCCAGGTTTTGATATAAATAAAAAGTGTTGTGAAAAGAATGAAATTCAGTGTGATAATTCGACAATGTTGGGGACAGCATTATGTTTTGAGTCATTTAGTATGGTTAAATATTTAATAAATTTGGGTGCAGATATAACCAAAGACAGTGATGATATAATATCATTAATAAATTTGATAGATTCAAAAAATTTCCGTCATTTATTTTTGCAGTTATTTAAGACAAAGAATTTGGCTTCATTAGATGTTTATAATCATTTATTATTGCATGAAGAAGGTGATTTGATATTAGAGTTGATTGATAAGTATCCTATACCTGTAAATACAGTAGATGAACATAATTCATCACTTTTAACTTTAGCAACTGAGGAGGGACATATAGAATTAACTAAGCATTTATTGTCAAAAGGTGCAAATATACATCAGAAAGACAATGATGGTGATTCAGCAATAATTTTAGCAGGAGATAAGGGTAATTATGAATTAATTAATTTATTATTGGTATCAGGTGCAAATATTTATGATAAAAATAATAAAAATGAGACTATATTTACAAAATTATCTGAAAATAATTATACGAGATGCCTAAGATATTTGAAGAGGTATTTTACAAAGGAAATGTTAGGAGAATGCATGATAGCAGCAGTAAAAAGAAAAGCAAAGCATAGTATCGAATTTTTAGTGAAGTCAGGAGCCCCATTTAATGTTAAAGTTGATGATATTCCGATAGAGTTGTATATGCATTTTTCGGGTATTAGATATCCATGGTTGAGAAAGGTAAATTTAGGTCCTAAACATATGTCATTAGAATCAACTGAGCCTTTGGAATGTTTAATAACGGGAGAGCCTATAAAATTCCCAGATTTATTTGTAAAATGCGACCATTCACATACAGTGTTACATCAATCTTTATTAACATGGATTTCAGCGAAAGGGAGGATAGATTTAACTTGTCAGTGGTGTAGAACTAAATTATTTAATAAGTATCCATATTTATATCAATTGAAAGAAAATTGATTTAAAGTTACGTCACATTAAAGTAATTAATTATGACAACAACAATAAAGAATGGTAAGTTAAATTTGATAGAAATCTTTTTCAAGAAGGGAAATGTAACCCAGACAGAAAATTTTGATACAATAGATATAAATATTGGGAAGGATGCATTTGATAGAATAGAGAAGTATTTTGTGAGAAATAAGAAGAGAATTTATATTAACAAGTGTTATTCAACAGATGCAAATTTAATTTTAGATGTTCATAAAAATGGATTATTCTATTATTCAGAATGTTATTCATTAATAGAAAAAGAGAAGATTGACTCTGGGGATATTTATATGATAAAGTATGAGAAAAATGTGCAACCATCAGATAATTTCCCAATATTAAGGGATTATCTTTATGAGACAGAAAAAAACATTATTGAATTCTTGGTTGGTGAGCATTTAGTTTTATTATGTGAAAAGGATAAAAAATATTGGTTAATGATTAGAACTTTTACGGAAGAAAAGTTGGAGCAGTTAATTAATTTATTACAATCATTAATTAAAAGGAGACAAGGAAACTGACAAATTTATTTCTAATATTATCAGGAATAGACAGTGTTATAAATGCAAGTTGAAATTTAAATTCTTTTTCTTTTCCACCATAAAATGCCAAGACAAGGTCATTATGTATATCTCCAATATAATGGACAAATTCTTCATTACTTTCTCTATAAATACAATATTTATTGAATAAGTCAACATATGAAACATTATCGATTGTGTCACCAAAAACTGAGTAATAGAAACATTCGTTAAAGATATTACTATTACCAATATATTTTAATATATATGTTTTAAGCCATGTTTGAATGGGTATTTTTGTGTACGGATTACAATTATTTTTTTCCATAATAATTTGATAGAGTTCTCTAATGTCAAATGCGAAGTTTTTGTGTCCTTCTTTAATGCTAAAGAAGTAAATATTGGGTATTTCTTGAATATTAAGACCACAAATTGTGGTATCATTTACAAATACACGCCCTTCTCGTATATGACAGAGTTGTTTTAGATAAATTCGACGTTGTTCGATAGTGCTTACGAATCTTTCAAGAATATCAACTTTTTTCTTAATAAATCTTCTAATTTTGTCTTTTATAGACTTAATTGTGCTATTGTTATTATATTTAATGAATCTATGACCATTTATACTAAAATTACTGTGCATACGGTCTCTAATTAAATTCCGTAAATTCCGTAAATTCTTCATGATTTTTTATATTACTAAGATTATATATGAATAGTGATTTTAAGCAATTTTTATTTTTTACTATAGGTTTAATACTTTTTGTAGTCTTAGTATCTCGTATTAACAAAGAAACCTTCCAGGATGCAGCTCCTCAGATGAAGCAAAGTGATGAAAATTTAGTAAATAATATGGAAGATTATATTAAAAGTAATAAATACATAAATGTATTTAAACCAACATCTATATTTAAACCCCAGGATGGAAGCAAGCAGTTATCAGAGTATTACCAAAAAGGAACCCCAACTGATACCCGTCCTCAGGTCCATGGTTTACCTCCATTTGACCAATTGAGTCGTGATTTTGTACCAATCCGTAATTTGAATCTTCCTATTGTAGAGACCAACGGGGAAGATTCTCAAACAGAAGAGAAATATTATAAAGAGAAGGTAAATAATCAAGAATTAATAAAGAATGTCCAGAATTTATATCAGAATGATTCAGTAATGAATGGTGGTGATTTCTTTAAGAATATTCAAGGATTTGACCAAGATGATGGATATACTGCATTTTAAATTAAATAAAAAGTAAATTGATTTCCAAAGCAAATTGATTTTTTAGGTCTTGAAATTAATTTTCAATAATATGCCAAGGATAAGGCGTCATATTATCAGTGCTGCGAGCGAGAAATAATATGTGATATTATTCAGTGCCAAGAGCCAGCAATAATATCAGATATTATTCAGTGCCAAGAGCCAGCAATAATATCAGATATTATTCAGTGCCAAGAGCCCGTAATAATATGTGATATTATTCAGTGCCAAGAGCCAGCAATAATATGTGATATTATTCAGTGCCAAGAGCCAGAAATAATATCTTATCCCGTCCTAAGTAAGACGTTAAACTGCTTTTGGTGTCGCATGCCTTTAAGATGCAAACTATATTGAATGAAGTTAGGATAATTCAATATGGGACATAGATTGGCAGATGGGTCCTAACAATCCAGTTCTGTTATGAAACGTTGTCCTAAGTAAAGACGTTAAACTGCTTACATGTCCTAATGGTAAATAGGTGCAGACTTAGCGGGTTCTGCTTAAAAGATACGCTGTAAGGTTTCGCACACCTAAAGATGCCAATTTTCACAAGGAAAAGAACCACAGGTCCTTTTCGAACTACCCAACATTTTTTTAATTTGGTATTTATGCCAAATTGATTTCCGAAAAAAATAATTTTCTTTAAAAATTGATTTTTTTTAGTTTAAGACTTGATTAATAAATAGTATTAATGAATAATAATTTCAAGTTTCATAAGTTTAAGAAGAATTATCGACCAAATGAGAAACGTAGTTTAAATGCTCCAGAGGTAAAAGATACACAGAATTATGTGATGGAGGATTTTTGTGGCACTAAGACCCCTTTTGTGAATTCGGATATAATTCGTTCTGATATCTATAATTTAATGAAGAATGTATCTGTAGTAAAATATAAGGACATGTTATCTGTGGATACACAAGTTACAAATTTTAAATTTTCAACAGATGGTATTCATTGTTTATTATTCTTTACAGTATATCAAAATCGTATGAGAAGTTATATAATTCATAATAATAAGATAATTTGTACCAGATTCAGAGTGACACCGGAGATTTATAAGGGTTCATTATTTGATGGAGAATTGGTTTATACACGTCGTGGAAGATGGGTATTTTTGGTAAATGAGACAATAATGATAGAAAATAAATTAACATCATATAATTTGGAGAGCGATTTATTAGGTAATCGTTATAAATCAGATTTTGTTTTAGAGATTGCAGAGATTCGTTTTAATAAGTTATACCCAATTAACCAGTTAAAAACACTAACAACCCAAGAACTCGTAGAGATGGATTATCAAGTGAGGGGATTATATTTATATAAGTTGACGACAACAAGTGATAATTATACAAAAATAGATGACCGATATTACCTGACAATACAGAACCCAAATAAGGAAGAAAGTCAGGAACCTGAGCAGGATATAGATTCAGAAAAGGTAATGAGATATAAATTGATGGATACATTTTTACCAGATGTTTTCCAGCTCTTAGATGGAGAAAATAAGGTAGGGATTGCATTTATCCCAAATTTAGATATGAGTCAAAAGATAAATGAGGAATTAAAGAAAAAAGAAATTTTAACAGTAGATTGTAAATATTCAAAGAAGTTTAAGAAGTGGTACCCAGTGAGTATTATTCAATAAATTCATAATTTTCTTCTTCATTTTTATTTGAAGAATCTTTATTTTTTTTAGGTTTTTCGCCGGTGACAATTCCATTTGTCCAATAAAAGTTTTTGATATTATATCCAGCTTTAACGTATTGATTTTTTCTTTGATTGGCTTGATTTTTGAAGTTACTGAAGCAATCAATAATATCGATAATAAGTGGTCGAAATTTTTCATGTTTTTGTCGCATGATGCGACCTCTAATTTGTTTAGTCTTAGTGATAGGTGTAGCATAAATCATGGTATTAAGTTTAGGACAGTTGAATCCTTCTTCAACCATTTGATAAATGCTGAATAGAACTTTTTTGGTATCCATTTCTTTTAATTTGGATACTTTATCACCGCCGACGTAAGTCACACTTTCAATATTGTATTTAGTGAGTAATTTATCAGCCAGAATTTTGAGTTGTTGAAAGCTATTTCCAACAGTATCCTTACTATTATTTTTTTCTGTATCATCGTCTGAATCAGAGTCAGAATCTCCCTTGTTTTCTTTGCCACGACGCCCAGAAGTAACAATAACATCACGTCCAAGTTTGACAAGTTCAGCGATTTTATCAACAATGAAATCATTTCTTGCATCATAGCCAGATAAATTAGTAATCATTCTACTTTTGCTTCTTTTACCAGCGGGTGTGAAAATTTCAGTATATTCTTTTTGTCCAGTATCAGCAAAGTGATAAAATTCAATATCAACATCAGGATTAGGAGGCTCAACGTATTCAAATGCAGTATCTCCTAAATAATATTTGAAAACTGTTTCAAGTTTATCATCACGTTCAGGAGTAGCTGAAAGTCCGAGCATATATTTACAAGCAATTTTATTAAGAACTTTACTAAAACTTGGTGCAGCAAGATGATGACATTCATCAGCAATAATCATTTGAAAGCCTTTTAAGTCATAATCATTAACCATGAGACTGGGAATCATAGCAATGACGATATCACAGTTTTCAGTTAAAACTTTTTTACCTTTAATGATTCCAATTTTGGCATTAGTAAGTTTTTGAATTTCTTCTTTCCATTGTTCAGCAAGAAAGTCTTTATGAACCAGCACTAAACATTTTACTTTCATTATAGACCAAATTTTAATAGCGGTATATGTTTTACCGTAGCCACAAGGAAGGACAAGTAGAGCACCTCCAATGGTTGTTAAATTTTTAACAACATTATCAATAGCATCTTTTTGAATTTTTCCTTTTTCAGAGGTATTGTTGCTTTCAGGTGCAAGAAAACTAAAATTACATTTATTATCTTCCTGTAATTTTAATTTATCTTTGTCAGGGTTACCAAATTTTTTAAGTCCATAGAAACGTGGCATATAAATTCTTTTTTCATTTTCACGATAGACACTAAATTCGTTATTGACAAATTTGGTGTAACCAGTTGGGTCAAAAGGTTTAAATGTTAATTCTTTTTTTATAGTTTTGATTTCTTTGTCTGTAAGGGTATCAAAAAGGATACCATATCCATTGGGTGAGACAATTTTAGCATTTTCCATAAGATTATAAAAAGTTAAAGCCCTAAGTTAAAAAAATCATTTTGATTTTTTCGGAATTCATTTTCTTCCTTTTTAAGAGTCATTAGACTCTGCAAAAAATCGCTCGCGATTTTTTTTTTCTTTATTATAATTATATGTCGAATATGTTTTCTGCAACAAGTTCATTCGCCGATGATTTGGCAAACGTAGCAATGTCTGCAACAAGTTCATTTACTGGTGGTTCAGTTTTTGATGATTTTTCAGCAAACTTTAATAATTTCGTCAAGAATAATCTTAGCATTCTCAACAATCCTTACGTTGCATTATTCTTGTTTGTCTTTTTGATTACTTATTCAGGAAAGATTGCACCAGCTCTCCCATCTTACATGTCCAATTTATTCGACAATGTAGTATTTAAGATTGTTGTCTTCGCAGCTATTGCCTATTCAGCAGAGAAGAACCCAGCAGTTGCTCTTCTCAGTGCAATGGCATTTGTTCTTTCTATGATTTATTTAAACAAAGCAAAGTCAGAAACAAAAGCAGTTGAGCAGAGAATTACTCAGGCAATCCAGGAGCGTTTCCAGGACCAACAAATGGCACAGGCACCCCAAATGGCACCAACTGCACAGATGGCAGCACCTGATATGATGGTACCTCAGATGGCACCTCAGATGGCACCTCAGATGGCACCTCAGATGGTTCCACAGAGTGTTCAGATTTCTCAGGCAGTAGAAACAGGTGTACGTGCAGCACAGCAGGCAGCCCAGCAAGGTGCAACCCCAGCTCAACAGGTACAGGTTGCAACCGAGACCGCAGCCCAGTCTGTAGCAATGCAGGCAGGTGAACCCGTAGTTCAGCAACAGGCAGCAGCCCAGGCCGCACAGCAAGTTGTAGCACAAATGGGTGCAACACCTGTTCAACAGGCAACAGTAGCAGGACAGGCAGCAGCAATGGTTGCAGCACAACAAGGTGCAGAGCCTAAGGCACAACAGGTAGTAGCTGCACAAGTTGCACAGCAGGTAGTTGCCCAGCAAGGTGCAACACCCGCAGAGCAAGCAGTTGTTGCAGGTCAAGCAGCAGCTCAAGTAGCAGCACAGCAAGGCGCAGAGCCAAAGGCACAGCAGGTAGTAGCAGCCCAGGCAGCAGCTCAAGTAGCAGCACAGCAAGGAGCAGAGCCAAAGGCACAGCAGGTAGTAGCAGCCCAGGCAGCAGCACAAGTTGCAGCACAGCAAAGCGCAGAGCCAAAGGCACAGCAGACAGTTGCTCAAGTTGCAGCTGCACAAGTTGTAGCACAAGCAGCAACTCAACAGCAAGTTAAGCAGCAGGGAGTTCAAGGTACTGATACTGAGGCAGCATTAACAGCAGCTCCAGTTAATTATCAAGCCGATATTCCTATTATGCCACCATCAACTGCAGCAGCATTGATGGATCAGGTCCCAGTTCCTCAACAGGCTAAGTATCCTCAGCAATCTAAGGAAGTCCATGGTAATACACAACCAATGCAATATCCAGATGCACCAGTAATTGACAAGTCACTTAGTGGTGAATATGGTCCTTATCCATTCACAGTTTAAATTTTTTTCAAAAAAAAATAAAAATATTTTTAAATTTTAATGACAACAAAAAACAATAAATTAATTTCATTGGAATTAGATTTTGATAAATACAAAGTTTTAGAATACGGTTCTGTTGGTAAGCCTAATATAGTACATGATGGACAAAGAAAATTATTAATTTCTGAAATGCATTTTTTAAATCACTATTACAATGAAAAATATACTGTAGTTTATGTAGGAGCAGGTCCTGGTCATCATATACCATTATTAGCTGAATTTTATCCTAATTTTACTTTTATTTTGTACGACAAAACTAAATTTGCGTTCGAGGCAACACCAAGATTAATCCAGCGTAATTATTATTTTTCAGAAAAAGAAGCAGAAAAAATAAAGAAAGAATTTAAAACTATGTTATTTATGAGTGATATACGAAATTTAGAAATAAGTAAATATAAAAATGAGGGTGATTTAGATATAAATGATTCAATTATACTTGAAGATTTAGAAAAACAAGGGAAGTGGGTTGAAATAATGGAACCAAAAGCAAGTTTAATAAAATTTAGACTTCCATACAAGTATAAAACCCCAACAAAATTTTATGATGGGTTAAATTATTTACAACCATGGTCACCTGTTAGTACAGAATCAAGGCTTTGGATAACAGATTTAACTAAATTCAAGTTATATGATAATCAGGAAATAGATGGTAAAATGTATTATTATAATAGTGAAATACGTCCTAAAAGTTATTCAAATTATGCAGAGCTAATAGAAAAAGATATTAAATTACCAAATAATATTGATATAACAGCAGAATTAATGATACTTGAAGAATATAAAAAGGTATCAAAAGAAAAAAAAACTATAGTTGAATTGCATTTTCATATAACAAAAGAGTTAGGAAAAATAATGAATATAAAGATAAAATATATAGATATCAAAAAATCATTTAGTAATTTGAAGCCTAAATTCATCAGAGATTTAATGAAGGAAAGTAAGTCGTCAGATGAATTATTAAAAGCATTATTTATTTTAAGAAAGAATTACACAAAACCTAAAAAAATAGAATCTGAAATTGATGAATTATTATATTTTAACCTAAACTAATTTGTATTAGCGGTAATATGACAGATACCCAGCACCAAAGAGAATTTGCTTCTTCAGGGTAATAATATTTTGTATATCCAAGTGTTGCAGTTCCAAACATTAATAATGGTATTTTAGCGGATGTGTTAATAAATAATATTGGCATGAATAAACCTAAAAAGTATAAAATATTCAGAATTTGATTACTTTTTTCACATGTTCCTCCTAAAATTCCTGGTTTTCTTTCCCAAATAAGGTGTCCATTTGGACCAATTTTGATGTCAACATTTTTCTTATCATAGATAGATAGTAAAAATATAACAGAATAGGCTATAATAGCAGACAAAATAATATCATTTTTTACACCTGATTGATATAAAAATGCGCTTCCAACTAAAGGTTGTGTCCAAAGTGCTGGAGTAACAAGTCTATTGAAGAATTGTTCTTTTCTATCAGTTGACCAAATTAAAGCTTCTAAGACTTGCATTTGTGCAAAAGTAAGTGTAAATGCTCCAACCCAGGTGTCACCAGGATTACCTCTATGGAATAAATAAAGACTTGCAAGTAGTGCTCCAATCCAACTTAATGTTGATACTTCTTTATTATGACACATAATTTATTACAACAATTTATCTATTGAAATAATAATGGAAAAAGTTATTTTAATTTTTTTATTAATTCTAATTTTTATAACATGCTTTTGTAAGACAAAAGAATTATTTACTGATAAAATTGATACATTGACTGTAATACCTGAACCGAAAAAACCAACAATGGAAGAATATATAACTTGGTTATTTAAAAATAAATTTTATCCTATAAATCCACGTCATAGAGCTAATTTGAAACGTTATTTGCAGGGATATCCAATAACTGATATTCCTCCATTAGATTTACCTTTGGTTACTAATCCAGCTGAGGTTTATAGATTTGAGTACCTTAGAATGCTTGAAAAAGCGGGCGAATATCAGAAAATATTAGATGATAACTCAACTTTTACTAATTCACAAATAATGGGAAATAATGAATATCAAATATTTGCACCAAATAAGAAGTATCAAAAGTATCTTTCTGATAAATTAGGTGAGCTATTGGTTGAAGAATATAATATTGAATCGCAAGTTTAAGACTAAGCTATGTATAAAATATTATGGTTAATGAAATTGAGACAATGGATGAATTTGTAAAAATGCTTAGAGAAAATCCAGACTACCTATTTGTTATAGATTTCTTTGCAACTTGGTGTGGTCCTTGTAAGGCAGTTGCTCCAGTATATGAGGCTGTATCTGAAACATTCAGTGAGCAAAAAGTAGTGTTTTGTAAGATGGATGTTGAGAATGACTCTTTAGATGAAGTTATAAGAGCTTTTAATGTACAAAGTATGCCAACATTTGTTATATCTCGTCTTGATGATACTAAGACTAAATTAGTTGAATTATTCCGTGTTTCTGGAGGTAAAATGGAAACATTAAAAAATAAAATTACTGAATTATTATAAAAAATAAAAATTGATTTTTTTTAGTATTCAAAATAATATTGAATATCATTGGGTCCAGACGGAATCATGCAGCAAAGCATATTAATGAATTATTAGATTCCAGATGGAGTCATGCAGCAAAGCATATTAATTAATTATTAGATTCCAGACGGAGTCATGCAGCAAAGCATATTAATTATTAGATTCCAGATGGAGTCACGCAGCAAAGCATATTAATTAATTATTAGATTCCAGATGGAGTCACGCAGCAAAGCATATTAATTAATTATTAGATTCCAGACGGAGTCACGCAGCAAAGCATTTTAATTATCCCGATTCCAGATGGAGTCATGCAGCAAAGCATTTTAATTAATTATTAGATTCCAGAAGGAGTCACGCAGCAAAGCATTTTAATTATCCCGATTCCAGATGGAGTCATGCAGCAAAGCATATTAATGATTATTGCAGGAAAAAGTAATTAGTTACTTTTATTTTTTATTTCAATCAAAAGAGCCTTAGGCACCAAATTGATTTTTGAGGTATTGTAATTATTTTTTATTATAGGTCTTTTCAACAGCAAGGTAAGCCCAGAAGAGATCTTAAGATGACATTTTACACCGATAATAAGGCGGCAATGAAGGCGGCAATGAATGAGTTTAAGCGTAGGGTCGCTCAGCGCGACCTTCTCCACTACACGCCACATGCTCAGGAGGAAGACTGGATTCGTCGCCAGGACGTTTCGGAATCCGCCCCAAATCATGTTCCGGAGGGTAGTGTCTTTGTTACTCGTTTCCGGGAGGAGAGATACTTTGGATATTATCGACTGACTTACACGTTTGTCGATAATCTGGGGAACACGCGCGAGCTAAGCTGGATTAATAAGTATCCTCTCGAAGACTTTTCGGAGGATTTAATCCCAGTTCCACGTGTTCCAGTTCTGGGATATGTTCAGCTTGCTTGAGGTAGCTGTATTTGAAAAAAGACAAACAAAAAATAAAAATAAGAAAACAAAAAAAGTGCCAAAAGGTACTTTTTTAAATTTAGTTTTTATCTGTATTGGGTTTTCTAAGTGAAGCTTCAATAATGTTATGTTCAACTATTTTTTTGTCCATATATTGAATACTATAATGTGCATCAGCTTCATGAGGATATTCAATGAATGCTAATCTTGGTAAAGGTTTTTCAGTGCGTGCCTGACGGTCATATACAAATTTAACTGGTGGAATGGTAATTTTAGTTGGAATACCATTTTCTTCAGCCATTTCTCTTATTAATTCATGAAGGTCATTATCGCTAAGTGAAGTAATAATATTAGAGACAACAACAGTAACTCTGACAGAAATACTTGAAACCAGATTTTCAGGTAATTGATACTCATCATTGCTACTATTTTCTGTTGCTTTATTAGTAAGTGTTGAAAGTGTAGGCGGAGTATATTCTTCAGAATAGCTAATTACATTTTGTAAAGATTCAATATCTTTATTAGGCAAATTAGATATTGTAGCATTTGTAAATTCGATATAAACTTCTTGTTCAATCTTTTTTGCAAAACCACCATATTCTCCAAAAGGTTTCCAATTTTTGCGTTCATTGATTCTTTTTTGCTTTACTTCTTCAGGTGTCATTAAACGTCGATAGGAATATCCTTTATCAGTCCAAATACGAAAAGTAGAATCACTAAAGTATTCGCGTTCCCCTTCTTTTTTAATAATTTTTTTATCTATTTGTTTAATTAAGGTTTTTTGATATTTTTTCCCTTGGGAATCAAAACCAATATAAATTTCTTTCCACTTATTATCGGGAAGTTCTTCTTTACCAATCAAAGAGTAATCAATCATAATATTATTGTAATAATCCATAAATAAATAAATTCAATTTGCTTTAAGTAGAAAAAGAATTAGAAGTATAATTTTTTGTCAAATTTGTGTGTGAGGTAATCAATTCTAATTACTTCACCCTCAGATTCATCAGGTTCTTTAAAGTTTTTATTATAAACGTTATAGGCAATATCAGGAATTAATTTTTCCTGATTTATGTAGTAGCGATACTTATTAAGATATCTACTGATTTCATCAGGAATATCAACCCAAATTATAACAGTTATATAACCTTTTTTATATGCAGGTTCTAACCATTCATTTCTGGTAAGCCTACTTGGATTTGTATTATCAATAATTATATATTTTTCATTTTTATCTAAAGCAGCGAGATATTCTTTGAAGGCATTTTTACTGATATCATTGCTAAAGATATTACCCTTTGTTTTTTTCCTGATAATTTCAGCGATAGTACTTTTGCCCGAGCCAGGTCTTCCAACCATCATAACAACTGTTTTTTCAAGTAATTTGGGCATAACAAATTTTTTAATTTTAATATCAGGTTCCTTGAGGAAGTATTCGTTCTTTTTTCCGTCGAAGAAATGTTCAGGTGTAAAGAATTCAACTCCAGCATTGATGGCAAATGCTGCATCTGAATTAGAATGGTCTCCGCTTCTCCCAGCTGCATCTCCAACATAGAAATCTAAGGTAACTTGTTTGAAGAAACCAGGATAGGGCTTACGGAAGTAGTTATCTTTGTTAGCAACAAAGACAGCATCAATGGGTATGTCATCAAAAACTTGATTTAATTTGTATTCAAATCCTTCAATATCCTTAAGATTTTTTTGATTACTAATGATGACTAATTGATAGCCTTCTTTGCTGATGTCAATTAATTTTTCACGTACGTTATCAAAGGCGTATTCCCAATCATTTTTGTTAGTGGGAAACTTTTTGCCACTTTTAGTTTTTATGATGGTGCCATCAAGGTCAAAACCAGCAATTTTCCCTCGCAATGTTTTTGGTGTGTAAAATAGATATTCTCCGGAGTTTGTAAGTTTAATCATTATATATAATAATTTTATATTAATTTTTATTTTTCAATTTGTTCGGTTATTTTAGCTTAAAAAGTTATGTATTAATTTTAATATGTCATTTGCAACATTAAAAGTAGGACAACAATTAAGAGGTAATAAGGGACAAGAACCATATCGTATCCAGGGTCTTTTAGGAGATGGTGGTTATTCGAATGTTTGGAAGGCAACACGTGATAATAAGGAATATGCATTAAAGGTATATCGTAAGGATGAAGAATTTGACAAATGGGGTAAGGAGGAATTACAATTTTTAGAAAAGGCGAAGGGTCTTGAGAATGTCGTTCAGTTGAAAGAGTATTTTAAGTATGATGGAAGACATATATTTGTTTTTGATATTTATGATATTTGTTTGACAGATTATATAGAGGATAATGATGTACCTTTAGAAGAAAAGAAGTATATATTATTAAAAGTATTAAATGCATTGAAGGGACTTCATGATAGGGAAATAATTCATGGTGATATTAAAACAGATAATGTTTTGATAAATTCCAAGACAAAGGAAGTTGTATTAATAGATTTATCATTATCTCTGAATGCTGGTAAAGATAACCAGGGAATTCATATTCAGACAGTATTTTTTAGGTCACCAGAAATAATATTAGGTACTCCGATGTCAATTAAGACAGATATATGGAGTTTAGGATGTATGATATATAAGATGATTGTTGGGCATAAGATATTTAATTGTGACCGTTATCTTAATGATCCGGATTCTGATGAATCAGAGGAAGAATCTGAGGATTCGGGAAGTTCAGAAGATTCTGATGACTCAGTAGAAGGATTTAAAGAAGAATTAAGAACTTTACATGAAATGATAGAGTATTTAGGACCAATACCAAAAGAATTAACTCAAAATGGTTATTTTACAGAAAAGTATTGTTTGAAAAATGGAAGGATATTATTTAGTGACCAAATCAAAAAACACAAGAGCGTTTATGAAGATTTAGATTTTTTAAATGAAGACGATAGAATTTTATTTGAAAAAATAATAATGGGTTGTTTAAGATATCGTCCAAGTGATAGAATGAATATTCAAACGATTATGAAATTAATGGTAACATCATCTTAAGAACAATTTCTCATTAGATATTAATGGTATATTCAGCTTTTTATGATAATTCAGGAAAAGAAATTCCAATTATATATCCTAAAAAACAAATAAAGGAATCTGATGTAAGTGAATTACTACCAAAATTATTTGAAACAGGTGCAACAAAAATACAAAGACAACCACAAATAAGACCACCAGCAAAACATAATAATAAGAAATTATCAGAACAACGTGAAAAATTGGGTAATTCAAGAAAAAGATATATGAATAAATATATTAAAGAATTTTCTGATGCATTAGAAACTTATTTTAAAACAGGATTACCAGGAGATTTAGAAGACAAAAAAAAATTTTTAATAGCATTTAATAAAAATATGTATAAAAATTAAATAAAAATATTTTTTTTTATTCTCTTTTGGTATTATGAATCCAAACTATTGGGGACCAGCCGGATGGCATTTTATGCATGCAGTAACATTAACTTATCCAGAAGTACCATCTGATCAAGACAAAGAAAAATATAAAATATTTTTCGAATCAGTTGGTACTGTATTACCATGCCCAGCATGTCGTCGTCATTATCAAGAAAATCTAAAGAGATTTCCTATAAGACTCGAATCGCGTGCAGAAATATTTAAATGGTTGATTGATATTCACAATGAAGTGAATAAGAAAAAGAAGAAAAAGGTTTTGAGTTATGATGAAGCATTTGAAGCAATTAAAGAGAATGGTATGCGTATGGCAAATGAATCCAACAGTAAAGGTGGTAGTAGTAATATCGAAAGATATTTAATTATAATTCTTGGTGCAGTATTAATGTATATGCTTTATGATAAGTTCTGTAAGCGGAGATAAGAACGCCCAAGTTAAGGTTTAATGCCTTTTTCATTTTTAATTTTATATTCAATATCGAGTATAATTTTTTTCCTTTCAACATCTTCCAAACGAAGAAGTTCAATAAGTTTATTAGGTTCAATGAAATCTATTTTTCCAATTTCACCAATTTGTTGTTTATCATCACAATTAATTTTAGGTATAACATTTTCTTTGATTTCAGCAATATAGTAAATATGTTTATAATTGACATTATTATTAGCTTTATAGATTTCAGAAAATGTACCAAAAGATTCAATGATATCAAACTCATCAATGCTAAGTCCTGTTTCTTCACGAAATTCCCGAAGTGCACAGGAGAAATCGGTTTCATTCATATTTCTTCTTCCTTTGGGAAAGCCCCATTCAGGAGTTTGATAGAAAGGTTCCAACTCTGAGATAAATTTTCTAAGTTGTGGCATGGCTTCTTCAAAGTTATGTTTACATATTTCTTGGTCTTTAATGAAAGGTCCAGTATCTTTAACGGTCCAAAGTTCATCCCAAATTTCATTAAAAGATTTACTAATTAAAAAAAATTGTTCCTCAGGGGTTAGCCCGCGAACAAGTTCTTTGATGTAATCAGTATTTTCTTTATTGTACTTAGCCCTAACAAGTTCAACATAAGCATAAGAATGTCTACGCATAACGGATAATAATTTAACTTTACCATTTATAATTTTAAATCCTACAATACCAATTGAAATAACTGGTTCAGTACAATCTTTAAAAAGATGACCATACTTTCCACAGTTACCACAGAATGCTTTGTTAAATGCTCGTCTTTCCATGTTGTAAATAAAAAAAATTGTTCTTAAGCTTAAGATAAGAAATCTTTTTAATCATTAAGGATGCCAAGTGGTTATTTTCAGATTGTGAATTATGGTTTAGAAGATGTTTATTTAACGGGAAACCCAGAGATAACATTTTGGAAGTTCATGATAAAGAGATATTCGCGTTTTGCAATGGAGAACATAAAAATGACATTCCAATATATCCAAGACTTGACAACACGTACAAGTTATTCAATAGCAAAGTTAGATAATGCAGGAGACTTAATAAAGAATGTATTTTTAAAAATAGATTTACCTCCAGTGTTAAATTATTCTTGGTATTATAACCAAATAGACAACCCAGTATATATGAAAATAAATAAATTCTTTTCTCTGTATGACAATGCAGAACCAATAGTCCCAACGTTATTAAATAAAAAACCAGCATATTTTGGTGAAATAATATCAGATATAACAGGTACTCCTCCAGGAATAAATATTCAGGGTACTTTATTATGTTATTATTATGCAGACATTACAGTTACAAATCCATTAGACCCAACTTTTAAAGCAAATGCAATTAAAAACAATAAGATTTTATATTCAGGTTATCCAAGTATACCATTTGAATATACTGGATATAATAGTTACCCAGTGTATGTAAGTGAACAATTAGCACCATTGAATTCAACAACACTTTACCAATCAGACCCAGATTATCTTTATCTTCAGCCAACAGTACCACCATATCCAGTTTCATTGATTCCAACTGAGGTAGCTGATAATATAATATTCCATAAGGGGTCAATGACAGAATTTGATACATCAGAATTAATAGAATTGCAATTTGGAAATTATATAGTATTTGCATATAAATTCAAGTTAAAGATAGAGGAAGTATATTCAAACACATTAAGTAATTTCATAACATTTGATAATACAGATGATAATATTTACCAAAGTTTACAAAGAAAGACAGTATATACACATATTGCAGAGAAGAACTTTTATACAGATGATACAGTGTATAGACTAAATGGTGATTACATAAATGACCCAAAGAATTTCCGTTGGAGAGTGTATCCATTTTTGGATGCAAGTTTATATATTAATGCAGTGGAAGTAGTTAATTTCCCAATATCGCATATTATAGGTGGTTTATATCGAGGAGCAGAGAAAAAGAAATTAGATATAATCCAAAGAATGATAGGTTTTGTTCCAGAGTTACAAAATCCAGAAGTGTATCCAACGCCGGAGTATTCATTAAATATACCGTTACCATTTTGGTTTGCAAGAGGTGATCCATTACCAATATGCACATTCCCACAGTATCCAGCAGAGGTTCGTGTAAATTTCCATACACTTAATAAGGATATAAACTTAGAATCAAATGGTTATTCAGATAATTATTGGTTTACAGGATTACCGTATGAACAACCAGTATTAACTCGAGATATGAATCTTCAAGTAGAATATATATTTATAGACCCGAAGGAAAAAGATATAATAGTAAAGAATAATCATAAATTCTTGGTTGAGCAGACAAAGATTCAGCGAAAAGTAATAACAGAGACAATTCCTGAATTGTTATTTGAATTAGACCTTCAAAATCCAATTTCTGAGATAGCGGTTTATTTTACAATGCCAAGTAGTTTGTTAGGTCAGCCTGTAGATGCAAATTTAACACCACAAGTTGATGCACAATATATTGATTCAATAGAGTTAATAGTGAATGGTGAAATAAGAGAAGGAACGAAGGTAAATACATATATGAATACAGCAGTTCCGTATAGATATCATCGTGGTGATACAGGAATTCATATATATTATTTTACATTTTCATTAGACCCATCAAAATTATCACAACCCCATGGTGCATTTAATTTTACAAAGGCAAATAATTCATATCTGAGAATCAAGTTTGCATATGATGGATTTTATTTAAATACAAAATTAATGTATGCAAATAATGGTCCAGTAACAACAATAAGTCCAGTTACAGGGTTACCATATTATAATTATACAGTAGATGAACCACAGAGTTATACAACTATGGTAGTTATTGCAACAAATTATAATGTATTAAATGTAATTGGTGGATTTCCAACATTAATTTTTAATTAATTTAATATAAAGAGAATATATATCTATATATTATGCCAGGAGGACTATTACAACTTGTATTATATGGTGGTGAGGATTTTTATTTAACAGGTAATCCTCAGATATCATTTTTTAAGTCCATTTTTAAAAGATATACGAATTTTGCAATGGAGACAATACCATTGCAATTTAATGTTGTGCCAAATACATCAGCAGGAAATACAACAATGACATGTAAGATAGAGCGTTATGCAGATTTATTGAAGGGATTATTCTTAAAGATAAGACTACCACCAATTCATCCATACAATTATAAGTTTAATAAGACGGATAACCCGATTAATTTTTGGATAGACATAGGTGGAACACAGATTACGGATGGTGTAATGCATTTAGTAAGTTCAGATAACGGTACTGTAAAAGTTGAGGGTTTTATCCCAACTGATAGTACGATATTAAAGGACATTCTAAAGACAATAACAGTAATACCGAAGGAATTTTTAGGATATTTGAATTTTCCAGCAGAAAATGTATCGCAAACAGGTTATGTAACGATAAATGAGATAAATCCAATATCAGATTATAATAATATTACATTTACAAATCCTCCATATGATATAAATTCGCTTCCGCAGGACTCAAAGGTAAATGTTTATACATATGATTTTATTCGTGGTGAAATTTTATTTTTACCTTACAAATTTTATTTACAACCAGCATTTGTGGATCCATCAACAGGTATAAGCTATCCTGCAACTTGGTTCTGTTATTTCTCGGGTACAATTACAGATTTCTTTTATTATGATTATACACAAACGACGCCAATAGACCCAAGTTATCCACATTATTGGATGAATATTGCAACAATGACAAATTCGGATATAAATGGTGGAATACAGCAGTCATTTGAAAGTTCAAAGCCAGCAGCATTAGTGAGTGAATTAAATAATGACCAAACAGCAACAGACCTTTTGAATGTGAATATAATTTTAAATAACTTAACAATTGATAATGTTAATTCTTATGTATCTTTGATATCGGAAGATAATAATTATTTCCTAAATTATCAGAATGATTATCAGCCAGTATTGCCATTTACATTTACTAACGTTGGAGATACATATAATTATAATGATAATGCGGATTTTGTGGGAAACATAACAGGTGGATTAACAACAGATATTTATAATACATTTGCAATGCAGGCAACAAGAACAATTAATGGGCAATTATTAGGTACAATGGATGATATCCAAACTTATTCAAAGGACCAATTATTTACATTTTCAATAGATAATTTATCAACAGTGCCAGTAATAACAATACCATCAACATTAAACTATCCTGGTATTTATATAAGTGATTCATTAGTGGGAACAAATTTATTTGTAATATTCCAGTTTGATACACAGCAATTTATATTGCAATCAGTATTATTAAATAATTACGTAAAGGGTTCAATATTTTTATGGGATGGTATTAATCCAGGTACAAAGTGTGGGTATGCAGAGGGTAACTTGGAAAATATAAAGTGTTGTATAATTAATGGATATCGTGAATTAACACAGATATTTGCATTAAATGATTTCTTTTCAGTGCCATTAGTTAGTGCATATTCAACATTATTTTTCCCAGGTGCATTAGATGTTACAAGTAATTTATTTTTAGCAACAAATATATTAACTTTAACAGGTCAATTTAATGCAACTGGTACAGATATATTTAATTTTACAGATTCATGGGATATAACAAATTATTATACAACAGCACCTAATTTTGAAATTCCTATTTATACGCCAATAATTAATGGTATTTACAAGCAGGGTTTAGTGCGTGGTACGATAGTAGGACAGTATGATGGTGTAAATATAACAACAGCAACAATTAATTTTGTGATATGGAATTCAATAGATTACATAACAGCACCGCTACCACTTGCAGGTCGTTTGAATGGACCAAATCCAAACTTAATTTTACCAAGTTTTGAGAATATATATTATTTTGAGCCGATAGTAAATCAGTATGATAATTCAATAAACTACAAGCCAATAAACAATGCTGTAGGTTCAACAAAGAATTTTAGATGGAAGTTAAATTTTGCAAGTAAGGTATATTTTTATATAAACAGTCAAGAAATAGTGAATATTAACGGATTATTTTTATATTCGGAGGCGATATCGAATGTAGAGTACCAGAAATTGCAGATGACGAATAGATTATTTGGTGTGATACCAGATTTGATAGCACCAGATGTTGATGCTGAGACTTTGCAGACATTGTTAGTGCCATTAGGTGTATCAGGAGCACCACCAAGAGGATATCCAACCCCAGAGTATACAATTATGCCACCAATGAATGTATGGTTTATGAAACATTCAGGAAATGCATTACCATTGATAGCATTACAGAATAGTCCAGTAGAGTTTAGAGTTGATTTTTATCCAACAAATACAATAAATACAACATCGGGTGGATTTAATCAGAACCAGTGGTATTCAGGAATACCATATGAAGACATACGTATAAATGATATTTCAGTAGAAGCAGATTATGTTTATTTAGATAAGGATGAGCGTATTAAATTTACGAGTGTTCCACAACAATATTTGATAACACAATATCAAGAGAATTTGTATGCTGTTCCAAAGTCAAAGATGACTTTTACCTTGAATTTTACACATCCAGTATCAGAATTAACATTTGGTGCAAGTTCAATAACAGATTTCTATCAATATCCCTATGGTGCAATATTTGGTGTTCGTCCGGACATAAATTATATTAAAAATCTGAAGTTATTATTTAATGGTTATGAACGTTTGCAGGAGAAGCAGATTCAATATTTTAACACAATGCAACCATATATGTATCATGATGGTGATTCTTATCCATTTTACAATTTCTATTCATTTTCATTGGATCCACAATCACAACAACCGAAGGGTTCATGTAATTTTACAAAGATAAGTTATTTCACAATGGAAGTAGTATTTGATGAACGTTTTATTAATAAGCAAGTAGTGTATGATTCATTAACAGGACAACCAGTTACTACAATTGACCCAACAACAGGATTAGTAACGATTGAAAAGGTGTCAACAGAGAATCCAACAACAACATTCTTTATTTGGGCAAAGAGTTATAATATCTTGTCAATCCAGGATGGAGTAGGTGGTATGAAGTTTGCAAATTAGAGTAGTCAACTCTGCAAAAATTGTAGGTGAATTTTTTCTCTCTTTATTCTATGAATAAAAAATTTGAATACTATCCTAATTATTCGGATCCGAATTTTTATGAAAAAATAGTAAAAAAGAAGGAATTCTATATAAATAAAATTCCAAAGGACCGTAAATCCGAATTAGAGAATTGTGATACATCAAAGAAATTCGAACTTTTACCCCAGCAGTCATTTTTGAAGAACTTTATAAATATGGACACACCATATCAATCAATGTTGATTTTTCATGGTGTAGGTGTAGGTAAAACAATTAGTGCAGTATCAATAGCAGAGAATTTTAGTGAAATGTTGGAAAATTTGGATTCGAGAGTATACGTATTAACAAGTGGTAATGAAACAAAGGTAAATTTCCGTGACAAAGGTATTCTTTCACCAGTTTCAGGTGAGAAGTATATGACAAAGGATGAGCGTCAAATGGTGAAGGAGTTAACAATATTAGATACACCAAATGCACGTGAGGAAGTGAAGAGAATTCAGCGTCGTGTTGATGCACGTATTAAGCGTCAAGGAAGATACAAATTATTAGGTTATGAAAAGTTCGTGCATCAAACAATAGGTGCAGCTGTAAAGGATAAGAAGACAGGCAAAGATAAGAAGGATGAACAGGGTAATATCGTCCGTCAAATTATTGGAAGCCCGATAACAAATTTAGATAACTCAATTTTAATAATTGATGAAGCACATCGTGTAGTGAATGAAAATGATTATGGTGAGGCAATTAGATATGTATTAACAAAATCAACAAATTTCCGTTTAATACTTTTAACTGCAACACCGATGTTTCATGGTCCGGATAAGATAGTGGAGTTAATTAATTTATTGCATCTTCCAGGTAATCCGGTTATTTCACATGAGATGTTATTTTCAAAAATGGACCACAATTTGGGAGAATACGTATTAAAGAAGGATGCATTGAAGATTGTCAAGGAATTAACAAAGGGTTATATTAGTTATGCACGTGGTAAGGATCCAAATACCTTCCCAAATAGAATAGATGTAGGTGAGATTCCCCAACCAGACGATATTCCAAAGCGTGATTATGCGAAACATACAAAAGTAGTGAGATGTGAGATGTCAGGAATTCAGTTAAGAACATATAAGAAGAATTATGATGGTACGAAGAGTAAGAATAATATTTATATGAGTAATATGGTTTTACCAAATCCGGATTCAACAGAATTGGGATTGTATTCAACAGATGATTTACGTAAAATCCAGAATGCACCAATTAATTGGTTGAAGAAGAATAAGATTACAGTAAATGATACAGAGAATGGTATAATAATAAGTGGTGAATTTTTAAGAGGTGAGAATTTGAAGGAATATTCAATGAAATACTATAAATTACTCAAGAATATGTTAGATGCATGTAATGAGAAATCAGGTTTAATCTTTATTTATATAGAGGATATCGTGGGTGTTGGATTGAATATGTTGAAGGAAATATTGTTGAATAATGGTTACATAGAATATATATCAGATTTACAGAAGAATTCAAATGATAATACTTTAGATGCAATTACAGGATTACCAAGACATAAGTATAAAGGTGAAAATTATAGCCCAGCAAGATTTATTACAATTTATGGTGAATCAGATATGAAGTATCGTAGTAAACTGATTCAACGTTTTACAAGTCCAGATAATGAGAATGGAGAGTTTATAAAAGTATGTTTAGGTTCAAAGGTTACACGTGAAAGTATTGATTTTAAGAATATTCGTCAGATTCATATAATGAATGCACAATGGGAATTTGGTTCATTGGAGCAAATTGTTGGTCGTGGTATTCGTAACTGTTCTCATGCTGGTAAGACAGGAGAGAAACGTAATGTTTATGTATACAAGTATGTGTCAAGCTTACCAGGAAAGAAATATCAGGAATCATTGGAGGAGAAGATGTATAGAGAGGAAGAGAAAGTAGATATAGTAACAAAGCAGATAGAGCGTGCAATGAAGGAGGCAGCAGTAGATTGTGTATTAAATAAGTATGGTAACGTTTTCCCAGAGGAAATAACAAGTTCAAAGGGATGTGAGAAGAAGGATAAATGTCCAGCATTGTGTGAGTACCAGGAATGTAATTATCAGTGTGATTACTCACTACCAAAAGATAAGTTAGGATACTATGACGAATTGAAACCTTCACAATTGAATACAGATACATATACAATAGGTATGGCAAAGAGAGAAATAGAGATAATTAAGAAGTTAGTAGATGAGTTGTATAAGATAAATTATGTTTATACTATAGAATACTTATTAGATTCTATTTATAGTAATCCGAATAATAAGTATTTAGAGGAAAAATATATCTTTTTAGCTTTAACACAAATGATTGATAATAAGGAGCAAATAACAGATAGATTTGGTATTCCGGGTTATATAATTTACCGTGGTATATATTATATTTTCCAGCCTGTAAATGCAAATGACACTTTGACAGTGGAAGAAAGAATAATACCATCATTTGATAATTACAAAAAGATTCGTAAGTTGGGCAAAGTATTGAAAGAAAAAATAGGTAAAGAAACTTTGGAGGAACCAAAGAAGATAATGAAAATAGATGTTGAAAGTGTGGCTAAGTTAGTATTGAAGGAGTTAGAATCAAAGCAAAATAATTTTGAAATTAATAAATTATTAGGTAATCAAAGATTATCAGTACAGGAAAAGATAATTGAGATGGTAATTTCAGAAGAAACACCGGATACAGTAAAAGGAAAGGTGATAAATAATTATATGAATTATTTAATTCAATCAAAGGATATAATTAATTTCAGTAGTGTATCAACAGAAAATGTTAAGCCAAATGATATAATAGGTTATGCATTAATTTATAAGAAGCCAAAGATTTATTTGAATAAGAAGTGGCGTGATGCAACTAAATATCTAAATGATGAAGCAAAGATAAAGTTGAAGAACAAACGCGAAATGGCACCTGAGAATGGTGTAATAATAGGTTATATGTCAGAAAATAAGGACGGTGCAGTTTTGAAATTACGACCACATATTGAGATATCAACAGACGATAGACGTAAGATACCATCAGGATTTGTTTGTAAGCAGTCAAGTAATAAAGATAAAATCTTTGATATTGCGAAGAAGTTGAATATAAAGATGTCAACAGGTGAAACAATAAACACAATTTGTGATACAATAGAAGATACGTTACGTAAATATCAGTTACAAAAGAAGGATGGAAAGACATGGTTATATGAGATTTATGAATTTACCGAATAAAAATCTGGTATAAATGTTTTTATATTTGTGAATGTTTCTTTTGCATTTGTGTAAGCATTTTTAAACCAAATAAAATAGAGTAAGAAAGTAAGAAAAGTTAAAATTTTAATAATGTATTTTTTCATGAAGCAGAATATTTTAGTTATTAAATTATTCTCAAAATAATGATAAATGGCGAATGATTCAGGATATTTATATTTACAGTTTACAGTATTACAATCAGTAATGTAATCACATTTATTTGTACTAACAAATAAATTTTCATCAATGAAAATATCATCAAGACCATTATTAATAATTTTTTTGTTTTTGATTGCTTCTTTCCAAACTGAATGTTGAGGGATACCGCCAAAGAAATCTTGATTAATACTTTTGAAGAAAAATGGATGTTCATTTCCAATTAGAATAATTTCACCATCATCAAGTAATTCGTCAAGTTTTTTGATAGGTTCAAAATGATAATCAATAAAGAATCCACCAGATTTGTTAATAATTTCAAATTTAGCAATATTAATATCAGGATTTAATCCAAGTTCTTTTAATTTTAGAGGTGTGTAAATTATGTATTCCCAATTTTGGTGGGTAGTACGCCATTTATCCATTAATTTTTTAATCTTATTTGGAATGATTTCATAAGGATAGTACTGATGAATTATATTTGGAATAATTTTATTCATTAAAAATAAACGAGAAAAAAATAAAAATTAATTTTTATTTTATAAAGTGAAATTAGCTTGTTCAAATAAACCACCTTCAATGACACCATAGGGTTTTTCTTTGAATTGTTCAGTTAAGATTGGTTTAAGATATTGTAAATTGAAATCACGTTTAAGGTCTTTTTCAGTGTAGTAGCCATTTTCGATAACTAAGTTGCTTGCTCCAACAACACCTACTTCAACACTTGCTTCAGAATTTTGGAACATTTGAACTTGTGTTTCGTCATTCCCACGCTGAGTAATTAATTCAGGTGTTTGATAAACTTGTGTTGAACTATCGGAAGCAGGTTGAGATTGTAATCCGAGTTGTCTGGCTTGTTGTGGCATTTGTGGTACCTGTCCTGTTTGGTTAATTTGTGTTAAAGTGCCAGCATCTAAAACCATAGGTTGCTGAGAAATTTGTGCTTCCATGGCAGGAGTTTCGCGTCCTTGCTGGAGATTATATTGTGCCTGAGGAGCTAAAACAGATTCATTAACTTGAGCAGCTTGTTGTCCAATAACTTGTGCTTGTTGTCCGGGGACGCCAATAGTTGTCTTTTCAACAATCATTCTAATAACATCACCTAATAAAATATCTGGCTTACCGGTTGTCTTTTTAACAAAGTTGGTATTGAGTGTTTCATATAATTGTTCTTTGTTGTTAAGACCCCGAATTTCGGTAATCATGCTGGCAAAAACATTATCAGTGAAAGGGTTTAATGTATCGTTGTTGATTATGCTGGTAAGATATGTGTTCCATTTGCTGAGGAAATCAGTGGAAACATCTTCAAATCCTTGAGGAGTATATCCAAATTGGGTATTTTCTACTATAAATTTAATATATTCACCGGTTCCCTTCTTAACTTTTTCGATTTCAGATACAATGGAGTCAATGCATCCACTTTGTCTGATTTGATAAATCATGTTTGACAAATTGGAGTCAATTGGTAAGAATCTATTATCATTAATGGATTTAATGTAAGTACTCCAACGATTCATGAAAGCAGTAGTATCGCAGGCTTGGTTCTGGAAAGCTTCAGAAGTAGAACATTGATCAAATAATTGAAGGGCAAGATATGCAATACCGATTATCAGAATAATGTTAATTAATTCTTTATTCATATAAAATTAAAAGAAAAAAAATAATTGAATTTCAGTTCAAATTTTATTATAAAAATGTAATTTTAAGATAATGGAAATTCAAATAGATTATCGAGAGAGAAAAATAATAGAAATATTAAATAGCAAGGAAATTCAGCATAAAATTTTTACGATGGATATTGGTGATATTTTAATTGGTAATATATTGATTGAAAGAAAGACATTAGCAGATTTAGTTGCATCAATAAAGGATGGAAGATATCATGAACAGAAGGCAAGATTAAAACAGTATCAAGGAAAAGTTATTTTTTTGATTGAGGGTTTTTTAGAACGAAGTAATTCGAATTATGATATGATTTTAGGTTCAATGGTATCAATACAATTCAAAGATAATTTTTTGGTTTATCAGACAAAAAATTTGGAGGAATCTGTAGAATTTATATTGAGAGTAATAAAGAAATATGATGAATTTAATTTACAGTTAGGTGGAGAGTATTTTGATTCAGTAAGTGTAAAGAAGAAGGATAATTTTACCCCGGAACTATATTATTTGTCGATATTATGCGAAATCCCTGGAGTTTCAAAAAATATAGCTCAGGAGATACAAAATATTTGCCCTTCATTACCGGTATTAATTGAATACTTGAAGAATGGAAACAAGTTAGCATCCATTCAGACTAATTATTCAACTGGAAGAAAAAGAAAGATAGGTGAAAAGGTAGAAGCTAATATACGTCAATATTTAGGAATTGCATAATTTTTGGTGTAATTGTTTGAGCATTTGGCAATCATAAACGGCATTGTGATGTCCGAGTGTAGGGATATTAAAATGTTCACATAAATTTTTAAGACTGAAGCTTTTTAGTTCAGGTTTCTTTTCTCGTGCAAGAAGGATGGTATCATTGTAACTAACACACCACCAATATTTATTTAGAGCATCGGGATTAATCTGTTTAATGAGGCGATGAAGTATGAGATGGTCAAATTTACTGCCATTGTGAGCCCAGAGTTGATATCCTTTGTAGGATTTAACACCTTCAGGTTTTTTAAAGATAAAACCGATGAAGTCACTAATTGCATCGTCTAATTTGGTAGCACCAATAAGGTCTTTATTAGAAATACCATTAATATTGGTTATTTCTTGTGGTATTTCAAATGGAACGGTAATTTTTCTTTCAAAAGTGTTTCCGAAAGAATCAACAGCAGCAATTTGGAGAGGTAAGTCAGATTCAGTATCAAGTCCAGTGGTTTCAAGGTCATAAAATATTTGCTTATACATGATGAATAATATAAAATAAATCTTAAATAAAAAAAATCTTTTTAATTAATAATGGAGGTTGATGCTCATTTTGCACTATTTATTTTTATATTTTTATTTTCATCAGTATTTATTTTTGCAACTTATAGAATATCAGTATTTACAATTTTATTTGCAGGAACAGTAGGTTACTTATATTACCTTGCTTATAATGGAAAGATTTCAACTAAGGAATTATTCGAGATGTCATTAATCCCAGTAGGTTTCATGCTTGCACCATTGGTTTTAATTATCATGGTATTTGGTGCTCCATTAACAATGTTATTAACTGAGGGTATTACTGAGGAATTGTTAAATGCACAAAAATATTAATTACTTTAAGTCTTTTACTTTTTTTCTTAGAATAGATTAATGGATAAGTTAATCAAAATATTGATTGGAGTTTTTATATTATATATTTTGCATTTATCAAAGGTAGAACCGATTCGTATTTTATTAATAGCAGCATTAATTGGATATTTAATATTCTGTGGTGACAAGACTTTAGAAGGATTTGAGATAGCAATACCAAACTTGTATGCAAATGCGGTAATAAAGGGATATGAGGATTGTATTGGAGGTAAGTGTTTTGATTCAAAGAATGTAATAAACAACAAGAAAGTAATAAATGATGATGCAATGAAAGTATTGAACAAATTATATGTTTTGGTAGAAAATGATGAATTTAGAAAGAAAGTAAATGAAAAGATAGACAAGTTAACTGAAAGTAATGAGACATTGGATATAAAGATGGATTTAGTACCTAAGGAATATACAAGTACACCAAAGGATAATCGTGCAATTTATCAATATGCAACTAAGCAATTAGAAGATATAGCGACATTAATTAAGATGGCAAAGAGATATAATTATTCAGTAGAACTTGAGGACATGCAGGTAATTAATGAAACAAAGATGAATAATTTGGATAATTATTTTATTACAAACCCAGATAAATTATTACCAAAGAGTTACGATAATAACTTTGATGCATTTGAGCAGATAGGAAGAAACTTGAAGGACATTAAAGAATCAAGTATCGAACCAGAGCGTATAGATACATTATTATCAGAGATAGTAAAAGCAATTCGTAAAATACCAGATTATAATTTAACATTAAGAACTCCAAGTGATGTAATCCAGCCTGACATAGTGAATCCAGATGTTGTAAATCCAGATGTAGCACAAATATATTTTAATGAATTAGAGAGAGATAATAATAATAATTTAGCTTAATTTTTTCGGAAAAAACAAATATTTTTTTAGTAAATTTTGGAAAAAAACAAATATTTTTTTAGTAAATTTCGTAATCAGTGTTATCTGTCTTGGTATCAAAAAGAGCAACAGCAGGTCCAGGTAATAATTTGTTACCAGTACCAGCAATATTAACATTCTTAGGTACTTCCATAGGTGTGTACATTTGAGAGGCATCACGAAGATATGCGATATAACTGAGTAGCTGAGGGTAAACTTTTTCAACAACTTTTTGATAAGCAATTTCATTAAGCTCAGCAATTTGTTTAGTAATATCATTGGGTAAATTCTTAGAATAAGTAAGATAAACAGAACGCATAATGATAAGTAATTCGGTGTCGGGTTGATAATCAGGTTTGTAAAGTTTTTCGCTACGTTCATATATATCTTTCATAACTTTGTGTTGAATGATTTGCATATTTTTGCGTGAGAAATATAGCTTAGCGAGGAGGTTGGGTTCAGTGTTTCCCATTAGTGCAATATATGCATAGGTATCAGGAAACTTTTTTTCATCAAAGAGTCCAAAATTGCGATTCATAAATGTTTCTTTATCCATAATTACGAAAGAGAAAAAAACTAAAAAAGTTTAATTATTTTGAGCGGAAACATTTACCACAAACTGGAATATATTCGCTTTTCCCACCAATTAAAACTTGAGAAGTATTACTGACAATACGTTTAGTGAAGGGAGCATCAGTATGGTCTTTGCAGATTTTGCATTTTGCAGTTTTGAATATTTTCTTATCTGCTTTGGGTAGAAGACTTGCAATCTGTGGAAACATTTCTTGTTTATAATCGCCATCAAGAGCACTAACTACAACATCTTTACCTAAATGTTTTGTATAAACACAGAAATCAACCAAATCAGGGAAGAATTGTCCTTCATTGATAGCAACCAGGTCTGCATTAAGATAGTCAGGATTATCAATAAGATGTAGTAAAGAGTCAGTCATAACAGCTGGTATTTTTTCACCATAATGGGTAAAAATTGCATTATCACCATAACGGGTATCGTGTTGATGGTTGATGCAAAAGGTAGTTTTATCGATGGCTTGGTAGATTCGAATTTCTTCACAAAGACAACTGGTTTTCCCACTAAACATAGGTCCTATAATAAGCTTTATTTTACCGATATCAGCATGGGTCATAATATAAAATAGTTATATTAAAATAAAAAAAATCAATTTGATGCAAATTTATTTTTTTCGGAAATCAATTTGATGCAAATTTATTTTTTTCGGAAATCAATTTGATGCAAATTTATTTTTTCGGAAATCAATTTGTTGTAAATTTTTTTTTTAGGGAAATCAATTTTCCTTTATCCCCTAAGTTGGTAAGGATGTTTATCAAATTCAGTAAGAGCAAAGCCTCCGTAAGGGTCATCATTTACAGTATTTCTACATTCCATCATAACGAGATGTTCGCGGTCGCGGTCAAGACCACAAGCATGAGGGCATTCACCCTTAGCAATACCATCGGCACTGCAGCGGCAATAAGGAGTACCCATACCACGAGTAGCACAGGCAGCAGGGAAATTAGTGCGTTCTGCAGGGTTCATATTCATAGGTGCAGAAACCCATTTTTGGCTATCAGATAATGATTTAACAATATCCTGATTGAGTTCTTCAACAGTTCCCTGGAATGGTTCAACAAATTTTCTAAATGTATTCATAAATCTTTCCTTCAAACTTCTTCCTGATGTATTTCTGAACATTTCAGTACATTTTGAAGAAAGAAAATAAAGAACGATTCCAATAACAATTATTGAAAGTAAAGTATTATTGTCCATATAATACTTTGAAAGAAAAAAAATTAAGTAAGTTCTGGAAGGTTCTAATTTAAGTAAAAATCAATGAGATAATCTCTTGCTTGTCCTGGGTCTGTAATATTCTTTTCAAGGAAATAATCGGGGATACCAAGATATTTTTCACAAAGAAGAGCATGTTTCTTACCCAATTCTTCCATAAGTTTTTGAGGATCTTCTCTTCTTTCCTTCTGATTCTTCTTGAGGTCATTCATAAATGGTGTGAGGTCTGAAACAATAGTATCAACCATCTTATGAATATCTTCCTCGCTAAATTTATCACGGAGATACTTCTTGAACATATGCTGTCCATATTTCATTTCTGCATCACTCTTTTTAATCTTTTTTGCTGCAATATTGTCACGCATTTTGAGCATATTAGTCAATTCATCAATATTCATTCCCTTCTTAGAACATAAATTAAAAATAGCAGGGTGTTTTTCCATAAATTCACGATGTTCGTTTTGCATTTCTCCAAGTGATTTTCCTGAATTAAATTTTTCAGAAATAATAGATACCTCGGCTAAAATCTTCTTTGAATCTTCAGAAAGTTCCATATTAATATAAAAAAAGTTATTCTTAAGCCTAAACAAACTTATTTTTAATAATAATAAGATCCATTTTTGGAAGCTTATAAAAGTTAAGTTTTTTATATTCTATTTTATGATAAAATTCATTAATATTAAAATTAACAGGTAATTTAAGTACAATTAGTTTTGATTTTCCTTTGAGTTTATTGAGGACTTCAAATAAAGGTGTTTCATTAATAAATATATCAAGGAATGGTGTATCTTTATAGTTTTTACCACCCCATGGAGGGTCAATAAAGATTACATCTTGTGTTAAACTTTGAATAATTTCCATAAAATTACCACAATAGAAGGTAATATTGTCATAATTAAAGCCTTCATACAATTTAATATTGTGTTTGAGATAATCGAGTCTTTCTAAGTCTTGTTCTATAGAATGAACCCTCTTGAAATTTTCAGAAAATGAAATAGTATTCCCTCCTAATCCGGCAGTACAATCTGTAACTATAATTTCAGATGCCATACCCTGGAAATAGGATTTGATGATATCAGAAATAATTTTGGCAACATTTCTGGATGTCATGCTGTATAAACCGGTTTCATCATATTTGAGAAGATTGATGTCTCCCACAGGTGGGAATAGAGTGCGTAATATTTCTTCATTTTGATATTTTGATTCCATTAAAATAATTATTATTATTGGTCTTAAATCAAAAAAAAATCAAATTGAATAAAAATATATTACTAATATTTTTAACTTAGCAAATGGCTGATATATTATTAGAAAAGGCACGTGATTTTGTACAAAAATCAACTTCTGGAAGGGGGATTATTAAATCGGATGTGGGTTCATTAACATTAGTTTTAATCCAGATTGATGATTTGAAAGTTTTGGGTTTTCATATGATTTCAATCAAGAAGAGACATCAAGGACGGGGAATAGGTTCTGAGATAATCAAAGAGTCTATGAAGTGGGTGGATTCGGGGTTTATTGCTGGGAGGGCGTCACTTAATGTGATGTCGCCAATTGCTGATAATATTTTGAAAAAATACCCAATAGAAAAAATAAATAGATTTGGAGATATACAGTTGGATTATCCGAGTTATATTTATACAAGGAGTAAAATTGTCTTGGAAAATTTAAAGTAATTTTTTTCTTTTATTTAAATATGGATACTGAGACTTCTTTGAAAGAACTTATAAAATATAGTAGTTTAGAAGAATTAAAGGATGGAATAAATATATATGATAATAAAGAATATTTAAAAATGATATATTATTATTTAGATAAAAAATATGAATATAGAAGAGATATTTTAATGGAAATTGCTAATATACTTATCGATAAATTATTTACAGATACTAATTTTAGAGAACTATTAAGAATAGTTATTCAAGAACCAAATAATTATCAATTATTTAATGAAATGATTTATTATGAAAATATACCAATTAAATTTGAAAGTAAGTTTGAAGGTAAAGATATAGAATCTTATGTAATAAGACCAAAAATTGTACCACCAAATATTGATAACGTTTTGATAAGTAGTTTTCATGGTTCTTTAGGAACTCGTATATCTGAACTACCGCAAAATATTTATTTAATTCAGCCAAAATGTTGTGGAAATCCACTTTTGGGTAGAATAGAAGAGGGTGATATAATAAAAAAAATTACTGAAGGAATTGATAAAAATGCTTTTACTTTATTTGAACAACCATTTATTGTTTTTAAGCCAGGTTCATATTATTGTGATATAAATTTAGATTTAATACAAACTGATCATGTGAGACCTGGTTTATATAAATTCGAATGTGAAGATGATGATGATATTTATAATTGTTTTGATTCATTATCAAGCATAGAAAAACAAAAAAAGATACTAAATAATTTTTCATCAATAATAGATTTAATTTTAGATGAAAATCCGGGGCATAATATTTTAACATTACCTTATATTAAAGATAAAGTATCCAGTTTGGTGTCACAAATTAATCAAAATTCTGATTTGAACAAAGAAATAAATATAACGCAAAAAATAATAAGGGAAAATTTAAATTTGAAAAAATATTTTAAAGATTATTTATACTTATTAAATAAAAGTAATCAAGATTATTTAGAGGAAATATATGAAAAAGATATTTTTGAAACGTCTCTATCAGATATTATAAATAAAATTAGTAGAAAAAAAAAAGATGAAATAACATATTTAATAAGTGTATCTTGTCAAAGTTTGTATAGTAGTAACCAAATTTGTCATATAACAAAATGTATGGAATTATATAAAAAAAAGGAGGAAATAGACGATATTGAAACATTAGAAAGAAATTTGATAGGCAATAATCCATATTTTTGGGGTGATGAACCATTAAAAAATTATCAGCTATTTTTGGAAAATTTAAAAAATCCTGAATTTTTAGAATTATATAAAAATAAAATAAAAAGATATGAAAAATCAATAAATGATTGTCCTGCAGGGCATTTTTTATTAAGTTTATTAGATGATGGATATAAATTTTATGTAGATGAAGGATATAGATATTTTTTTATCCAAGAAAAAGTATATGAACAAAATATATTAGAATTTATTGCATTTATGATAGTATTAATAGTATTTTACGATGAAAAAATTACTCCAGAAAATTATAAATATTTACAATTATCACCATTTGAAGAAGATATTGTTGAAGATTTTCAAAATTATATTAACAGACTTGCATTAATATATTTTGACAAAAATAAATTAGATAATAATATATATTTTGAACCATTGATTGAATTAGAGAATATTGAACCCATAATTTATGCAGTTAGTTTTAATAATTTAGAAATGATAAAAATGTTAGATTCAATTGGATGGAATGAAGAAAAAGTAATCAAATATTATAGAAATAACCGTCCGAGTGAAATATACAATCTTTTATCGGTTGCAGTTAATACAAATAACATTGAAATTATTAAAAAAGTATATAATTTAATTAAAAAATTAAATGTAAAAAAGTTAGAAGGTATAGAAAGGATTCCATATTTATTAGAATATGCCGAAGAAAAAGAAGTAATTGAATTTTTAATGGCAAATGGTTGTGATATTAATGGTAATGTTAGAACAGGTGAAAAAGTTTTAGAAAATGCCATCAAAAATTATAAAAAAGAAAAAGTTTTAATATTATTGCAAAATGGTGTCGATGTTAATTTTACAAATGATAATAATGAAACCCCATTACATTTAGCAGTAAAAAATAGATTTTATAGTATAGTAAAAGCTTTATTAAGACTTAATAAAATTGACTTAAATATACAGAATATTAATGGCGAAACAGTTTTACATTTTGCAGTTTTAAATAGAGATGTTGATATGATAAAAATTTTATTAAAATTTAATATTAATTCAAATATTAAGAATAATGAAGGTAAAACACCTCTTCAATTAGCTAAATTAAATAAAGATAGAAAAATTATAATATTATTACAAGGAAAAGTACCAAAATCTGGAGGAAATTACTATCAAAAATACTTAAAGTATAAGAAGAAGTATTTAGAATTAAAAAATTCAAATCAACTCAGCAATTAAATACTTATTAAATTCAACGAATTCTTTTTCTAATCCAGTTAAATTGGAGGTATCAAAGAAAGATTCCTCAAGTATTTTGAATCCTTTTTTATTTAATTCTTTTTTAAGAAAGTCAGTATTAACAAGATATTCTTTATTTTCACCAATGCTATCAATAAATACGGTGATAGCTTGATTAACATTTACGAGCTTATTTCTGTTGTAATTCTTAATAATTTTAATACATGTATGACCATCTTTTTCAAGAATAAAGTCACCGTCTTTAATTCTTTCAAAGACTTTTTCACCATCCATATATGTAAGTATTAATTTCCCACCTTTTTTACATGAACCTGCAAAGTTTTTGATAATTGCATCAACATTTGCCAGACTTCCAAAGGCATAGTGAATGCCAAATTGACATGAAACTACATCAAATTTACCTTGATTAATGGGTTCTAACATATTGGCATGTAATAAATTAAGATGGAAATCAGGATGTTTTTGTTTAACTTTTTGATACCTTACTTTGGCACAATCCGAGTCAATGAATAGAGCATTAATATCCGAGTCAAGAAGAGTTGCATTTTTAAACCTGTTTTGAGCAATTTTCCAGAGGTCACCACCACGTCCTCCTGCAATTTCAATAATACTTGAACCGCTAACACTTTTATATAAATCTGTTTTGATAGAATTATTGTATTTTCTTATTTCGGTAATTAAAGATTCAGATGAATCTGTTTTGAAGTATTTTTGTTCTCCTGTAATGGTTTCAAGTGAAACAGGATTATTAATAATATTCCAATTATTCCAGGCAACCTTGTAGTCATTACCGAAAAGTTTGAGAGTCTCCTCAAATACTTTAGTTTTATCCATACGATTGCGAACAGGTATCCATCTATCAGAATACTTAAATTCAACAATAGTGCAATCTGATAAACTGAAGTCTCCAGAAGTTGGCGTATAAACACTTAAGTCTTTACCGTCTGGTTTAAAGAGGACAGGAAGATAATTTTCACTAATAACAACATCAGGAAAATTGTCTTTGATGACTTGATAATCAATATCAATACCTTTTTCTTTAGAATATTCACGGTCAATTCCAACGAATAATAGGTAATATCCGTTTTTTTCTTTAACTAAGAAGTCGATAGTTTGGCATTCTTTAGGTTTCCATTTATAAGAATCATTATAATAACCATCATCAAGTGGTGTAAAGATTAATCCATCAAGAGGATAAGTAAACTTTGTTGAAAGTAGTTCTGAACAGATTTTGAAAATATCATCACCTCTCCGGAAATTCTTATACTTGAGATTATTTAATCCAATTTTATCAATCAATCCCTTATAAATTTCCTCGCGTTCAATGAAGTTAAAATTACAAACATTTTTTTGTTCACTGATTAGTATGTCAAATATGTAAAGAGAATTTTCATAGTATTCACCATCTAAAAGTGTGAAATCAACATTAAATGGTAGCTGGCAAAATAATTTTAATTTAAGGTCACTACCGATAATATATCCTTTATCTTCATTAAGAAATAATAGTTTTCTTTCACCATCAATTTTTTCAGTGACACAATAATTCTTTTTAATTTTATGAATAGTAGAATGGTCAAGGGAAATAGTTTGATTAGTGAAGTGATTGAATGTTACAAAAGGGAATGGTTTTTGTATTTTTAGTATTTTATGCATATGATAAATAGGATTCATAAGATTTTCAATAAGATATAAGCACTGTTTCATTTTAAAATAAAGTTGTTCTCCTGAAAGTTCATTCGAAATTAGTTCTATTTCTATTTCATAATGAAAATCTTTTAATTCATTCCAACTAAGAATTTCAGAAGCACTTTTAATTTTGATTTCTGAGACTTTGGTAATATCAAGGCGAAAATTTGATTCAATTAAATTCCTTGAAATTCTTTGTTTATATCTGACTAAATTAGGGTTGATGTTAATTGGATTAAATTCTTCTTCGGTGGCTAAACTGATACGTACTCCTTTTTTATGAATATCTTCTTTAGAAATGAATTTCTTTTTTATAAATCTGGTTTTAATTTTACCATTTTCTAAAATTTTTTTAAGGTCTTTATCAAAATATAAAATTTTCCTTATTTTTTCTCCTCCATCCGAGTACATTTCAATTGTATTAGTGTATTCAGGTCCAGAAGAATAAATATATTCTAAATTCTTGTATATTTGAACAATTTCCTCAGAAATATGAGGGACAAATCCAATGGGTGTAAAAGTTCCAATTCGAATTTCAAGTTCAGCATTCTTATGATTTGGGTAAAGCTCAAGAATATTATCTAACATTAATAAAATAATAATCTATTATCTTAAATGAAAAAACTCAATTTTAATGAAAATTGTGTTTTTCGAAACTCAATTTTAATGAAAATTGTGTTTTTCGAAACTCAATTAAATACCTTTCCCATAAATATTTGCGATAATGACTTCTTTTTTAAGTTTGGTTTCACCATTTTTGATAGGAAGCCCAAATTCATTACAGATGCTGATTATATCAACCATAGTACTCTTTTTAGTAATGAGATAGAAGTCTTTACATTTATCGATATCAAGATTATCAACAACAGAATTGGTAAGAGGTTTAATATTTCCATTGTTATTAAATTCAAGTGAAATCCATGCTTTATTTCCCCCTTTGATAACTATATTTTCAACTTTGAAATTAACTTCAAGATAAATACCCATAATGTGTAGGAAAACAAAACATTGATATTTATTAAGACCTTCTTTTAATTTATTTTCAAAATAATCTTTAAATATTTGATTTTTTTGTGAATTATTGATTTGTGAAATGTAAGCAATAAATGTTTTGAGGTATTCTTTCTTTTGGTAGTCTTCAAGAGTTAGATATCTATTGTCAAGAATATAAAGTAAGAGTTCCATAATTCCACTTCCAGTTGCTGGAAATGAAATATCACTAACAAGGTCTTCATTTTTAATTGGAATGAGTTCAGAGAGCATTCTTTCTTTTTTACGTTTCTCTCCCCGGATGATAGCATTATTATTTTCATTCTGTTCGTGTACAGTATCAGCATGTGTTATGATATATTCAATATTCCATTTTTTGTTAAATGGACTGCTGGGATTAATAGTATATAATTTTGGGAAATTTTTCAGGTCAGAATTTAAATTATATTTATCAATAAATTCGGCAAAGGAAACAAGATTAGTCATACTTAATAATATTAACTTATTTATATCTTAAATCAATTTGGTAGAAAATTGAATTTATTTGAGTTAGATAAAATATAAATATTAATCATGTCAAAAGTAAACGTTCCAAAGGATAATACAGACCCAGCTTTTAGATATTGGAGACCAGTAGTAAAAACAGCTCCAAAGAAGAATAAGCTCCAAATTATAAACTCAGCAGAAATTGCAAAGGCAATTTATAAGACACCTCAACAGATTGCACAATTTATCAAGATTGATAAGAGTGAACCAGTTTCAATTGAAGATGGATTGGTAACTTTTAATACGCAATCTAAGAATGCCCTTGAAATTGATGACCTGGTGGAGAGATTTATTGTTAAAAAGGTACTTTGTAAGAAATGTGGATTGCCACAAACTGAATATCAAGTAGAAAAAGGGAAGGGACATGTTTATTGTGCTTGCTGTGGTCATACAGAAGCATTAAAGAATACAGATAAGTATGATGCATTTTTATTGAAGTGAAACTTCTGATTCAGTATCTGTTTCATTATCTTCATCTATTTCATTTTCAATAGAAATAACAAATTTGTAAATTTTTTCTATTGTGGATTCTTTTAATCTTTTTATATTAACAAAGATACCATTATTATTTTGTGTAAATTTATCAGTATCTTCTTTTACCATGCAAAAAATTTGATATAATTGAATATCATTTAAATTCTTATTTTTGACAATGTCAATTAACTCTTTTTTCTTTTGTAGGTCCATTATATATTTTAGCTAAGTAAGTCTTAAGCTATTTTTTTGAAACTGATTTTTTTTCCTTTTCTTTGCCACTTTTCTTCACAAATTCACCCCAAATTGAAATATGGTCTTTTTTGATTTCATTTTGAGAAGCGATTACTCTAACTGTTAGATTATCACCAGGTTTTATGCTTTCAAGATAATCAGTTGGAAGGTTGGTTTTCTGTGATGCATCGGCGGGAATGATAATATTAAGATAATCCTTTTTGCAGAAGACACCGACTTTATTAACGAAGACAACAGAACAGTCATTAATTTGGTCTCCTTCTTTAGGATTGCTTAAATCAACATTAACCTGAACATTGAATACAACAGTACCATCGAAACTAAGACTATTAATTTTACCTTCTGTGCGTTTATCAATTTTATTAACTTTAACAATAAATCCTTCCGGCCAGCATTTACCTTCAAGGTCATTGCGTATTTGAATTAATAAATTGTCTTCAAGATTATTGAAGGCTTTAAGAGGATGAAGATAAACTGTACGAACAACAGTATCATTTTGTAGCGATGTCATATAATATAATTTGATTTCTTTTTTAAGCTGAAAAATCAATTTACTTGGTAAATTATTTTTCGGAAATCAATTTACTTGGTAAATTATTTTTTGGAAATTGAATATTTTTTAGTTAAAAGATAAAATAAAAGTTATGGACCATTTTGGATATAAGAAGTGTGGAAATTATATTGTAAAATTATTAATCCCGAACTATGCGGTTACTAACGAATATAGACCAAACGTGCATAATATTTTACGTGCAAAACATCGAACGAATGTTGCTATAGTATTAGATATTATACATGAAAATGGTTTTAATTGTCCAAGATATGTAATAAGTACATATTATAAGAAATGGATAAAATATGAGATAGGTAAAGTGATAGAAATTCGTGATTTTGATTATAATCTAAATAAAATATGTGCCCCGGGGATTCATTATTTCCTGACGTTTGATCAGGCAAAAAATTATGATGGAAGTAAATATTCTTATTCAGGTAATAAAATAGATGGTTTGGTATTTTATTATAACGGTAATGGAAAAAATGTATATACAATAGAATATAAAAATGGTTCCCCGCAAAAAACATTTTTATGTGTTAATTTGAGATAAATTGATTTTTTTTAAATTCGCACATAGTTATATTATTATGGATGCACTTATAGCAGAATTTCAAGCCTTAGGTAATGAGGAAATTCGAAATGTAAAGATTGATATTGAAGAAATTGTTGAATTAGTATGTAATGGTGATAAAATGCCTTTTGCTTTATCAAATTTATGGGATTCGCCGATTACAAAAAAAACATTAGATTACGTCAAGGAATATGGTTTTAAATATGCCCTGGGTGTTTGCGTAAATAAAGGATATTTTGAAGTATATCAAGAAACACTTAAAATGTATATCGATTATTACATTTCAATATTAGAGGAAGAATATCAAATGCAGTGCGTTTGATTATAATTTAGAGAAGTGTTTTTTTTTCTACATATAATTTATATGACCGCAAATGATTTGTATTCAACAGGTGGTGCCAAACGCCGTCGTTCTACTAAAAGAAGCCCTCGTCGTCGTAGTTCAACTCGTATGGTAATTCGTAGACCTTCTTTTGAAGAAGAGGTGGTTGATTTAGTAATTCGTGATAAACTCTATCGTCCAGTAGTTAAGAAGGTATATAAGAAACCATCTCCGGCTCCGGCACCAGCACCATCAGCTAAAATAACTATTGGTGGGAAGAAGAAGGGTTCTCCTAAGAGAAAAAGCAGTCGTAGAAGCCCAAGACGTGTAAGCCCAAAACCCGTAGTTTATAGACCATCATTAGTAGATGAATTAAATGAATTAATAATTCGTGATAGATTGTATCGTCCAGTAGTAAGAAAGGTATACATTAATCCATCAACTCCTTCAGCACCAGCACCAGCAGCACCAGCTCCTTCTGCACCACCAAAACCTAAGCCAACCAGTCAATTTGCTACTCAAACACCACCTCAAACTGGACAAATTGCTATACAAACCCAAGCTACTCAAATAGGTGTGGGAGGTAAGAAGAAGCGTTCACCAAAGAGACGTTAATTTTTTTAAAATTGAATATTTAAGACTTATTGAATATTCAATAATTAAGTCATGTCGAAAGCATCACAAGCGTTTGCAAAGAAGGAAGAAGAAATCATTTCCTTTTGGGAAAAGAATAAGATTTTCGAACAAACCCAAATCGAAGGAAAGGACTATACATTTTATGATGGACCACCGTTTTGTACGGGACAGCCTCACCACGGTCATTTACTTTGTAGTGTTTTGAAGGATATCAATGGAAGATTCCAAACTATGAAAGGTCACCGTATTACCCGAAAGTGGGGCTGGGATACACATGGTATCCCAATTGAGCAGTTAGTAATGAAAAATCTAAATCTTAAGACAAATGAGGATATCCTAAAATTTGGTATTGATAAATTTAATAATGAGGCAAGAAAGATTGTAATGGAATGTAAGGATGATTGGCGTTATACTATTCAACGTTTAGGGCGTTGGGTAGATTATGAAAACGACTATAAGACTATGGACCTTGAGTATATGAATTCTGTCTGGTGGGCATTTAAAATGCTCTGGGATAAGGGTTTAATTTATCGTGGTGTTAAGGTTATGCCATATTCAAACGCATGCAATACTGCTCTAAGTAATTTTGAGGCTAAGTTAAATTATAAAGAGCGTGAAGACCCGTCAATTTATGTAAAGATTGGAGAGTTTTTAATCTGGACAACTACACCATGGACTTTACCAGCGAATTTAGCTATTTGCGTAAATCCAGAAATGGATTATGTAAAGACAGAACAATTTATTGTAGGTAAGTTCTTTGCAGATAAGAATAATCTATCTTATACAGAAGTATTTAAAGGTTCAGCATTACTGGGTCTGAGTTATGAGCCATTATGGTCAGAATATAAGGATAAATATCCAAATAGCCATCGTATTATTGCGGATACTTATGTAACTGCAGAAAGTGGTACTGGATTAGTTCATATTGCCCCAACTTTTGGTGAGGACGATTATCGTGTTTGTATGAAATATTCAATAATCAGTAAGGAGTTATTACCACCATGTCCATTAGATGAGAATGGTATTTATACTGAATTCCAGATGAAGGGTAAGTATTGTTTGGATTGTAATAAGTGGATTATTAAAATCCTTGGTGAAAAGGTATGGAAGGTAGAAAAATATATTCATAACTATCCATATTGTTGGAGGACTGATACTCCTTTAATTTATCGTGCGGTAGATTCTTGGTTTGTGAATGTAGAAAAAATCAAGGACCGTTTAATTGAGGAAAACAAGAAGATTACTTGGATTCCTGAAAATGTAGGTACAGGACGTTTTGGTTCCTGGCTTTCAGAAGCTCGTGATTGGTGTATTTCTCGTAATCGTTATTGGGGAACACCATTACCAGTTTGGATTTCAGAGGACAATGAAGTATTGGTCTTTGGTTCAAAGGATGAGTTATCACTTGCAACGAATTTAGAGATTACTGATTTGCATCGTGATTTTATTGACCACTTGGAAGTTAAGAAGAATGGAAAGATTTTCCGTAGGATTGACCCTGTGCTTGATTGTTGGTTTGAGTCAGGCAGTATGCCATTTGCCAGTCAAGGTCTTCGTAGTACTCCACCACAGGCAGATTTTATTGCAGAGGGAATTGACCAATGTCGTGGTTGGTTTTATACACTATTAGTTTTAGGTGTAGCATTATTTGACCAGTCACCATACAAGACAGTAAAAGTAAGTGGTTTATTGTTAGGTAGTGATGGTGAAAAGATGTCAAAGAGTAAGAAGAATTACACAGAAGTAAATACTTTATTGGAAAAGTATTCTTCAGATGCAGTTCGTCTTTACTTAGCATCATTACCAGCTTCTCATGGTGGAAGCTCAGCATTTGAAGACAAGCGTTTGACAGAGATAACAGCTAATGTATCACTGCCAATTTATAATGCAATAAAGTTTGTAAAATTAATGCAGACAGAATTAGGAGAATCATCTACAGTAGATCCACATTATACAGAGATAGACTCATGGATTATCCAAAAGACACTTCAATTCTATGAGGACTGTCATCAACATTATGAAAATGGAGAATATCATTTTATTCAAGGTGAATTAACAAAGATGGTGGACTTGTTTTCAAGATGGTATATCAAACTTGTGAAGACAAAGGCAAGTGCCATTTATAATAAGAATATTCCCGAAGTGCAAGGCAAGATTATTACATTAATTAGTGTTCTCCGTGCAATTGCAGTTTCAATAGCACCGATTTGTCCATTTTTAGCAGAGGCAATTAATCTTGAATTTACTCAGGAAAGTATTCATCTGCAGAAATTTGAGATTATCCTTCCAGGAATAGACATTTCAAGTAATTTGGATACAATGATTGAGATTATCAATCAGATTCGGTTTATCCGAGGAAAGGAGGGAATTGCTCATAAGCAACCACTAACTGATGTTGTGATTACTTCTCCAAAAATGTCAGAATATACTTGTGAAATTTTGGAGAATGAGATTAACTGTTTGAATGTTCGATATCTGGAGGATGAAAATATTGAAATCAAGTATTCAACTGAATTGACTCCAGAAGCAAATAAGGTATACATTACAAAGAATTTAGCAAGAGAAATTCAGGCATTCCGAAAGGACCTTGGATTAATTCCAACAGACAAAATCGAAGTAGGATTTATTGGAGTACCAAACGAATTCATTTCAGAAGAATTATTGACGGAAATCATTCACTCTGAATATGCATCTAAAGAAATCGAAGGTTCAGAGAAAAAAGAAATAGACTTACTTGGATCGTATCAAGTCAAGTTATGGATTAAGCGTGTTTAATTTTAGAGCACATGTAGTATCCAATAGCTTGATAATTAGAATTACCCTGATATCCTTTGATGGGATATAATCCGTAGTTAAACTCGACTACAAATAAATTTTTTTCATTAAAAATTCCAGAAAGGAATCGGATATTATGGTCAACAATATCTTGTTTAGAAAAGATTGGTACACCAGTGCCATTTTCTACTTTTTTGATTTGTGATTGAATGAATCCTTTTTTATGGATGTCAATTAATTTGTCAAGACTCAGTGGAGATTCTGAGGACTCCCCACAATGTGGGGAGCGTGCCCCTTTGGGACACCAAATAGAAGCTTGATTTTCTGATTCATAAGGTATATAAAGATTTCCACCACTTTTTAGCCACTTAAAATACTTGACAAATTCTTGGTCTTCAAGAAATTTAACAGTAGAGTTATCTATCCAAATGGCATCAAAGAATTCATCCGGAAAAGATGAATATTTATTAATACCATATAAGTCGCCAGAAACTTGAAATAGGTTAATGGATAGTTCAGATAGTTTATGTCTATCTTCACTTATAGTTTCGTCGCAGCCAACTATACCATACTTGTTCATTTTTAATATAATAATCTGATGTTCAAAACAATAAAAATCAAATTGATTTTTAATGGTAAACAAATACTTTAATTTAACTTATTATGAACTCACTTAATAATCCTATTGTTTCCAATGGAATTACTGGTCTTATGAAATTCTTTACCAAGACTCCTATGCGTAAGTATGGAGGTGCATTTGGTGCAGGTGGTTTTGTATTAGGATACGCTGCGGGTAAAGGTAACATGAGCCTAACAGATACAGTGATGGCAGTAGGATTAGTAGGTACAGTCCTTGGTCATATCGATAACAGTAATGAGAATAAGGAAACTAAATCAAATTGATTAAATTTTTTTTATTGAATATATTACTTTATGCAACAAGTATATTGTGATGGTTCATGTTTAAACAATGGTAAGGCAAATGCCCGAGCGGGATATGGTATTTATTTTGGTGCAGGTGATCCAAGAAACAAGGCAGGAAAACTACCCGGTCAATTGCAGACAAATAATAGAGGTGAATTAATGGCAATTTTGGAGGCATTAAAAATTTATCCAACAGGAGATATTGAAATAATAACAGATTCAAATTTAGCAGTAAAAACATTTACAGAATGGATAAATACTTGGAAAAAGAGTAAGTGGTGGAAATCTCAAGACTGGACAAATATTGATGCAAAGAAGAACTGTGACCTGATTTCCGAAATTGATAATTTAATTCAAACACGACAAGGAAAAGTTAAATTTACTCATGTCTATGGTCATCGTGATAATCAAGGAAATATTGAAGCAGACAAGTTAGCTAGAAGAATTGTTGATTCTTCTGAAGGTGCCATTTTGGAACCAATAAAGGAACCAATAAAGGAACCAATAAAGGAACCAATAAAGGAACCAATAAAGGAACCAATAAAGGAACCAATAAAGGAATCAGAAAAATTAAGATTAATCTTAGAAAAAAACAAGGTTTCAGAATCAAAAATAAAGAAAATTATTTCTGAATGGCAGGAACCCAGTGAGTAGTTCGTTTATCTTTTGTAGTTTCAGATACGATAGGATTACCATGTGGGTCTTTATTCATTTGATAGACTTGAAATTCGTAATCTTTGGTAGGTTTTTTAATTCCTAAATATTTTGGTGTAAGAGAACGTTTCTTACATTGATTTTCTTTGCTTTTTTCAATTTTGATACCTGTAACATCAGCAACTGCATAGAAGTTACCACCAAAATATGCGGTATAAACGACATATTTTATTTTGTCAAATAATTCTTTTTTCTCGGAAAGTGATAGACTGCTAACTATTCTATGTGGATTAAGTTTAGCACGATATAAACATTCAGATTTGATGTAATTTCCAATACCAGAGAATAATTTTTGGTCCATGAGTACTTCAGGAAGTGTTTTCTTTGGAAACTTATCAAGTTTTTCAATAAAGTTTTTTTCATTAAATTCAGATGGATTGAAGATATCAAGACCAAGAGTATTAATTTTCTTTTGCAAAATGGCAGTATCGTTAACAAATTTAATGGTTCCAAAATTACGCATATCACTGAAATAAATCGGGAAGCCATTAAATTGTAGTATAGCTCTGGTATGAGTGTCTTCCTTAAATTCCCAAGAGCCAGTTAAACCGAGAGTATTAAATATATACCATCCATTTTCGAGTGTAAAGTATATAAATTTCCCTTTGCATCCTACGGATAAAACTTTTAAAGGTAAGTTTTTTTCAAAATTTTTGAAACCTTCTGGGACACCATGTTTTATGTATCTTCCACTAATAAATTTAATACTTGTAAGTTCTTTACCTGTAATGATAGTATCGAGACATTCGGTTAAAATTTTTACTTCAATTCCTTCTGGCATTAATAATAATAAAGCTTTTTTGTTTAAACTTTTATCTAAATTAGAATATATGGACTACACAGATGTTATTTTTAACAATGATATGGATGGTGCTGGGTTATTTGACCGTTCATTTAATGCAGAAGAAGTAAAAGCAAAGGCAGCAGAATTAGGAGCAAGAGCAAATGAAAATGTATCTATTCTTGCAGCTAAAGCAAGAGAAAATGCCGCAATTTATGCAGCAAAAGCCAAAGAAGTAGCTGCAAAGGCTAAGGAAGAAGCTATCAAGAAGGGTGAAGAGATTTCAAAAAGGGCAGAACAAATGTGGTCTGAACGTGATGCAATAATGGAAAAGTTATCTGAAGAAGCTAAGGAAAATTATAGAAAATTAAAAGATGAATCAAAGGTTTTATTAGATAAAGCTAAGGTTGAATATTCGAAAGTAGTTGATAATTTAACTCCTGCAGTCAATGCAGCAGTAAATGATATTATTGCTAAAACAGAAGAATACAAAAATCTTGGAGAAGAAAAGCTTGCAGAAGTACGTGCTAAGTTAACTGAGGAAAATTTAGAAAAAATGCGTGCTGATGCAGTAGAAAAATATAATCAATCAATTTCTGATATTAAAAATAAATTGGATGCAATTTCTCAAGGTAAAACCCAGGGTGGAGATTACTATTCCAAATACATGAAGTATAAAGCCAAGTATTTAGCATTGAAAAAAGAGTTAGAAAGTTCTAAACGTAATTAATTCAGGGTCATTAGGATTTGTTTCTCTAATTTTGGCAAGAGCATCTTTGAATTCTTTTTCTGTATAACTTTCATTTGAAAGATACTTTTTCATTAAAGAGTGAACTTCTGGAATATATCTATATTTTTTAAGGAGGGCAGATGTAGAGTAAAGAGAGGCTGGAATATGGTAACTTGTATCAGAGAAGTATTCTTTAATTATAGGTTGATAAGTTGAGGGTAAGTATGAGTAACGATAAACAAGATATGCAATGAATAAAATAATAATAAATGAAGCGTTCATTAAAATATAAATAGAAAAAAACAATATTAATTTTAGTAAAATTTAGGCAACTGGGGAACTAAGGATATCAGAGAATTTATTAAAAGTTTGTTTATTGCTAACAAGTTCATAAGAAATGACACCAACAACGCTCAAGACAATAAGAGGATATGCACGGAAAAGGAAGTTAACAATAGGGTTGATGTAATCAACAAAGATTTGATCAGTACCATCAAGTTCTTTATTTTCAGTAACTTTCTTTTCAATACGTTTATCCATCTTTTCAAGTAAGAAATAACCAACAAGGGCAGCAATTAAACCATACATAGCTTTTTCTTGGAGTTCCATATAATTAATTCCAACAAAAAAAATTGAATTATTTAAACAATAAAATATAATAATAAATATGCCGATACCAAAAGAAGAATTGAATTCTCTCCCAACACTTGGAGATACAGAATTAATACCTTACGCAATTTATCAGAATTATTATCAAGAAGATGAAATTTATAATTTCCCAGTAATAATGTTAGGTGGTCATGAGGTTTTACAAAGTGGTATATTAATAGAAATAGATAAATCAAAAATAAATCCAGGAAAATTTTCAGAATTTGAGCTATTTGGAACTTATCCTGAATCTGTAAATGAATATTATGGTGAATTGGATGAAATATGTGATGACCTATTTATTACATATGATGATTCTACTACACGTAGAATTACAACAGAAATTCCTACAGAATTTATTGAAAAAAGAGGATATCTTTATTATCATCAATATGCTATTAAATTAAATAAGGAATTATTCGCTTATCTATGTCCAGAAGTACAAATAAATCTGTATACTTTGGAATACACTATTTCGGAATCAGACTAATTCATCGGTAACTTTAAGTGTTTCTTCATCATAAATTTGAGCAATAGGTCTTCCAATTTGATTAATAAGATTCTTGATTGTATTAACTATTTGAAGGTAAAGTGTCATTTTTATATTATTTTTTTATTTCAAATTGAAAAATATTCAATTTTTATTAACTTATAATTAAATGACTATATTTGTATCATTGGGAAAAGATTGTAGTGTTGGTTGGAATATCAAACAACTAATAGGACAGAAGTACATGCCTTTTGATTTCCTCCGAATTTCAGATGTAGAATGGGTTTTGGACTGGATAATGCACGGTATGGATTTTGAAGAATTCTTTAAAGGACTTGAATTTTCAAGGGAATCAGATAAGTTTGGTGAAAAATCAAGAATTCATAAAACTCCCAATTTAGGATTCTTTCATGATTTTTATCCGGGTGTTACTTTGGAGGACGTCAGGGAGAAATATAAAAGACGAATTGATAGACTAAAGAAAATTTTTACTGAGCCTCAAATGGAGTATATTCATTTTGTTAGGAATGGTTCAGAACCAAAGAATTTGAAGAAGTTCAAAGCTTTTTTGAAAGCGAGAGAAATACCTTATAAATTTACAATAATTAATTGGAAGGACAACAAAGATTGGAGAATTCCAGATAAGCCTTGGGGTGATGTTTTTGAGCTAACACATTATAGAAATTTTGTGGAACAATCAACTGATGCGAAAGTAGATACAACCTTATGGCGTCCGGAGTTAATTGAAGAATTTGAAAGAATAAGGGGAAATCCAGGAAATTATAAGATGTATGTTTCAGATAATGGGGTTATGGTAGCACAAATCAACCCATATCAAATTACACATCATTATACAAGGTTGTTCCCATATAAAGAAATAAAAATAAAAGTATCACCAGGAGGATTTGCCCAAAGTAATATTTCAATAGCAAATGAGCTGTATACTTTTGTAGCAAATATGGTGAAAGGTAAGGAATTAGTTACAATTTATGGAAGAAACAGCCATCACTACCTTTCTTTTATCGAAGACTTGGTAAAAGAATGTCGTGGATACAATCCTTGTCCAATATGTGTAAAGGATAGTAATAATACGGTAATTTTGTCAAAGAATCCAGATTTGGAGGGATTTGGTATAATTTCTCCAGGAAGACAAGGGTTGAAGTTTGAAGTAAAACTAAAGGAATATCTTTATATTAGTTGCAATGATTCAACAGCAATGAGAGACCTCAAAGGAAAGAATTATACCAAAATTAGAGAGTTTAATTTATTCCCAGGAACGGGATTTACTGAACAAGTATTTTTAATCTAAAAAAATATTTTTTTCAAAAAATTTTTTTTTCCAATAAATTATGGATACAAAGGAAGAAAAAAAACTTTTTGATTTTATTATTAAATCAAAGGCTTGGACAATAAAGGATATTGAAAAACTAAAATATTCAGGTATTTCAAAGGCTATTTTATTAAGTTTAACTTCACAAGTATTAACCCAACATATAATATTTAATAAAACAAGAGTAGAGGAAAAAATAAAAGGTAGAGAAAATGAAGACCCTTTAAAATTATCAAAGGAGCTAAATTATTCACCATTTAGTATAGCAAAAATGATTAATTATTCAAATTTGGATGAGATAAAAGAAGAAGATTTTTTATTTAATAGTGAAAAAATCCAAAACTCAGCTAAAAATGCAAATAATTTTGAAAAAGAGGTGGAAGAAATATTAAAAAAAAAGGGTATAGAATATAAAACGCAAGAGACTTTAACACAACAACAAAAGGAAAAATATGGAAGAGCAATAAGCACCCCAGATTTTGAAATTCAGCATCCAAAATATAAGTGGATAGATGCGAAGAATTTCTATGGAACAGATAATTTAAATTTTTTTTGGAAGAAAATCCGTGAACAAATTAAAAAATATAAAGGTGAGGGAATATTAGTATTTTCATTAGGACATAGAATAGGTTTAAATAAGGTAGACAATGCAATTATCACAGATATAACAACATTTGAAGAACTATTTTAGAATTTTTTCTAATATATATTTATGGATTATGCAGATTTCATTTTGGGTGGTGACGACGAAAGTTCATATTGGGTATATATAATTGTAGTTATTTTTATTGTAGTATTAGCAATAGGATTAATATTATTATCAATGACAATGAAAGAGGAATTCTTACCAATGGAGGATACAAAGAAAATAATGGCACGTGCAGGAGAAATTCAGAAGGATATAGATTCATGTTATTATAAATTAGATTGCAGCAATATTGATTTTTGCCAGAAGCTTGATGGAGTTCGTACAACATGTAATGAAAATAAATATTCATCAGGTAATGGAAAAATAACTTATATGGATTTAATGTTTTTAAGACCAGATTACGTAGAGCGTTTAAAGAATGTAAATGACCGTGTATTAAACTTTACATGTAATTTCGAGTGTGTTAATGGAGTACAAAATCCAATAAAAAGAATTACAGCAAATAATGAGCGTGTAGCTTAATTCTTAACAAGACCGAAATGAATGCATGCTTTATGTGCAGACACTTGTTCAGCCTTCTTTTTATTTTTTTCAGTTCCGATACCATAAACAGTACCATTTGAATCTTGAATTTCAACAGTATAAATACGATCATGTACAGGTCCTTTGACTTCTTTTTCAACAAATTTAGCATGCCCCATTTTATTACGTTGGAAGTATTTAACAATCATATCTTTATAATTGTTGTCATGCATAATGAGTTCAGAGAAATCAACATTATCTTCAAGAATATTTTGAATGAATTTTTCACAGAATGGATAGCCAAATTCTTTGAAAGCAGCACCAACAAATGCTTCAAAAACATCTTCTAATATTTTATCATTACCACGCCCTTCTTTTAATTCAACGTGACGACTTATCATGACATATTTAGAAAGACCAAGACTACGTGCGTACTTAGCACCCATAAATTCACCAGAAACTACTTTAGTTTTTAGGTTAGTATAGAATCCTTGACCTTGTGTAGGGAAACGTTTAATAAGATATTGTACAACAGCTAAATCAGTAACACGGTCACCAAGAAATTCATCAACTTCATAATCATTATATTGTAAATCAGGTGCACTTCCATTATTATCTTCTAATGGTACATTAGCTTCTTTGAATTTTTTAAGTGAATAACTTTTGTGAACAAAAGCTACTTGAAAATAATCAAGATTTTTTAGGTCAGATTCTTTAATATCAACCCGAGCTCTTTTGAAAATTTCAACAACATCTTTTTTAGTTAAAAGAACATTATTTTTATTGAAAGGGTCGTATTTCTGATTAACACCAAGTTGTTCAAGATTTAAATCCATTAATGATAAAAATAAGATTAACCTTAAATAAAAAATCAATTTTCAAAGAAAATGATTTTTCGGAATCAATTTTCAAAATTCTTTATTCAATATGAAAATTGAGATACCAATCAATATTTTTGAATTCAAATCCAAAGAACTCGCAGGCTTTCTTTAGATTTTGGGTATCAACCTTTAGGTCATCTTTGAAGATTCGATATGGTTTAGTATTAGAAGTTTGAATAGTTTTTGCAGAAAGATAAATATAGAAGTGTTCCCATTGAGCATCTTGATATGGGCAAATAGTTTCTACTGAAATTCCAAAGAGTTCCAAGCAGACAGCCCCAAGAAGTTCCCCTAATTTTTTAAGATTAGAACGTTTTAGAGTATCTGGAAATTCTTTCAAAAATTCTCCTTTGTCTTCCCAGTTAATTTTTTCAGCTTCAGCCTTCACTTTTTTGTAAAGTATGTTTGATTCTTCAATAGTAAATAATGGGTCATTGATATCAATTGGGAGACCATAAATTAGAAAACTGTAAAAATCCATAATGAAGTTAAATTAACATCATATTAAAAAAAATCAATTTGCTATTTATTTCTTAGTAACAGGCTTATTTACAACTGGCTTCTTTTGAGCAGTTGGAGGAACAACAGGCTCATCTTCAGACTCTGAACCTGAATCAGATTCAGAATCTGAAAAGCTTTGCTTTTCTTCCTTCACTGGAGCAGATTTAACCGGTGCAGCAGGTGCAGTTTTAGTAGTTTTTACTTCTGGGATGATAGTTTCACGGATTTCATTGTTAACAAGTAAGCAAATCATTTTTCCACCACCAGGTGCACGAATAGTTGTCTTACTGGTACGAATTCCGAGACCACCGAGCCAGTCAATTAGGTCACGCATTTGTTCCTGGTCATCCTGTGTTGAGTCAAAAGTAAAGCAGGTCATTGAATCTTGTTCATCGCGGTCGAATTGAATATGCATAATCTTTATAATAATTTATTCTTTAAGTTGTTTTAAGTTCTTTTTTTTGTTTGTATCGAATAAAGGATTTTTCAATAACCAAAACGGCATTCCGCATATTTTCTTTATGTGAGTCAAGAGTCTTAATTTTTTCTTTATCAATTTTTACCTTGCTAAATTCTTTTTTAATATCTTTAAAGAGATCCGAGATTGCATCAAAAGTGCTAAGTATAAATGGCGAATTATCTAATTTGGGAAAGATAATGGTTTTAACATTATCAAATTCTTTAGTAAATTCAAGATAATTGTTTAAATTAGTATCTTTAATAGCAACTTTATTGAAGGCAAGATATTCCGGATGACAAATGAGATTATCTATTTGTTTAAACATAGCAAAAAGATTTTCTTTTTGATAAACGGTTAGAAAGTCATATAGGTCATAATTTTCTTCTATAGTTTGATTGATACAAAAAACAAAGTTAGATAAATAGAAAGCAGTATTAATGGTATCAGTAAAATTAATATTGTTGATAATTTCAATAATTTTATGATGAAGTTCTTCAAATTTCTTTGTTTTATATTTTAGTGCTTTTTTCTTTTGATTTCTTTTATGATAAAAATATTTGGTGAGAGCACCGCCAATAGTAGCCGCCGCCCCAATTGAAGTAGTAATAACGGCAATCATAATTTCCATAATATTAGTTTTCATTTTTTTTTCCTGTTTGAAATTATGAGTAAAATAATTTTTTTGGGTAAAAATGAGGCATATCAGTATTTAATTTCATCTGAGGGATTTTATCCGAATTTAACTTTAAATCAACCTTTAATGTATAAAATAAAATATGGTTTTCCATCAGCTACAAAAATTACGGATATAGTGGCTAATTCAGTGAGAGATTTTACACAAATGGAAAAGGACAGAATAATAAGATTAACAGAAATGGCAGAAAATGCAATGAGTAAGCACCCAGAATTTCCAAAGACGGAGTGGGTTTATATAAAAGTTAGTAATAATTATGAGTTTGGATTTCCACATACAGTAAATGGTGTCATAGTTTTACCTGAAAGAGTGATAAATAGATTAACAGTAGAAACAATAATTCATGAAAAAATTCATGTTTTACAGAGAATTTATCCGGAGATATTTAGGAAGTTTTATATAAGTAAGTATAAATTATTGCCACATAAGTATAAAATAAGCGACCAATATTTAGTGGTAAATCCAGATGGTACACAAAATAATTGGGGATATAGATTGAAGAATGGTGACTTCTTGGTGCCATATTGTAGATATACAAATTCAGGATTACAAACATATGGAGGTGTATTTAAAAATGATAAATTAATTTTCCAGGGACCAGCTCCTCAAGAATATATTTCAAAATTTCCAGTATCTCAGATTTATCATCCTAATGAAATATCAGCAATAGATATAACAAATTATATTTTGAAAGGAAAATATTTAATTTAGATTTAAGAATTATTTTCTAAAGAATGGATAGTGACGGGGGAATTTTTACAGATAATGAGTTTTGGGAAAACTGGGCAAGAATTGACGATAGGGTCTGAAATTCGAGCCAATAATTTAATTAATTTCTTCAAGAAAATGTTTTTTGAACCATCAAGACAGATGACAATGACGCGACAATTAGGTTATTGTTTTAGAAAATAAATAATTTAAGGCTACTTTTTTATAATTAGGTATATGAAATTCATTAACATACCTGTATCGCAAGTTAGTTCCTTAATTGGATTAAACCGTTATGCTTCACCATCTGAAACATTGTTAGATATTTGGAAGAAGGTGGACTTAGAAAGAATAGGTAAGATCCAAGATTTTTATGAAACAAAAATCGAATCTCTGGAGGAAGAAGTAGAGTCATTACTTTCAGAGAAAGAGCGTTTACAAAAAACAATCATTAGTGTTCAAGAAAAGTTAAGAAAAACCCCCAGCAGCAGTCCTGCAAACGTCACTTTGAAGAGAGCACTGGATGAACTTGAAGAAGAATTATCTATTGTAGAGTTTGGTTTGTCAACAAACGTAACAACAATAGAGTTATCCCGAAACGTGAAGCGAACACGTACAGCACGTGATATAGAGTCAGAGATAGTATCAAAAAACAAGAATGTGGTGAATCAAGAGCGGAGTTTAGAGGAAAACCTAAGTAAGGTTTCAGAGACAATCAGTAAGATTGAAGACCCAGAGGAGCAACGTGCTACCAGAGCAGCCCTCACATCGGTAGTAAGAAAATCGCATGGAACAAGGACCGAGTCAAGTGCGATAGACTTATATTGCCGCGAATTCAATACCCACATTACACAGCCAAAGGAAAATATTGTACATAATATATTAAAAAATAACGAAGTCACGATAAACTTGATCGGACGAATTGATGGACTGTGCCATTTAAACGACACGGAGTATTCATTTATAGAGGTTAAAAACAGAACAAATAGGCTCTTCAAAGTAATTCCGGAATACGAGGAAGTGCAAGTTTTGCTTTATAAAATGATGTATAATCAACATTTGAATAAAAAATGTGTTTCAGCAGAGTTAGTCGAATGTTACAAGGGTAAGATAAACGCAATGAAGTGCGAAGACCCAGACAACTCTCGATTAAATTTAATTTTGCATCGGTTAGCAAAGATTGTAATATTTGTTTCACAATTGTTAACAGATGATATAAAAGCAGCGGATTTTCTAAAACTAAGTAAAGAACAGAGAGATGGATTAATCGTGTCTCAGTAAAAATAACATTTTTTCTTTTTATATACTAATGGAAAAAATTTTAATTAGTAAAATATTATGTCAAATGACAAATATAAAAGGGGGTATTTATTCAGACTTAATAAAAAAATTTTTTAGTGATATTATTAAAAGTTATACAAATAAAGATATATATAATTTAGAGGATATTAATAAATTAGGTGGCTTATATTTTATTGAAGGTGATTTTAGAACAATATTGGGAGAATATTATAAAATAGGTATGTCTTCAAGTTTATCAAAATATAAATTATTAAGCAGAATAAATTCATATGGTACTTATTATCCTTTTGGAATAAAATTAAGAGGTATAACCTTTTTATTAAAGACTAAAAATATTAATTATAATGCAGCATTAATAATAAGCATAATTAATGAATTAGATAGTTTCCATAGTTCAGACAAAAAAGAAGAAATAATAAAAAAATATAAAAAAAAAGAAAAAGAAGTTGAAGAACTTGAAGAAAATGAATCTCTAACTGATTTTGTTGATAAGATTAAATATGAATATATGGTAAAGGCAAAGGATGAAAAACAAATAAATTATAATATATTAGATAAATATATATTAGATATGGAAATAAAATCAATGGAAGAAGTTTTACAATATAATATTAAGAAAAATATACCAACTTCAAAAAAATTTTTATCAAATGTAGTATCCAGGAAAAATTTTGGAGAATTTTATAAATTAAGTTGTAAAGAATTATTAAAAATATATTTAGACACAGCAAAAAACACAAACTTATTATTAATATATTTTCCAGATAAACCTCTTTTATTTGGAGAATATGCACAACCAGAAAAAATCCCTAAATATGAAATATATTTAGGTAATAAAAAAATAATTTAATTAGCTGGTCATAGAATTGAAAGCTTTCCATGTTTTGATAGCTTCAATAAATTTGGGTCCATATTTACTGGAAATGAGTTTATTGACACCATTAATTTTGAGGAATTCTTTTTCATTTTCAGGTTTATTCTTCCAGATGCCAACAACAGCAGTATCTGGAAGAATAGCAACAGGTGGAACAGAATATTTGACACTGAGTTCATCACGTGTCTTGATAATAAGTTTATAGAGTTCATCTTCATCGACAACACTTATTCTATTTACCTTCAACTCTTTTTCTTCTCTAATCATTTGTTGATTAGCAACGGCAATAAATGTTCCGCCAGAATTTTCACCAACTTTGAGAATGAAACCGTTAAATCCTTCAGGTTTGTGATAAACTACTTTGCCATTTTCTTCTAATAGACCCAGAAATCCCATCCACCAAGCTTTGGTATGTTCATTTCCGGCACCATAGAACTCAAGCTTCTTCATCCATGGTTGAATAGTTTGAGCATTACTACCGACAAGTGTATCACAAATCTTATTTGCACCAACTCCAAGTTTATTGATAGCAGTAATAACCAAGTCTTTTTCTTTGGTATAATCCCTACCAAGAATCTTAACTTTAGTTTTAGCTGCTTCACAGTTATCACAGCAATGTGGATTATCAAGATTTTCATTTTTACCAAAGTAGTTTAAAATAAAGTTTCTCCGACATCCAGTAATTTTAAGAAAGTCAGACATCTTCTTAAGAAGTCCAACTTTTGTGGATTGATATTCCTGTTGTTTAATTTTATCAATTAGGAACTTGTGAATAACGAAATCTTTTTTAGTGTAAAAGATGTAGGCATTGGATGGTAACCCGTCACGTCCTGCACGACCAATTTCTTGGTACATAGTTTCGATATCACTTGGGCATCCGTAAACAATAACATTACGAATATTAGGTTTATCGATACCCATACCAAAGGCAATGGTACCAATTATAACTTTACATTCATCAAAGATAAAGGAATGATGAACTTCTTTACGTTTTTTGTCGGTCATTCCGGCATGATAAACTTGAGAATTAATTTTATTAGTACGTAATGTTTCATTTAATTTTTCAGCATCATCACGTGTAATAGTATAAATGATATTACTATTATTGAGGTCTAATAAAGGAAGAATATCTTTTTCTGGGTCACTTTTTTCGCGAATGGCGATAAAGATATTAGGTCGGTCGAAAGATGTAGTAATATCGAAAGGATTCTTGAGACAAAGTTGGTCAATGATATCTTTCCGTACATTTGCAGTAGCTGTAGCAGTAACAGCCAACATTGGTACATCAGGCATTATTGCCCGAATTGTATGTAAATTACGATATTCGCTTCTAAATGAGTGTCCCCAAGTAGAAATAGAATGAGCTTCATCAATACCAATCAGACAGATATGTCCTTGGTCATACAAATTTTCAAGATAATCGGAGTATCCAGAAACAAATTCAGGAGTGATGAAAACGAGCCGATATTCATTTAACATAACATCTTTCATAATTTTGTCTCTTTTTGAACCACGTAGGTTACTGTTTAGAACAGTTGCAGGAATACCTTTTTCTACGAGACCCATAACTTGATCATCTTGCAAACTAATTAAAGGACTAACAATAAGGGCAGTTTTTTTGAGATAAACTGCAGGGAATTGATAACATAGACTCTTACCTTTGCCAGTAGGCATAACAGCAAGAACATCTTTTTTATCTTCAATTAATTTACGAATGATAGTTTCTTGTGGGTCACGGAATGAGTTAAAACCGAAGTATTTCTTGAGTGCTTCTTGCATGAAATAAATAATTATAATAAATAAAAAAAAATCAATTTGCATTCTCTGTTTCCTCAGATTCTTCTTTTTGATTAAGGAAAACATTTTCATAATTGGTGACAAATGTGTTCATGGATTCAGTATCATTTTCAATAATGACCCGACGAAATTCATTACAGTAAGCAATAATTCTTTCTTCAAGTGCAGAAATTATAGAATCAAACATTGGTGAATTAAGATTTTTGAAGCTATTAATATCTTTAACTAATTGAATGATGCTGGCATGATGAAAGTCAATAAATTTGGCAAGGAGTTCAGACATATAATATTTAGTATGTCAAATAAAAAAAAATCAATTTACTCTGTTTTCAATTGTCGATATCTATTTCTAATATGTTTTTTACCGGTAGGATAATAATTGTGTCCATCATCGAAATACTTATCTTCAGGATAATCTATTAATTTTTCAAAGAAATCAACAACAGCTGCACGATATTTGTTGGAACGAAGTTGAATATTTCCTGTATAGAACATTTGTTGGAATTCTTGGAAAATGAAAGGAATATATCCAATCATTCTTTCTTCCATTTCTATAGTTTCAGGGGTAGCCTTAACTTCATAATCCCAGCCCTTGTTTAAGCTTTGGAATTTTTCAGAAATTGTTAAGATATCAAGTAATTTTTTGGAACGTTCTATTTCAGCTTCAGTTAATTTACCGGCATTTGGGTCTGGAAGACTGATATTCCAATTATACTTAGGAATGGCAATTCCATGCTCATCAATGACTCCACCCATAATTCCGGAATGATAATATACTTTAACACCACCATTTTCACCGAGATGTTCTTCTCGTAGTTCTGGAATATTAGTGTGTGAAAGGTCGTATTCAAATTGATATTTACCAAGAGTATTTGGTACCTTATCAACTGTGTCGCGTGCTTCAGCTAATTGAATTACAAACCCTTTATATTCAACCTGAGAACCAGAACCACAACGAACACCATAAAAGAATTTCTTCCAATATTCAGGATTTTCCAAGTTATTGGAAAACTCAGTAACTAAACTTTTGGCTTTTGCGATATATGAATGATTGATTGGCATTTTGTCAAGGCAATCAATTATTTTTTGCCATTCATCTTTGTTTCCAATAAGACGGATTTTAGGGCATCCACATCCAAGAATAAGACAACCATAGTATTTTTGAACCATTTCAGCAAAAAGCCCAGAGATACTGGAGTGATAATTTTCTGGTTGGAATTCAAAATTGGGGAACCAGACATCCGTATCAGTAGGTATCTTTGGTTTCAAAAATTCAAGGAATTGAATAGGATTAAACTCATTTGCAACATAAGCAATGGTTTCTTTTTCTGAATTTTTAGTAAAAATATGGCGAAATTGTTCAGGATTTTCATTTACAATACCACAAATTTTCCAAAGAATTATATTCCAGATGTAACATGGGGCAATTTCAATACCAAGGTCATTTTCCCAGCAAAACATGAGATAATCAAGATATCCTGAAGTATAGAAATCATATTCTGGCATAGGATATTTCAGGTTTTCTTGGGGATAATTTTTAGTTTTAGAAATACCTGTTTTTATTTCTTCTTTTAATTTCTTAATATTAGTATATCCAAAATAATAATCAGTAATTTTTGATTTTAGATATTCAAGACTTGAACTTTTGGTCTCTTCGGAGATACCTTCCGAAGTTTTTTCATTTGGATAAGTGAAGATGGTCATATAAAATAAAAATAATGATTAAAATAAAAAAATCAATTTGGATGAAAATTAATTTGAATTTTTAGAATATCTTCCATTTGAAGAAGGATAGGCTTCATTTGGACCGGCAGGATATGCTGAATAAACTTGATTACCATAAGGATTTGATTCAGATGAATAAGCTGGTTGTTGAGAATAAACTGGTTGTGAGGGATAAATAGAAATGACTTGTTGTTGTAAGGATAAACTTAATCTCATCTGGTCGTTACGAAGCTCACGAATCTTGTAACCAAAGTATCCCATAATTAATGCAGCAGAAAGCCATAATAAAACGAGCAATATTATCCCAGTTTCAACTGGAGCAAAGAATATAAGAATAGTGGTAACAGCAATAGAAATACCAAGAACGATGAAACTTTGATATCGAAGCTTGTTGATTTTACGTTCATAATCGCTAACTTGATTGGTCATATAATATTTTTATTTAATTCAAGTAAAAAATCAATTTTCAATGAAAAATCAAATTGATTTTTTTTTAGAAGAGGTAAAATAAATAATATAAAAGATGGAAAGTACAACATTCCTATTGTATGAGAAGATCAAGAGTGGCGAAACAATTACACAAAATGAGATATTAACCTATTTCGTTTTAATTCCATTAATTGGAATTGTAATTGCTCAACTAAAAGACTGGGCAAAAGCAAGTTATGATTTTTGTAAGAAGAAAATAAGTTTCAAGCAAAATACTATTACTTTATCTGGACGTGAAGTTATGTTAAATAATTGTATGTGTTTTGAATATCCGAATAGTATGTTAGCTTTGAATCATTGGTTAATAGAAAATAAAAAATTAAAAAATTTTAGGTCATTTAATGTTAATAGAAATGGGGATTATTATTATGAGGATATAAAGAAATCAATGAATAATGAATCTTTAGCTTATATTGCTGAAAATACACCAAAAATTAAGGTAGATGATGATCTTTACTTAGTAGTTTATGTTGATAAAATTAATATTGAAGGTAAGAAAGATGCAGTTTATGGCAATGAAACAAAGATGATTCTATCAACTAAGAAGCGAAATCTGACTGAATTTATGGACCAAAGGAATAAGGAATACCAAAAATACAAGGAAAATAAGAACAAGAATAAATTATTCCATTTCATTTATCAGGGTGAAAATAAATTCTCATCCGTTGTAATTAGTGAAAAGGATAATCCATCCAATGAAAATTTCACTAATCTGGTCAATGAACATTCAGATCAATTCATTCGAGATATCAAGCGTTTGAAGGACTTGGACTACTACCGCAAGACAGGTTTGAAGCGTAAGAAAGGATATCTATTTTATGGTCACCCTGGATGTGGCAAGACAGCTACTGTTATGGCAATGGCGATTGAAGATAATCGTCATATTATTGAGATTCCAATTTCACGAGTTCAAAAGAATAAGGAGATTGAGGATATCTTAAATATGTCAAAGATTAATGATATCACCTTCAGAAAGGATGAAGTAATCATTTTATTTGATGAAATTGATTGTGGTGGTCAGGCATTCAAGGAACGTGAAAGAGAGAAGAGCAAAGATGATGCATCACAATCATCCCCGGTAGATTTTATGAAGACTTTAATTTCAAGTTCTACAATTGATACGAAAGGTGACAGTCTTCATTTAGGACTGATGTTATCGCGTCTGGATGGCATTGGGAATTATAATGGCTTAATCATTATTGCAACAACCAATCATAAAGAAAAGTTGGATCCTGCGATGTATCGAGAGTTAAGATTATCTCCAATCTTCTTCGATTATTCTCGGAAAGAGGATATTATTACAATGATAGAAATGTTTTATGGCATAACCTTGACAACAAAGGATAAAATCAAAATCCCAGATAGGAATGCTGGGATAACACCAGCAAAGGTAAGATATCTGTTGGAAAAATATGAAAATTCTCTTGAGGATTTATTAACACATTTTGCAAAAATAGCAAATTGAAAAAGCCAAAGTTATAATTATTTTTTATTTTATGGCAAAGATAGGTATGATTTTTAACAATCACATAGAAAACTCAAATGATATTTGTATATTTATGAATCACCATTACAATGAAACTTACACCGGAAATAGAATATTAAGCGACCAGGAGGGAGATATTTATATGTATCCGCAGGACGTAGACCCGGAAAAATTAACGCATTTTCTAATAAAATTACCCGAAATTAATCCTGATATTTTGGTAGTAAAGTTTCCAAATATTAAAAAAATCCCAGTTAATTATCAGATAATGAAAGGATATGTAACTGAGAATTGTATTCGTATGATTTTGTTGTAGAATATTGAATACCAAAATTAAGGGTGTGTAAAATACAGAAGTAATCGCCGGTTTGAGATTGAATGGGTGTTTCAAGAACAATTTTTTCACTCTTATTAAATATTTCCCAGACTTTGTCGAAATGACACTGAATATTTAATCTGAGCAATTTCTTTTTATAAAGCCGGTAATGAGTCCTACGGATAACTTGTTCTGCTTCTTTTGAACCGAAATCAGAGTCAAAGCAAATCATTTTACCAGAGTCAAGAACAATTCCAGTTGCATGTGATTCGTTGCAGAATGGAATATCAACTAAATCACTTTTATAAAAATCATTATCTACATTGATTTTCATACCACTATAGCTGGCAATAGACATGAATATTTTGTCAGTCGGATACTTTCCTAAATAAGCCATAATTCTTCGATAATGGAATTCTTCATAGAATAGGTAAATTAGAAGTTCATGATATTCAAAGATTGTATCTTCATTCCAAATTTCCATTTTTTCACAAATTTTTCGGAAATTGAAGTCACTTAAATCAATGTCTAATAAGTCAAGAATTTCTTTTTTGGCAGCTGCTTCAGTATATGGACAAACGCAATCCCAATCAGCATCAATATGAAATTGTCCAGTCGAGTTTAGAAGGTTTCTTTGGGTAACATTTCCCAAATTGAGGTCAAATAATCGCCTAATATGGATAACTGCATGTGGAATCATTGTAAATCCATTTTGGAATTTACTTTGTAATTCTGCAGGATATCCATCATTATATTTATCTGCAAGTTGTGTAAGATTCATTAATGCTAAATAAAAGCTTAATTAAAAAAAAATCAAATTGAAATTAATTAAGTTAAAGAAATAAAATAAAGAAATGGACGACTTTTTTAATCAATTCAAAAATATGTCAACATCAGACCCCCGTTGTATTGATGTAACTGTGCTATATAAGGATATCGAGTATTTTGCAGAAACGGGAGAAATTCGATTTACACCCAGGCGTTTAAGTGACTATGAATTGGATTTTATAGTCAATGACTTAGAAAAAAACTGTAATATTCAATTATCTAAAGATTTTATTGAAACATATTTATCTTTAAGGACATCTGTTCTTTTAGATACTGATATCACCGACAACGCGAATTCCCAGGATACTAGTGAGGATTATACCGACGCCAATCCAACTCATTTTACCAGTCTTTTCCCCGAAGAAGAATTTACCGATGAGGAAGGAGACTATAACTCCGACGTAACTGACTAAAGTATAAACCACGGGTTGGAGTTTTTTAACTGCAGTATAAAGGAAATTGTAACCTGTGTATCCAAGGATTAGGTTAAATAGACCAACTTTTAGACCTGCTTTTTTGAATACATCAAGGCTAATAAATGGAAGTGTAACTAAAGAAGTTAAATAATATGTAAGGAACATTTCATTACTATTATTTTTGCTGTTAATTTTATTGACAAGATGGAATGTAATTGCCTCAGTAAGTGCTGCAACAAATATGCTAATAAAACCAAGTGTAGTTATGGTATAATTTTCTTTGGATCCATAAATAATAAAAATACCAACCATACAAAGACCGATAAGTCCCCATATTTTCCAAGTTATTTCAGTTCCACTAAGAAGTAAATAAAAAATAGGATAAGTATAAAAAAGTAGAATTGAAATACCAACAGGTAAAGTTTTGAATGCATAGTAAGATGTTAGAACGTGAATAATATTATTGAATGCAAGACCTAAACCAGAAGGACTAAGTATTAATTTTTTTACAGTTTCAAAATCCATATTAGGAATAGATGCGAGCGTATAGACGCCAGAACGAATGAATGTTTGGTCGAGTACATTAAGTGAAGAACCTTTAGTTACCCCAGCATAAGCTGATGTTAGAGATTCACCAAGAATTTGTTTTAGAATGTCCATATATTACAGAAACAAAAAAAGGAAAAATGAAACCTTACCAACGGTAGATAACACGAACACGCTCGACTGGAGCATATCCGACTACGTACCCAACAAGTGTTGGTGTCGGAGCTGGAGGAGGTGGTGTTGGCTTGGGTGCTGGTGTTGCAGGAACAGGACCAATCCGGGTGAATCCTAAGGCAAAAGCCTTGGGAAACTTACCCATTTCGGACAAGTTTGCAGTTTGACCAGTAAAAGGATTTTGGAGTACAATCATGTATCCATTCCAGTTATGTTCAGCACAAACACAGGATGTGTTAGAGCAGAACTTCTTAGGGTTCTCTGTCCAATGAGAACAGAAGGGGCATTGGGTATGGGTGGTGGTAGAAAGCATCTTGAGGGTAGGTCGCGGAGAGGTATTACTTGACTCGATTGGACCTATTATACAGAATATAGAAAACAAGACCTAAAAAATCAATTTCTATTTAACTTAAAGTTTAATCTTTTATTAGATTATGGGAAACTTTTTAGGTAAGAAAAAGAATAAGGATGGAACTACTATAGAAGAAACACCAGTTGAAACACCAGTTGAGGCATCAGTTGAGGCACCAGTTGAGGCACCAGTTGAGGCACCAGTTGAAACACCAGTTGAAACACCAGTTGAGGCACCAGTTGAGGCACCAGTTGAGGCACCAGTTGAGGCACCAGTTGAGGCACCAGTTGAGGTACCTGTAGAAACACCTGTTGAGGCACCTGTAGAGGAACCAGTCGAGGTACCTGTAGAAACACCAGTTGAGGTACCTGTAGAAACACCAGTTGAAGTACCCGTAGAAACACCAGTTGAGGTACCAGTTGAGGTACCCGTAGAAACACCAGTTGAGGTACCAGTTGAGGCACCAGTTGAGGTACCAGTTGAGGCACCTGTAGAGGAACCAGTTGAGGCACCAGTTGAGGCACATGTAGAAACATCAGTTGAGGTACCTGTAGAAGCACCAGTTGAGGCACCTGTAGAGGAATCAGTTGAGACACATTTAGAAGAATCAGTAGAAGAAGAAAACACAGAAGATGCAGATGATGAAACTGAACCAAAGGAAAAAAAGAAAAAACGCCGTCGTAATAAACACCACTAAATATTAAGAATCTTTCGAATTATTGACTCAATATTTTTTTCATTTGATTTCGTATTATCTAATACAAAATCGTAATATTCATCAGGAATACCTTTTTCAGAAGAATGTGATAATATTTTTTCAGCTTCTTCTTTATTACCTTTAGTTTCTTGAAGTGCTTTTTCCCAGGTTCGATCAGGAGCAACAACTTTAATTAATAATCCACCTTGATTTTTAATAAATGTGGCTTCATTTTCAAATCTTACATCTGGTATAATAAAATTATTTATACCTCTTGTTTCAAAGATATCCATCCATACCTTTAAAGCATTAATCCAGGTATCCTGACCAAGAATTTCTCTATTTTCTTCAGTAGCGAAAGTTTGAAGTTTTTTGCGTGAATTCTTATTCTTTTCTACAAATAATTCGTGGAATGAGAATCCAAATAGTCTACTTGCTTCAACTTTTACGTGGTCACCAAAACCAATGACTAAAGAATTGATTATGTACTTACTGATTATTTTTTCAGCGATGTAGTTCTTACCACATCCGAGATTACCGCCTAAACCGATGAGCATTAAAATAAAATAAGAATTAAATAAAAAAAATCAATTTTCTTTGAAAATTATTTTTTTCGGAAATCAATTTTATCTCAAGAATGTTAAGATGTGTAAAATTGGAATTTGATAAACCAATAGAAAAGGTACATAAATACCAAATTCAAGTATAAGTAAAATTCGTTGAAATTCCCAATTATGTGGCGAAAATAGTAAAAGAAGTATTGTATTAAGAATACCCACCCATAGTAATTTTTCATTTAAGTATGCAAGATATTCTAAAATAATCATTAAATAAAATTGATTTATTAGGATTAATACAGTCAATTTTTATTTAAAGATATGTTGTTATATTATGATATGGAATGTCAGATTAAGAAAGGTGACTTTTTAAAGAAGATTCTTTTCGATTCAACCGGAGTGCTTGCAGAAGGTAATTATTTTAAGAACAAGAAGCACGGATTCCATAAGAAGTATATCAATGGAAAGATTTATAGTAAATTTTATCGACATGGTGAACCAATTGAAGCCCAGGTAATTAATGAAGAAGGAGAATTAGAATATATTCGGAGATTTACAAGTTGATTTAAGAAAATTGATTTTTTTTCAATTATATAATTTTTAAGAATATAAAATGGAACCAATCATTCATATTAATTTAGGACAGAGTTTTGATTATTCTGTAACATACTATAAAGAGATTTCTGAAAAGGAACGTCAAAATCGCAGAGGTGGAAGTTATTATCGAACTCAAGAAAATAAGTTGTACGTTAATGAGAGTGGTAAATTGGCGGACCTTTTAGTCAGTGAGCAACCGAGGGATTCTTACTTTGGTTCATCGAGTGGAAATAAGATTGACCCAAATGTGCGTTCATCAAAGTCATATACAACACAGCTAAAAAGTGACCCAACAATTTTCTTAGACGCATTGAAACGTATTGCACCAGAATACTTGCACCCAGCAATTAAATGGGACTCTTGCAAATATACTTCTTTGTTAGTTTATCGCGAAGGTGATTTCTTCAAAAAGCATACAGATACTAAAAGTTCAAAGCATCATTATGCAACTGTATTATTATATCCTCCAGCAACATTCACAGGCGGTGTTTTAGAGATTGAAAAACCTGATAATACTGTATTTAGATTTGAGGGTTCGCCAACTGATTGGAACTTGATTATCTTTGAGCCAACATTGAAGCATCAATGCTCAGAAATTACGTCAGGTGAAAGATATGTGTTTAAGATGAAAGCATCTTATGATGAATACTTGTATAAATATTATCGTGCAATGATTTCTCCTACAGAGATTCCAGAGAATTTAATACCAAAGAAAAAGGAACAAGTAAGTATTTCTGACTTAGTTAAATCTGCTAAAGAGGAAATGAAGAAAGCAATTGATGAATTGAATGAATCAGATTTCAATGACCATCCGGATGATTATTCGGATGTTTATCAAGCATTGATAACTTCAATTCAGGGAGAATGGGAAAAGGTTAGAGATAAAATAATTCAACCTTATCAGAGTACTAATTCTCAGGTAGAATATGTTCTAAAAACTTTAAAGTCAGAGAATGCAGTTGTAAAATTTGTGGTGTTGGAATCATTCTATCATGATCCAATTCCTGCAAATTTGTATGATTCTGACTTAGAAATTCTCAGAGCAGTGAAAAAAGAATATCCAAAAGCATATCTGAAGAATATTCCAGTAAAAATTAAGGAAGATTCTTATGATGATTGTGATTTGCATCAGGAGTATATTTCAGGAACTGATTCATGGTTAGGTCCAGGTGACAAACTGAATGCAGTAATTACTGTAAGTGGTATGGATTCTGGAGAACTTGTATCAAAGAGTACAGAATATAATGACTCTACATATGATCCAGTCTATCATCGCAATTACACATGTATTGTGATTGTTAAGTAAAAAATAATTATTATTAAGAGTTTTTTTAATCAGAGTCATCTGAATCAAATTCCCATTCTGACTCTTCTTCTGAAGAAAAGTATTCGATTTCTTCAGATTCTGCTTCAGATTCAAAATCAGGGTCAAAATCTGGATCTTCAATAGTATTATCTTCTTCTTCATAATCGTCTGAAACATCAGAGTAAGAATCAATACATAATTCTTCAACAAGAGGCAGATTATTTTTCTCAATATAGACTGAATCAAACTTATTGATTAAGTTGTTGATAATAATATCTTTAATGTTACAGATTTTACAAAGATATTTTCTAAGTTTCTTATAACTGGTAATTTCAGTATTACGACGTTTTATGTGTCCAAAGATTGCTTTAGAACGATAGGAAGCGATAATTCCTTGAATACGATATTCATTAGGTGATTTCGCTGCAAGAATTTTCTTTAATCCTTTCGGAATAAAATTATTCTTTTTAGGAGTCTTAGAAACAGAAGGCTTCATCTTAATTATTTAATTTATTACTAAAGAAAAAAAATCAATTTGCATCAAATTTATTTTTTTCGTAAATCAATTTGCTTTAAACACGAATAAATGAAGGAGTCCCTTCAAGTGTAACAGTCCCAGTTAATTTAGTTTTCTTAACAAATTTGACCGGAAGGTATTCAACAATAATATTTTTTTCATTTTTATGCTTACTTTTAGCTTTTATCATTTCTCCAACGAGTCTAATGTTTTCTTTATTAATAGAGTCTTTACTTAAAAATCCGTGTGCTGAAGGAAAATCACGCAAATGAAACCATAGATCATCAGGTTCAGCAGCATCAATTAAATCAAAATTATCTTTACAATTTTTTCCAATTTTAATAAAGTCCATAATAAGTATTATTTTTAGAAAAAAGAAAATTATTCAATTTGTGAAATATAATCACGAAGACTAATATAAGGTTCCCAGCCGAGTTGTTTAATTTTGTCATCATTTACTAAATAGCGTTTGTCATTAAAATCGCGGTCTCGAACAAATGTTATGTGTTGTTCTAAAGAGTCACCTGGGAAGTATTTATTAACAAGCATTTGTGTAATTTCCAGAACTGAATGTTCATTTTCGGGAAGACCACCAATATTATAGATTTCATTTAATACACCTTTTTCACCAATTAGTTCAATTGCACGACAGACATCGCTTGTATGAACAAAAATACGACGGGTTGAACCATTGCCATGAATAGTACATTTCTTTCCTTCTTTGAGTAATTTAATAAATTTAGGAATTAATTTTTCAGGATATTGATTTGGTCCAAATACATTATTCATTCTTACTGTAATAATTGGCAGTTTGTATGAATAAATATATGATTTAACTAACATTTCAGCGGCGGCTTTTGTAGCAGCATAAGGATTAGTTGGACATAAAATCGAATTTTCAGTTTTATGTTCATCAGCTTCTCCATAGACTTCATCAGTACTGATATGAATAAATTTCTCAATTTTATTGTAACCACGAACACATTCGAGAAGATTATGAGTACCAACGATATTATCTTGTGTATATTGCAATGGATTACTGAAACTATTATCAACATGCGATTGTGCTGCAAAATGGAAGATAGTATCAATATTATTTTCAGTTAAGATGTAATTAATAAGGTCAACAGAATTAAGATTACCTCTAACGAAATGATAATTATTATAATTTCTAATTGTCAAATTATCAATAGATGCACAATAATACATAGCATCAAGATTAATAAAGTTGCAATTAGGATATTTTGATACCATATAATTTAAAAAGTTAGAGCCGATAAATCCACATCCGCCAGTAACAAGAATATTCTTCATAATAGAAGATAATGTTTTATTCTTAAATAAAAATTACTTAAGAAGATAGTATGTAATATATTTATGAAGTTCCTGATTTATGGAGGAAATGGTTGGATTGGTTCTAAGATTATCAATATTTTGGTAGAACAAGGTCATGTAGCTATTTATGGAGAATCCCGATGTGATGATATAGATAAATTAGGTATGGAGATTGCAGATATTGCACCAGATCGTGTTATTTGTTGTATGGGAAGAACCCATGGTTGTATAGATGGAAAGTGTTATCCTACAATTGATTACTTAGAGCAGCCAGGAAAGATACGTGAAAATGTACGTGATAATATTTTTAGTCCAGTTGTAATGGCAAAATTATGTGAACATTTAGGAATTCATATGACATATATTGGGACAGGTTGTATATTTAATAACTTAGATACTTCAGTAAAGTATACTGAAGAAGCAAAGCCAGATTTCTTTGGATCAGGATATTCAGTGGTAAAGGGTTATACAGACCAATTAATGAAGATGTTTGATAATGTATTAAATGTTCGTATAAGAATGCCAATTAGTGAGGACTTGTGTCAGCGTAATTTCATAAAGAAGATTACAAGTTATGCTAAGATTTGTAGCATACCTAACTCAATGACAGTATTACCAGAATTATTACCAATAATGGTAGATATGTCAGTAAATAAAAGAGTAGGAACTATTAATTTAACAAACCCAGGTGTGATTAGTCATAATGAAATTTTAGAGATGTATCGCGAAATTATTGATCCGAATTTTACCTGGGTTAATTTTACATTAGAGGAACAAGCAAAGATTTTAGCATCTGGACGAAGTAATAATCACTTAGATACAGATAGGTTGAGAGAGTGGTATCCAAATGTTAAGAGTATTCATGAATCTGTTCGTGATACATTAAAATTAATGAAAAAAGAATCAGTTTAATAATTTATAAACTTGTTTTGGACTTGCAAATGCTTCAAGAGACATTGCTTTTTGAGGAATAGTATTAGTTGTTTGTGGAACAGTTTCAGTTGTTTGAGGAACAGTTTCAGTTGTTTGAGGAACAGTTTCAGTATTAGTAATATTTTCATTTTCAGGTGCTGGAGGTGCAACTTCAATAGTTTGTTGAGGACGTGTGGGAATATTAAGAGTTGTTGTTTCAGTTTGACCAGGTGGTAATTCAGCTGGTGTCATTTCAGTTTTAATAAGTTCACCCATAAGAGTACCATCGGGGCGAACACTAATTTTATATCCTTGATAATTAAGTTCAGCGCCAATATTAACCATATCGGAATCTTGACTGATATATTTATAAGTTGTACCACGTATTCCTTCGGGTCCAGGAGGTCCTTGTGGTCCAGGAATACCGCGAGGTCCTGAAGGTCCACGTGGTCCTTCAACACCGGTTTCACCTTGTTGTCCTTTTTGTCCTTTGGGAGGAACATATCCAAGATAATTAAGGACTATGTAAACAATAACATTAAGTATAACAATACCAATAATTGCACCAAAGAAATTTAACCAATTCATATAAATTAAATAGAGAAAAAAGATTTTTTATAAATTAGGAAGCAATTCCAATTGGTCCTTGAGGTCCTTGTTCTCCTTTAGGACCGACAGGACCAATTGGTCCGATAGGACCCTGAATACCTTGTATTCCCTGAGGACCAAGTGGTCCAGGTGGTCCCATAGGTCCTTCAGGACCAGCAGGTCCAGGTTCTCCTTGTTGTCCTTTTTGTCCCTTTTGTCCTTGAGGACCTTGAATACCAGTTTCTCCACGTTGTCCTTTTTGACCTTTTCTTCCTTGTGGTCCAACATTTTGTAAAATACCGCCTGCCATTAACAAGAAGCTCATAATTAGATTAATAATAATTGTAATGGCAATAACTAAAAGGAATTCTTTAAAATTCATAATATATAATAAGAAAAATTTTAATTAAATGTGTATGTCTTGCCATTATCATTATTTCTAATTTGTAAGTTATTGCCATCAGTTGTAAATGAATATTTACCTAAACGTATATTTTTAGTAACAATAAGGTCACCATTAATTCTGGTAGTAGGTGAAGTTAATTCAGCTCTATCAGAATATTGTTTATAAAATCTTGCAAGTTCAGATGCATTTTTTCCTGGTAATCCTGGTGTTCCTTGTGGTCCCTGTGGACCAGTGTCACCTTTAGGACCGCGTGGTCCTTGTTCACCTGGAATTCCCTGAGGTCCAATGTCGCCTTTTGGTCCCATAGGTCCAGGCTTACCTTGTCTTCCTCTCTGTCCCATAGGTCCAATGTCACCTTTTTCTCCTGGTGGTCCTTGTCTACCAACCGGACCAATAGGTCCTTCAGGTCCAACTTGTCCAGGAGGTCCCATTGGTCCTGCAGGTCCATCTTTTCCTGGTAGTCCTGGTTCTCCCTGAGGTCCGATAGGACCTTGTGGTCCAAGTTCTCCACGTTCTCCGCGTTGACCATGTTGTCCGGGTTGTCCCTGAGGACCAGGAGGGCCGGCAGGACCAACTAATCCGGGTTCACCACGCGGTCCAGTAATACCAGGAATGCCAATAGGTCCTGGAGTAAAATCGACTTTTACAAAGAATCTATAGAGAATTATACTTGCAACTGAAACAAGTAGAGAAACAATAAGTATATCTAACATATAAAAATAATAAAGAAAAAAAATGGCTCGCGAGTCTGAAACTGAATTAAGCTTCTTTGAATTTAGCAATCAATTTACCAAATTTATTTAAAACATTGATACCATCAAGACCACTATTCATTACCAGATAATTACCATCTGGAGAGGTTAAGTATACTTTACCACTGATATCAATAGAATCAAGTTTAAGATTACTACCAATTTGCCAACCACGAAGATATTGACTTGTGTAATCTAATGTCATACTTTCATTTGCATCTTTACCTTTTAATCCAGTAATACCAATAGGACCAGTATCGCCTTTTAACCCTTTTAGACCTATTTGACCTATTATACCTTTTGGTCCTTGTTCTCCACGAATTCCTTTAGGACCTTGTATACCATCAACTCCATCCGGTCCGGTTGGTCCTTTAATACCTGGTAATCCTTTTACACCTTGAGAACCGATTGGACCAATTTTACCTATTGGACCAATTTCACCCATATTACCCATTGGACCTATTGGACCTGGTTCACCATCTTTTCCAGGAATCCCTTTTGGTCCAATGTCTCCATGATAACCAGGTAATCCTTTTGGACCAACCAGCCCAATTGGACCAATTATACCTTTTGGTCCTTTAATACCCATTGGTCCGGGTGGTCCTAATTCACCTTGAGGACCTTTGGTACCACTTGGTCCAATAGGTCCTCTTGGTATTTTAACAGTTATATAATAAAATAAAGTGGATAAAAGAAATGTTATAAAAATTGTTAATATAATCATAATTAATAGAAAGAAAAAAGGTTAAAAGAAAATAGCCTTGATGCTGGCAATAATACTAAGAATATTATTAACAATGCTTGTAACAATCATAGTACCAAGTAAAACAACTGTTAGGACAATAATTGTTTTTGCGCGGTCAATAGAATCTTTGGAAAGAATACCTTTAATAAATGAACGAATATCACCAAGAATTGTTAAAAAGTCACCGATTAGTGAAGGTATATCAGCAAAAACGGTAACTAAACTATTGATAACACTGATAACTTTTCCAATAATGTTATCAAGTTTAAATGGAAGTTCGGCGACAGTGCCAGCAAGATCACCAACTTTACCAACAAGATTACCAGCTTCATCAGTTAATTTAATAATTTCTTTTGGAAGGTCTTTAACATTTTCTGAAAGGTCTCCAAGTTTGCTGGGTATTTTTTGTATTTCACCACTAAGGGTAGTAATAGGTACTTGTAATTTACCGGGAAGATCTTGAACAACAGTTGCCATAGTATTAACATTTTTAGTGAGGTCACCGATGAACTGAGGAAGTTCCCCAATTTTGGTTCCTAAATTACCAACAGTAGAAGTTACAACACCAAGATTATTAGTTAAACCTCCAACACTTTGTGAAATAGTTCCAACACCTTTAGTAAATTCACCCCCAAATTTACCAGCTGCATTTTCAAGACCTCCAGAAATATCACCAACAGCACCTTGTAAAGATTGACCTAAACCAGTGCTAAGTGTAATCATAGATGTAGATATGTCACCCAATTTACCAGTTAATCCAATCATTTGATTAGAAAGACCGCTAATTTTGCTTGGTATTTCTCCTAAGGTATCTTTGAGTTCTCCAACTTTTCCAGTAACACCACCAAGTTGAGTAGTAAGACCAGTTGTTGAATCAACTATACCAGTGATTTTTTCGGGTAATTTGTCTAAACTTCCAGTTAAGTTTCCAATAGGTCCTTGAATATTAGCACCAATCTTCTCAGGAATTCCTCCTAATGTAGAAGTTAAATTACCTAAAGGACCAGACATTACTTGTCCAAATCGATTAGGAAATTCATTAATACCACCAGTTAAACTACCTAAAGGTCCAGACATTTGCCCTGCAAATTCTTTTGGTAAATTGGCAATACCACCAGTTAAACTACCTAAAGGTCCAGACATTTGCCCTGCAAATTCTTTTGGTAAATTTGTAATACCACCAGTTAAACTTCCAAGAGGTCCAGACATTTGCCCTGCAAATTCTTTTGGTAAATTTGTAATACCACCAGTTAAACTTCCAAAAGGACCACTGATTTGCTTTCCAAAATCACCAGGTAGATTAGTAATACCACTTGTTAAATTACTGATAGGATTGCTGAATGAATCAAAAGATTGTGAAATTTGTTCTTTAACTTCTTGTTTGAGTTGTCCGGTAGTACCACTAACAAATCCACCAGTATAATTATTTAGAGTTTCTTGAATTTTACCAGTAATTGTATTTGCGACACCTTGACTAATATTTGTTATATCTGCTGGATCAAAAGCATAAAAATTTTCTTGGATATAAGGTATGTTGCTTTCATTCATAATATAATAAAATAAAATTTTTTTCTTTTCTTTTTATAAATTATGAGTTTTAATCCAAAATTAGAATTTGAAAAATTAAAACTATTGTATCCAGGTCTAAAGGAACCACCAACTATGTCAAAATTTGATAAGGATTATTTCTACATGTATTTTGGACCAATGATAGAGTTAGGGGTATTTATGAAGAATGTTGGTGTAGAAGAGGATTTAGCATTTGTTGCAAATAAATATGGTAGAAAAGGTAGAATAACAAAGATTGTGATAAAATATTCAAAAAATATAGAAAAAATGAAATTAGAAATTTTAAAACATATTTTTTTTAATACAGCAGATATAAAGATAGACGCTAATGATTTAATATTTATGACATCATATAAATATTTTAGAAATGTAACACCACCTTTATTAAGATTAATTCGTGAAAGATGTGAAAATATAAATGTATCAATGATTGCATTTAATTATTTAGAAGGTGTAATAAACGAAGCTGATATATTGTCAATATTAATTAAATGTAATGGATTCTGTGATTTTGGTTTTAAAGAACCTAAAAATAGTGATATAAAAAGATTATATGAAGCAATATCGAATGAAAAATTAAAGTTTATAGAATTCTTTTGTACAAAAACAAATATTGATTGTGTAAAGGGACAGATAGGATACAAAGAGATAGTTAATTCAAATATGGATCCATTTCATATAGCAATATGGCAATGTGGATTATCATTGTGCGATATAATTAATTTTTATTTAGAGAATAACATAAGTAGTTTACCAACACCATTAAATTGGATATCATTTTTAAGAATACCATTAAAGTTTTTGTGTGAAATAGATTGTATAAATATGTTGACTAGAAATCCAGCAACGTTATTATCAACAACAGCATTACCAACTTTTGTAAAGAAAGTATTGTTAGAGTGTAACCCAGCAGTATGTACAGTAATAAGTTCAAAAAGTGGAATTTCAACTGTATTATCTGGAACAGGATTGGATTATCTATTAGTACCAGGAAGATTCTTATGTGAGACAGTATGTTGTGGAAGTGGAAGTACAAGTATTTGTAATTGTTGTAAGACATTAAGAATAAGAGATTTGAGGAATAAATTTTCAATTTACAAAAAGATGGCAATGTGTTTAACTAATTTCATTTGCGAACTTACCAAGAATGGAGATGTTCTAAACGATATATTCGCTGTAGAAGAATTAAGACAATTCATTTTATTCTTATGTAATTTAATACAAAATCCAAATCTTCAAGATGTAGTAAAATTTATTGAAAATAAAATAAATGCAGGTGTTAAAGAAGTAATTAATATTTTAGAAGAATCACAAACAATATCATTTGATGATTTTTTTGATAAATTAGTTAAGGATCAAGCATGCAACATATTGAAGGGATATTCTAAAATTTTAGGTGGTCAAATTTCAGTAGTTTTAACCTGGGTATGTGAAAAATTCTCAGAAATAGGAAACGTAATATTAAAAGGTATATTCAGAACAATAAAAAGTAGTATTCAAAATGCAAGTAGTGTGATTTCAAAACCAACATTAGAACAGGTAATAACTGTAGTAGTAAATGCAATAGTATCGGCAGGACTATTATGTAGAGCTGTTACAGATAAATTACCAAGATTTTGGGGAATTGAAAAAGTATGTTCTAAATGTTCAAATATTTCACAAAATTTACTTAAGATGGCATTACGTGGTAATGTGCCGTCATTAAGTGAAATAGCAGATTTAATTGTTACTGAGTCATGTCTATCACCCTGTAGTATATTGCAAGATGCAATAGGTGGTGTTCAAGTAAATGCATTTTGTACATGTGGTAATTTAGTAACACCATTTGCCAAGAGCGTTATTAAAGGAAATCCACCTTCAGTTGAAAGTATAGCCCAAGAAGTACTTAAATGCGCAAATCCATGTAACATACCTGGAGTTAATTTTGTATGTGAAAATGCAGAAAAATATATTGTAGTTGCAGCAGAAAAAGTAGCTGAGGGTGTTGGTATTGCAGCATATAAAGTCCAAAATATTGCAGAAAATATTATTGCTCCAGGAGCAGAGAAAGGTTTTAATGAAACAATCAATGGTATAAATACTGCTATAAATGAAATTAATAAAGGAATTAATGAAGCAATTAATGGTGTGAATACAGCAATAGAAGAAGTTGGAAAAGCAATAAATGTTGTTGGTAATGCAATGGAAGATGTAGGACAAGGTATTTCTGATGTAGCAAATGAAATAGGAAACGTATTTACCGGTGGTGGTGGTGGATGTTTAATTGCATCTACTGAAGTTCATATGAACAATGGTTATTGGAAGAAAATATCAGACATTAATATTGGTGAATATATATTAGGTCCAGATGGTAAGCCAAATAAGGTTATAACAATTGAAAAAACATTTGTTAAAAATGAACGTGTATTTTTAGCTTTTACATTCGATCATCCTTTTATTATTAATAATCAATTATATGCAATTAAAAATAAAATAGCAATGAAAAAGTATCCTTATCTTGGTAAAATTAACAAATTTGATATTTCAGATTATACTATTATTAAAAATCAATATATTTACAATATTATATTAGAAAATGAACCGCATAAATATATGATAAGAATTAAGGACAAATATTTTGTTATGCACGATTTATTCCCAGATATAAAGCAAAATTTGGATATTTGTTACAATTTATGTTTAATTGTTAATCAAAATAAGGAAGATATTAGGGATAAAGAAAAAGATTTATTAAGACAAATAGCAAATAAATTAACAGATAATTATCAACCGACTAAATTTGATTCCAGTAAACTAATTTTTATGAAGGATATGGAAAATAAAATTAAGAATGATTATCAATTATTAAAATTGTCTCATTATGTAATACAAAATCTTGCTAATAATTATGGCTCCTGGTGATCATTTAGCGAATGATGCATTATTCATAACTTTTTTAGCTGATAAATTAAAAAATGGGTCAAAAGAATTCAAGAAGTACTTTAAATACGTGGTATTATTAAAAAAAATAAAAATATCAATATTTGAAATACAATCTTTGATGGTAGGATTTATGAAAAGTGCAAAAAATGGAGTAAAACTCGATATTGATACAATATGTGATGGTATTTTTAGTGGTACAGTATCTACTAACTTTTTAGAAACATTTTTAGAATTATGTTTCTTAGGTTATCCATTATATTTTAGGATGGATTTGCAAGTATATAGTCCTTTAAATATGTCATATTATTTTGACGGTAGTATTTGGCAACGTGGTATAGCCTCTAAAACAATTTTATTATCAAATAATAAAATCCAATTCTTAGATACCAATTTTTATGATAAATTCAAAGCATTTTTATTATCTGAATTTCCAAAAGAGGTTAGAGAAGGAATTTTAAATTTTAATGGAAGCACAAAAGACATAAATTGGTATAATACAAATATGAATAATAATCTATTTATAGAAAATTTAAAATTAGCTGTTAAATATTTGAAAGAACATAGAAATAATTTAAATGATTTAATGTTATTTTATAGTTTAGGTGATGATATAAGATATTTTATTGGTAATATGAATTATGAAGGAAATTTGGGTAATAAACAAAGAAAAGGTTATTGGATATATTTTGATGGCATTCCAGATAAAGCAAATATTTATGAAAATAATATAAGACCTTTGTATGAAATGAACCTAAATAATAAAAAGAGTTTTTACACAACAATTATAACTTTAGTTGAAAATTACAATAAATTGATAGACCAGTTATTCCAAAAAGATACAGATATGAATAAACTTATTCAATTTAGTTTTAATCCAAATGATAAAGTAGAAGATTTATTATTAGGAAAAATAACAGATTTAAATGGAATAGCAAATTATAATACATTTTATGCATCAATTTGGGAAAATTTTAATCCAAGAATAATTTATTCGAATTTACCTTGTCCAATTGACCCCAGAAATTGTTAATGTAATTTTTCAATTAGAAATAACTTTTTTTCTTTATTATATTTATGGGTAATACATCAAGTAATCCACTTTCAGGTTTTTCAGGTTATACACCTTTTGAACGTATTGTTACAATAAAAAGTCCAATAGGTGTTAATAATGATAATCCAAATTATAGTTTAACTATAGATGGAGATTTAAAACAGGATAATTTAATCATTGGTAGAAAACTTATTATAAATAATAATTGGGAAATTACAGATTTTGGTTTAGCAAATGAAATAAATTTTGTTAAAGTGTCAAATAGAGGTGGAGTAAAGATTTCTTGGAATGGAAATAATTTAGTATTAACTCCTTTAGATAATAGCAAATATTTAGCATTAAATAATGCAGAAACATATTTATATCAAGATAAGGTTGAAGAATTGCAGGATAATATTTCAGCAACTGTATTAAATTATAGTTAATTTTTTTCTATAATAATTTTATGATTGAAGTTATCTTGATTTTAATTTTGTTAATCTTAATATCTTTTAAGCATAAAGAAACATTTTTGGATTTAGTAGGAAGAATTGGTATAAATAATTCAAATCCAAAATATGAATTAGACAATAACGGAAATACTCAGGTATTTAAAGATGTTTTTGTAAATGGTGATGTTAATGTTGGAGATTGGATAATAAAAGCCTCAGAAAATGAACTTATGTTTATTTATAAAAATAATTATTATTCACCATTTGGAATTAAAGCTTTTAGAATGGCTTATGATACTGAGGGTCAAAGATTTAAGATAGATAGTGCAAATCCTCAGCAAAGATTAAAAATATGGAGTGCAACAACACGACCATATCAAGATGGTTACGGTGATATTCGAGAAGGATATACAAAATTATTATCTAATTAA